AACGGCATTTTCTTTTTCATTTTCATCTACACTTATAATCTATTCAATTTTTATTTCACACCAGCAATGATCAGACTGGGGAGACAGCGGAGACAGCGGAGACAGCGGAGACTGGTTAAGCGGAGACAGCGGAGACAGCGGAGACAGGTTAAGCGGATTTGGAATAAAAATTGATTTTATACAATTTCATTTATAATATATATATAATGGATTCACCGGGATATGTATATGTTATTACAGATGGAAGGTTCTATCAGTTTCCAGGAGGTATATTAGAAATGGCTATTAAAATTGGAAAAACAGACCAATATTATTCAAGATTTATCGGTCTACAAAATGAACAATCGTTTTTGAATTCACAATTTAAAATTCTTCTTCTTGTAAAATTAGAAAATAAATCATGGATGACATCACTTGAAACCGCACTTCATCGTAATTTTAAGGAACGTCGTATTATATCATCAAAAGAATGGTTTTACATGAATAATGTTGATGAAATTGTCCAATATATCGAAACCGTATTTTCAAAAAATACAAATGTGACTATTTATAAAACACAAGAAGAAATTGATCAAGTTTATAAAATAATGGACGATTATATGAATAGTCCATTAAAAATTGGAAAAAATCCAGAACAACAAAAATCTGGATTAAAAGTAAAAAATAGAGTATTATGTATACAATTAATGATTCGTGAAAATAACAATATAACACCAAACCAAGTATTAGAAAAAATGAATGATTATAACAAGGCAGATTTAAGATATGATATTCAAAATGGATATTTTACATTTTAATGTATATATATCACAATTTAGAAGAACATTTATTTTCTATTGTATTTATATAATAATGAGTAAAAATTTAAATACAATAATTGATACACCAGAAGGAATTGCTAAATTTATTGCAAAAAAATTTTTGAGAGGGGTTGTCGATAAACATGATATATTAATAGCAAACAATATTTTACATAATATTTTAGATATTATGAACAATAATATTAGACTTATGGCAGCAGAAAATTGTGAAAAACAAGGCAGAGCATTTAATATATATACTAATAATGTAACTCATAGTATAATTAAAAGTGGTGGTAGTAGTCAAAATTATAATATCTTACAAGAAAAAAAAAAAATGAATTTTGACAATCTATTAAAAATAACAGATTCAACTTTTTTGTATTTAACAAATTCGAATAATAGTTATGGATTTACAACTGAAGGTCATTTAATGACAACTAGTAGTGATAAATTGTCGGCTGCTGAAAGACGGAAGAAGATGATAGAGGCGGTGGAGATGCGGAGGAAGCTGCAAAACTCAGAGGCGGACGCGAAAGCGCGGATAGCGGAAAATACGCGCACAAAGATAAAGTCAGCAGCAGCACCAGCAGCAACAGCACCAGCAGAAGCACCAGCAGAAGCACCAGCAGCAGCAGCTCATCTGCGGAGTATGCGGAGTAAACCACCAGTTAAAGTTCGTACATTTAAAAACATACAAAGCTCTATAAAAACATTGAAAATTGTTGATGACAAAAATAATAAAAATAATATCGAACATTTTATACTTATAATAAATGAGTTAAAAGATATATTTTTTGATCATTATAAATCACCTAATACCAACACAACCGGCATCAATTCGTACGACAGCGTCGAGGATTTCACTAGTAGAATACAGAATTTACCATTAACGTTAGAATATTCACAGGACCAAATTAAACCTTTTATCCAAGATAGCGACTTAATATTTAGTTTAGTATTGAATTGTATGGATGATTCTCATAGACAAGAAATAATAAGAATAAGCTATTCAGTAAGTACACAAAAACCAACAATACAGTTTCGAGGTATAACCATTGGAAATAATACATACGAATTAGCGGACCAAGAACAAGTAGCAAAACCAAATGTTTCTTACATAAATTATAATAAACAATTAAAAATATTTTTTGATTTTTTCAATAATCATGATAAATGGCTAACTGAAAGCCGCAAAAAAGACAATATAGCCATCAATGATACTTTAGCATTTATAAACGAAAAAATAAGTCAGCAGGAAAGTGAGATAGTGATCAAGTCGGCGATAATAGATAATAAGGGACGCGGTATAAAGCAATACATATATATTGTGGGGTTTATTGTCATAGGTATCATATTGTACGCTGTATACAAATTATATTGTCTAAGAAATGATTTTACGAAATGTCAATTAAAATGGAAGGCGGGTCTGGTCGGCATTGAAAGTCGAACGGCTGGTCTGAATATGGATGATGCCGACGGCGTGGGTAGGGTCGATTTAAATTTTGATGATGATCATTGTAATGATATGTTTAAACAAGATTTTAATAGTGCCTCCAAAGCAGAAACTTGGCTGAACAACACATTTTCACAAAACACAGATGAATATACACAAGAATGGTTGACAGAACATAATATCGATTTTACCATGAATGGACTTTTGAATGGGTTTTTTATGACAATGCCTGGTGCATCGGATGTCTTGGGATCTATGATTGGCGTTGCTGGCGTCGGCATTGCTCTTGAATTTTATCAGATGTTTTTTAGGGAAATAAACAAATCTAAAATGAATATTTCCAGTAAAGAACAAATAATCCGTAATTTGAATGAAATGAAAAATAAAGTAAAGGGATTAGCAGGTAAATTAAATTTAGCAGGTAAATTAAATCTGAGTACGTTAGCAGGTACGGAAGCTTTATATGATATACAAAAACATGTCACTAGTATCCAGATGGGGATGTCAAGAGGGGGGAAAACATTTAAACATAAAAGAAAATCCATGAAAAATTTGAAACATAAAAGAAAATCCATGAAAAATTTGAAACATAAAAGAAAATCTAAGAAAAATTTGAAACATAAAAGAAAAACAAAACGTAAATCATTCAAAGGAGGAAATAATGAGAATTTAAATACGTTTATAAAGTTATTTACTTGTCTTGTAAAAGAAACAGTAGACTCTGGTTCAATTAATATGTTAACAATAGTGAACAACGAAAAATTCAAAAATTTACTAGGTTTACTTATACATAATCGTAAAGAAATCAACAATGTACCTTAATTATTTTATTTACGTATATAAAATAATTAACGATTTCTTCTTTTTTTTGTTTTTCTTCCACTTTTATTAACCTTATTACTATTATTGTTGTGTATGGTAGAAGAAGATTTTTCTAATACTCCATTATTCTTGTTTTCTATCTTTGAATTGACTGTATTACTACTACTATTCTTAGGAGCGTGACCTGGTGCTTCTCTTCGTCTTCTCCTTTCTTCATCAACAAGAATTGCTCTTATCCGTCTTTGGTTTGCAGCAGCAATTCGTCGGCGGCGGAGCACCCAATATGTTATTATAGAGAAAATACCTGATAATGGAGATGATAATATTTCATTGACACCCGTTTGAGTTACAGATGGTGTTGTATGAATATGTGGCGGATTGGCGGAGGGAGGAAAATAACCTGATGTATGGCCAGGAACAAATTGTCCAGGCTCAACAACTTGTCCAGGCTCAACAACTTGGCCAGGCTCAACAACTTGGCCAGGAACAACTTGGCCAGGAACAACTTGGCCAGGCTCAACATCGACGGTATGTGTATTGAGGTCGTTGAGTATATTTTCCAAATCATTCGGTTCTTCATTAGTTGAAGCATTTGGTTGACCTAGTAACAACTGATGCGATGACTCATGTACATGTTCAGGTTCAGCAGGTACAGCTACATGTACATCATGTACAGTTGTAATTACCAAATCATCACTATTACTTATTGCTCCATTAAAATAACTATGAGAAATACCAACCATACCTGCCAATCCAGCCCCAGCCGCCGCCATCGCGGGCAACACCCAGTAGCTCACAGCATCCGCACCAGTATCAGCAAGCTGTAATAATACTTGGGCACTCATACGCGTCGCCATGCCGGTAAAGTCCCCCGCGAGTTCTAATACTTGCCCATTCTCTAATATTAACCGACCTCCATTAGCAATTATTTCTGCTATCGCGTCATTATTCATATATAGAATATTGCCCAGCTCAGCAGCAGACTGCAATAATTGATCCTCAAATCCAAATAACATCCCCCCCTTTAGTTTATTTTTATTCGATTTTCGTTTACTTCGTCTTTTTTTATTCCTTTTTGTTTTTTTTCCATTCTTTTTCCTTTTTCCCCCAACCCCAACAGGAACAGGAACAGGAATAATATTAGCACGTGAATGCATTTCAGAAAACATTCGATGAGAATGTTTATCTGGGTTTGCTGGGATATTTACTTTTGATGGTTCTTGAGTAGGATATAGTTTAATACTAGAAGTAACATTGTTCAGTTTTTGTTCAAAAGAAATATTTCTAAGAATTATATCTACATCATGTTGATTATTACTAAATCTCATAAATGTATAAATAGAATGATTTATTTCTTCATCATTAACATGTACATTTATGAATTGTTTGATGTTATTAGTGTTTAGTATATCACTCAAAACCACAAATTCATCAAGACTTATACATTTTTCTACGCGAACACGTGATTGTTCTGCATCATGTGTATTATATATTCCATAATAGGTGTATATTATGTTATAAAATTCGGCTATTATACTTTCTAATATACTTATTATGAAGATCTTATTTTTTTTTGAGTTCCTATCCTGATATGCCTTTTGATATGCCTTTTGATATGCCTTTAAAAATTTTGAAGAAAGTATATTAATATCATCATACATCTGTATATGTCCATCAACATATTTTTCTGTGTTTTTTAGTTTCATATCTTTAACTTTCATATCTTCAACTTTCATATCTTCAACTTTCATGATTTGTTTAGTTCCAATTATACCCGACTTCTTTTGACCACATAGTAAAATACCATGATATGCTATTTTTCTTAAAAATCGAATCCTATTTTCTTTTAAGAATTCTTCTTGTGAACCAATTTTACCATCAACTTTAAATTCATCACAGTTTATATGTAATTGTACAAAAATCATAATAAGATAGGTAAAAGATTGGTCGTAATCTAACATTTATATATATAATATATTTTTTATTGTTAAAACTATAAAAAATTGAAATTAATTTAAAAAAAATAATATAATAAGAGAATGACTTTAACCACCAAAAATATATTAAGCGAATTAGAACCATTGCAAAATTCTCTTTCCCCCGAAGTATGGAGTGCTTTACCTCACGATGTTCTTCAAGATTACGGCAACATGTATCGTAAAAATAATGATTTAAATGAATTTGAAAAGTATAAAGAAAATATCATACAAGAATTCGGTATTGCATATCATGAAATTCCAATGTGGGAATTAACCATTACACCTAGTTCACAATTAATAATAATTCATCGTAAATTTGGATATAGCCGTCGCGAAGATGGTGTGTATGATAATATACGACTACCTGAAGAGCCTAAATATGAAGGTCTACATTCCCCTTATGCATATTCGTATTGTAATGGAATTACAGATAAATGTAAAAATTATTATAAATATACATGTACAGATTGTGGTAAAACGTTCAATACATTCATGTGTTTACACTGTAAATAAAATAAAAAAGTTTAATATATCATTTACAATAAATCATTATTTTTTTTAATTCACGTTGGTCGCTTTCACACAATGGACACAAGTCATGGTCATATTCAATAAAATAGCTCCATGCACATTGACTATGTAATATATGACCACATGTTTTTAATTGAATACAATCACTTTTATCGTAGGTATCTAAACAAACACAGCATTCATCTTCCGGATTCATAGTCGTAATCATTTTGTTAAATCTTTTTCTATAATACCATTGAACAAGTTTACACATCGTTAAATTACGTATATATTTTTATATTTATAAACAAATGTAAACTATATTTTAGTCATGATGTTCATTATTTATAGGTTGTTGATTTATACCATAATTATTCATTTTTAACATACACCACGTACTAAAACTTATAAACCATTTGTCAAACATATGTGAAGTTGAAACAATAACCCAATTGATTGCTTTGCAATGAGGAGTTGTAGTCATAAATCCACTGGTCATAATTCCAAATATAGTCATAGGTGCACACAATTTAATATATGTAGTACATGCAATCACATGAACAATACTCCAAATTAAATAGATAATCATAATATAAAGGACATCGTTAATTCGTTTTTTCATGTTTCCCAAATTCATATTCATAGTGTAAATTGTATTGTATTTTAAACATTAGATTCAATTTTTTATAAAATAACATGTATTCATTCCAAATGGACTAACTTTCGTTTGTTGTAAAACATTATAAGAATTTCATCTTTTACTTTATTCAAAACGTCATTTTCATCTTTATTATTTAAATAACGCTGAAAAGAATTTATGATTTCCGGGTATTTGTCTTTATAGTCATCATACCATTTTTCCAATACCATTTCATTATAATCATATAGTCCATCGACTTGATCTTTTTTATCATGAATTTGCCATTCATTATCCTTATAAACCATTACATATTTTCCTTTGATATTTGATAAAAATATGTTCATATTTTCCGGTTTTTCTGGATTAAAATGTACCTTTTCAATTAATGTTTTAACACACGTATTACAACTTTTCATACATGCCATATAATCATTATGGGTTAAATGACTATAATCTGTATCCATATGATTTAATAATTGTATATTGATTGTATTATGAATGGTTCCCTGATTAATATTTTGAATTTGTAATTTATTCGTTAGTTTATCAATTTGTTTTTGCATCTTTTCCATTTGTTTTCCTTGTATATTTAATTGCTTCTGTTTTTCATTAAACAATCGTGCTAATTCTTTCAAATCTTCATCCTTATTTTTCTTACATGTATATTTAATATGTTTGTACATTGACTGTTTAAATTTAAAATTTTTCGAGCAATATTTACACTGAAAAAGGTGTGGCTGTTTTTCATCAAAAAGGTTGACTTTAGGTTGACTAAAGGTTGACTTTAGGTTGACTAAAGGTTGACTTTTGGTTGACTCTTTGTGTTTGTTTGTTTTCAAATGTCTTGAAAAATCTCCTTTGAGATTTGTGTGAAAATTACACCATTCGCAGTTATATTTTAATGACATTTTTTGTTAGTTTATTTTATAAATTATCTTTATATTTTATTTTCATGTTTTTTTCATGTTTTTTCATGTTTTTTTCATGTTTTTTCATGTTTTTTCATGTTTTTTCATGTTTTTTCATGTTTTTTATTTTTTTATAATATATAAATGTTACTGGTATACTGTAATTTTATGTATTTTTAATTATTGTTTATTTACAGCATAATTTAAAAACCATGTAAAAAGGTTGACTCAAGTTTTTTTTGGAGGGGGGGGGGAGAACCAAAAAAACATTTGGGAAAAAAATAAAAAAATTTTTTTTTATAAATATATTTTTTTCAAACAAGAATTATAAAACACAATTATGTAAAATTAGAATTTATATTTTCTAAAAATATTATGTTATTATAATTTATATGTCTGGATACGAAAAAGGAACGCAAAGTACATTGGGAGGAGGTATCCCAGGAAAAGTCGAATGTGCATTTGGTAATACAATGACCGGTAGTCAAGTTTCATTAAATCGTCATAGATTAAGAAAGGCATTTAAAACAAATAAGGTTAAAAAGGCGGGAAATATTTCTTCCAGATGTGGACCATTTAGAAGTGCTTATCAATTAGGAGATCCATTGTCAAGACAACATGCGCGTTGCGGTGGATGTAATCAAGTAAATGATGTGAATTCAAATGTTTTAAAATCTAAAATGGCCGATGGTATTTTAGAAACGGACTGTGATTTAACAATATTTAATGTTACGCCTAAGCAAGTCCCTCTTGCCAGTGGTAATAATAAATTTGTTGCCGATAGTTCTCTTTTTACACAATTCAAACAGTTAAAATCAATCAATTTAACATACAATGACATAACAGGAGGAGGCGACGACCACAATACTTCATATAGTTTTTTAAATAATTTAAGAAGTTGATAAGTAATTTAAAATGAATATAATTTTATTACTGTAATATAAGAATAGTAATAAAATGAAGAAAAATATTTCATATAAACGAAAAAGTAAATCAAAACAAAACTTAAAATATAAAGGAGGTGGAATTTTTAGTAGATTTAAAAAAAAAAAAGACGAAAGAGAAGCAGAAGAAAATAATGCCGAAGAAGAAGAAAATAATACAGAAGCAGAAGAAAATAATGCCGAAGAAGAAGAAAATAATACAGAAGCAGAAGAAAATAATGCCGAAGAAGAAGAAAATAAAGAAGAATCAGAAGAAAATAAAGAAGAATCAGAAGAAAATAAACCCGAAGGAGAAAATAAAGAAGAAGAAAAGAGTAAAAAACCAACCAAATCCAAGGCTAGTAAAGGGATGGATATGATGAAAAAAGCGATGAGTTCAGGAATGTCAAGCTCTATGATAAAAAAGGCTCCATTTAATATGCTTCTTGATTTAGTTGTTTATACTCTATACACCGTAGCAGGAGCTCTTATTTATTATCCAAGTTTTATTGTAAATTTCCCAAATACAACATTAGAACATATTATTCCAACTGAGGGAGGATGTAAAACAATATTTGGAAATGAACTAATATGTAAAAGAAAAATAAAATGTTTTTTAAAACAATGTTCGTTATTAGAAGATCCTGTTGGGGAACGAATTCGCGCCGAAGAAGATAAAATATATAAACATAATAGACGTAAATTTCAATTGAATAAATCAAAGAAAAATAAATTATATGGAGGAAATAAAAAAAATAAAACAAATAAATCAAAATTACACCCATATATGAAATATTTTCCAAAACATATTCGAAACAAAATTATTAAACATAATTTAAATGAAATTAAAAAATATTTAAAATTAAAGCGACGCGTTGAAAAAGATCAAAAAGGTGGTAATAATCAAATTGGTAATAATCAAATGCAAGTATCTTCGACAGAATCAGCCGCGAAAGCGGCCAACAATATAGTTAAAAGATTACAAAACGAAAATAAACCCGAAGAAGAAGGAGAAGAACAACCCGAAGGAGAAGAAAATAAACCAGAAGGAGAAGAAGAAGAAGAAAATAAACCAGAAGGACAAGAACAACCCGAAGAAGAAGAAGAAGAAAATAAACCCGAAGGAGTAAAAGTAAAAAAAAATGGTATCATGACAAGAATGGCAAAAAGTGCAGCAACAAGTGCAGCAACAAGTGCTAAAAAAGCTGTACAAAATATTAGTCTATCTAGTGGACCAATAAAAACAGATACGAATTCGCCATTAAACCCAGGCACTTGTGTAAATATAAATAATAAAGTATTATGTGACAATAATAAGCGTGTGGATTATAATACTAACAAAGGCCATGATTTCATAACACGTTTAGTTGGAGTTACAGACAATGATGTTCAACAACATATTATGGTTAATAATATGTATGATATATTTACAAAATTATTCAGTGCAACAAGTCGTCAACAAGGAGGCAAAAAAAATAGAAAAAAAGGTAAAAAACGCAAAAAAAAAATGTATGGAGGAAGTCAACAAGGTAATTCAGTGGATCACATTCAAACAAAATTAATTGAAATTTTATCACAAATCCTTGATGCGAAATCAACAATCGATGGCACTTCATCTTCATCTTCAAGATCTGGTTCAGGTGTTTCTGTAAATACTAGTGTTGCGAATAATTCTTATAGTGCAGATGTACTTGATATAGATTTAGTATCCGATTTTATAGAACAACATTTAGATCAAGATACGGTATACCGGTTATTAATAGCATATATTATGTTTGAAAAATTATTTAATACGCCACAAGATAAATTAGCAATTGCGAAAAAACAGGGCATGAATCCCGGTTCTAATTTAGAATTGGGCGTAGATGTTACATTTCCATGGACAACAAAAGACCCATTTTTATCACCAGAAGAAAGACGTAAATGTTTGTTTATGCATTTAACAAAAACAAGTGTAGAACCAGACGATATTTCTCCTGAATTATATAAAAAATGTTTTATTTGTAAAAACTGTACATTAATTAATACATCTTATAGTGTATGGAATAACTTATTTAACAATCTTTTTACGAATGTTTCTTCGGACATGAAACGTATGGCGAACGATATGTATAAAATTTTATCAAAATCAATTGAATACAACCGAATGGAACCGAAGAGATATTACATTGTTTCTCTTATGTCCATGAATTTATTATGTGATTTATTTGACCCAACTATGTTAGAAACACAATATAATGTCGACCAAATTCCTTATACATTAAGAGATTTAATATTAGGAATTCCATATATGAAACCTACACAATTTACACCAAGTGAACCAATTAAACAAAAATTACAATCGGTTTTTGCAATTATGAAAACGATGGAACTTAAAAAATTGTTATATAAATTGTGTTTTAGTCGAATATTCAAAAATATTATCAATGCAAAAACAAAAGAACAGAGATTACACCATATTAAAAAAATAATAGATAACCGAATGAACATGTTTTATAATGGATCATTTGAAATAACAGATGGTAATGATATTAATTTACAAGATATTACACCTTATGATATTTATAATTTGAGCGCCGAGTTAAAAAAGATGGAAAATAAAAAAAGTACAGAAGAATATGCAAATAAACAAATTTCTGATTTAGTACAAAAAGCATTAGAACATGCCAAATTTAAAAAATTATTCAATAATTTATTAAGCGCGCATTATGAAGATAAGACGTTATATGATGATGATTTTCAAAATGCGATTGAAAAATTAAATAAAAATAGTATTTTAAATACAACAACTCCAAATAAAAATACACAAAATAATGATCAAGCTAAACAACACGACATATTTAGTAAGATAAAAAAAAAGTTTTCTAAAAAATAACATATTAAACAATAATTTTTTAGTAAAAAAAAAACTCTTATAATACATTATGTATTTTCCACCTGAAGTTTGGTTTACCATTAAATCAATGGAATATCAAATGCTATACCCTCCTCATATTCAAAAACAATATATAGACAATATTAAAAGTTTTACACGTATTCCGTTTTTATTAAGACAAGAACAATATAAAAATGTAAATAGTCAAATCTATTTTTTAAAGCATCAATATCCATTATTTTGGAATGTATTTCAAGAACATCAAATTAAATATATTGTGGAAAAAGAATTATTATACATGAATACTCATTTTAATTCTATTTATACAAAACGGTTATGTTCAGGATTTAATTATATATAAAAGTAGAAATCATGTTATACAAAATGGTATAAGACGATTTATATTTATTTAAGAAATAATTTTTTGTTGGGTAACAAATTCTTGAAGCATGTATAGAAATACTCCAACCATGGCAAGTCGTCCGTTGGATAGTTCTTTTGTTGCTTTATTTATATCTAGATTAATGTAAGGATTTAGTTGACCGGGTTGCGCATCATCTTTTAGTTCAAACAAACGGTTTCGTGGTGGCTTGTACAATGAGGTCATGCGCGCAACTTCAAATACTCCCATGGAAGCAAGCGCCGCATCATTGAGCGTATCACCCGATTGCCAAAGTACATTAATACCCAGCTCATCCGGATGTAGCTTATCCAAAATTGGCAACATAACTGCCGCAGTCATTGCAATGCGACCATGATGAATTTCTGCTTCTCGCATATATTTAAGAGTCTTTTCATTGCAATTTGTTGTGACGCCAAGGGGATCAAAAAAACCAGTAGGTTCAATATCGCCATAAAAATCAAAACTAGACGTTTCTGGCTTTACTGCTCCCGAAGAAACAGGGTTTGATGGTTGAAGAGCATAAGTGCTCGTAAAAAGAGAAATCGCGCTAAAAAAAGAAACAATTTTCATAGTATAGTATATATCATATACAAATCTTTAAACTCTTTTTTAGAATGTATGAATATAACAAAAAATGACGTGGTTTTCATAGATAAAACAATGCTATTTAAAAAATTGAAATAACATTGTTTTATCTATATAACAAATATCATGGCTAAAAAAGGCAAAAAGAAATCAATCAAGCAAGATAATCATTTAAATTTAAATAAATTACCGATTCCAGATGAAGTAATAAGAACGATTATGACTTTTCTTCCCAAAAAGTGGGCTGTTCCAAGAATTCCAAAAAAAATGAATAGTCAATTGTATAGTTTGCGTTCATTATATGTAAATAATGATAAATGTTTGTTTGATGTTAACACCCATGTTAAAATCAAAAAAAGTATATATAAAAAATTCCAGAATGAATATAAATATTTAGTTCCGCCTAATGTTCAATCAATAGGTAAGATTCTTGGATATGTTTCACCAGAGTCACATATAGATAATAAATATAAAATATGGCAGATAAAAGATGCGAAACCATATAAAGGAGATATACTATATAAGGTTTTATTTCTACAAAAGCATAATAAAATTAACTGTCAAATGAACCGTGTAATAGATACAAAAGATATGCCATATAAAAGAAATGCTTATTATAAATTGGAAGAAATGGCAAGTAAATATGGCATTTACTATTTCTATCCAGACGAAGTTAGATTTTATATAGATATAGAAGACAGAGAAGTATGTATTACAAAAACAAATAAGGTTATGTTTGATAAAAGAAACGTATAATTTTATACCTTATATTTACGTTGAAACATATATATATTATTATAGTATAATTAAAATGAATCATATGGAAAAGGCTATTGAATTATCTCGGGAAAATGTTTCAAGTGGTAAAGGTGGACCATTTGGTTGCGTTATTGTATCCAACAACAATGAGATTATAAGTGTTGGAAAAAACGAAGTCATTTGTAACAATGATCCCAGTGCTCACGCAGAAATTGTTGCAATTCGAAACGCGTGTAAAAAAAGAAATAGCCCTTTTTTAAATGATTGTGAGATTTATACAAGTTGCGAACCATGCCCAATGTGCTATGGTGCTATAAAATGGGCGAAAATAAATAAAATTTTTTATTGTAATACGAGGAAAGATGCGCAACACATTGGGTTTGATGACAATTTTATATATGATGAAATAATAAACAAAAGACAAAATATGATTCAATTAAATCATCCCCAAGGAATAAAAGCATTTGAAGAATGGGAACAATGTGATAAAAAAAAAATATATTAAATGGAGAAATATATACAATATCTTACGATGAACTCGTAAAGAAGCTCGTAATCATGCTATTATTATTGGCCCTATTTTTATTAATAATCAAATATTTTTCAAACAAAATCTTTTCCACTTCTTTATCTTTCCATTGTTGGGCTTTTTTTTGATATTTTTCAAAATCCTCGGATTCTTCTCGAAGACGTTCTAGTTTGCGTTGAAACATTTTCTTTCGTTTTTGAAACTGCGGCATGTCAAACAACACCAATGAATAGATTTGTAATACTGGTTTCATAATTTGATTTGTAATATAAAACCCATAGTCGATTTTAAGTTTCTGTTCTTGAATATAATCAGGATTTTCTATTTTATTGCCTTGTAAATCTTTTTTCTTAGAAGTCAATATATATACGTACGGAATGCGGTCTCCGGGACCCGGTTTATTTCCCGGATCGCGTTGTCCCATGCGATCGGCCAACACTTTATGCGCAATTTGTTTTGGATTTTTATAAAAGGAACGAAGCGATTTACTAATGATTAATTTGTGAATAGGCATTTTCTCATTGACAATGTCGCTCAACATATTATCCAAAAACTGAATGGATTGATTGATATCTTTTTGTTTCATCAAAATGTCAATGATTCCGCCATATACATCTTTTACAACGGGGGCGTTATCCCTGCGCTTTAACACAATGCCCATACTTTTTCTTTTACAATAATTCGGATCTTCTTCGTAAAGCATGCCTACATATCTTTTCTTCGACAATAGGCAAAATGGCATAAATGTTTTTTCATATTCCAAGTCATGGGGTTTTTTCAAAAATTTCGTCGCAAGTTCACCAGCTTCTTTTGCCAATTCAATGGTGACTTCGAGTGCTTTTTGTCCACGCATAGGTTCACCGTGTTCGTCTTTGAGATTGAACGTGAAGAATACTGAATCCGTATCCCCATAGATATACTCGGCATTAGTAATCATTTTTCCATGCTTCGTATCTACTTTCAAATTCGAATAAACACCTTCAATCACATCTCGCGCATAATGAAGAAGCTTTCTTCCGGTTGCTGTGGTAGAAGCCGCAACATCAACTTCGTAAAACGTGCTTGTTTTCGCACCGGTTTGACCATACAAGCTGTTTGCCGTGACTTTAATGGACAATTGGCGCTTATCCAATATATTTTTCATAAATGGATCATTTTCTTTTTTCATTTGTTTTTTAGTGGCACTTCGTGCTGCCAACAATTCTTCTAAAATCGACGGCATAATGGCCTTTTCGTTATTAGGAAATTGTGCGTAACGACAAATTTTATATCCAGTAAGTACTTTTTTCGCCGCCGCACTGGCGCTGGTTCTTTTAAATGAAAACGTATCATATTTAATATCTACATAGGTATAACCTTCTAAATTATCGTATATAAAAGAACCATGTTTATCTTTTTCTCCTGTTTCATATAACATTTCATCATCTAAATTATATGTTTTTGTCCACACCTTGGAGTCGTGTGAAATATTTTCAGAAATAATGGATGATGGATACAAAGAGCTATAATCCACACAAGCAACAGGATTATCCAAATATAGATTTGTTTTAGGTTCAAGTACAATAGCTCCTTCATACATGTCCCACGCATTGCCCTTGCTAATCAAAGGCATTAGCGTTCCCTTTTCTCTACACTTTTTCGCAATATAAGACGTGAGTTTAATCCCTTGACCACGCATCATCAAGAAACTAATCGGCACCGAACAAATTTTGCTCATTTCAATATACGTGGTCATAATGTCTATTTTTTGAAAGATTTGATGAACTAAATTACAATCCTGAATACAATATTTAGCAATAATACCTTTTTCGTGAGGACCTTCATTGGTCATACGGAAAATATCTTGGGGCGTAACATCGTCTTTTGCCAATCCCCATTGAATGGTTTGATTTTCCAATTCATCATGTAAATGACCTTCGATGATGAATCCATCTTCTTCGATGTCAACCACTTTAAATTTTTTACCATTTTCATATAAATCATTGGAATGATTGATGATTTCAAAATGAACAAAACAACCAAGTGTAATACCTTTAATATTTTTTGTCACAATATGACATGTTTCGGCGGTTTCATCGTCTTCTTCAACATAATTACAATAACTTTTTACTTTATCGGAAATCAAATAAGAGGATACATAATCTAATTTATAAGAAGGCAATATAAATTCTTTCCTCATGTACGTAAATACATCAATTTGTAATCGTCCTTCCATATTTGGATATTTTAAATCATAAGCACCAGAAGCCAATACAATACTCGTTTCTTCTAATTCTTCTTTTATTTCTTCTCCATCATCATATCGAGCAAACTTCAAAAACTCTTTTACACAATCATTTTCATCTGCCCTATCAAACATAAATGGGTAATCAAAACCAAAAATGTTATATCCAATAATAATATCCGGATCTTGTTCTTGAATCAGACGCGTCCAAGCAAGAAGAACCTCTTTTTCCGTTTCATAGCATTCAATGACTTGGGATTTTTTATCTATATTTTCGGTATCATTTAAACATATACAATGGTTGAAATTACTTTTTTCTTGACCGTATGTTACAAATGTCGACCCAATGAACGTAACATAATCTCCTTCCAATGGAGGAAAATGTTGATTTAATGCTTGAAGTAAATAGGTCGTTTTTATTTTGGGTTCTTCTTTTACATCTTCTAAAACGTCCATTAATTTTTTAGTAGGCTGTGCTTTTTTTGTTTTCTTTTGTTTGACTTCAACGTATTCTTCTGCGCAATCCTGTTCATGTTCACCTCCTCCTTCGCCTTCATTTGATGGCGTATCATCAACCGAGTTAAAATAATGATTCATCGATTGTTCCACATTTAAAATATCTTCATCGGTTATATAAAGTTCATGATTCATCAATTTTTGAAACTGTAAATGAAACATTTCTTCATTATAAGATGACTCTTTTACAAAGCAATGATCTGCTTGAAGATCTTGTTTAAAGCCAAAAACACACAATAAATATTGTTTCAATGTTGTATCATATCCCCATTCCTTAATACAATCTTCATTTTTTTCCATATAATCAATCGTATCATAAGCAACCTTTTTATAATCTTTTTTCGCATTTGGAAAATCACCATGTGAACTGGATGCTTCAATATCAAAACTACAAATCTTATAAGGAACAACTGTTTCTTTATTATCTTCGCTGTGTATATTTTCGTAATTCGTTTCTATTTCCACATGCGTTGTTGCATTTCTCGAAGAACGGGGAATTTTTCTATATGAATCTATATAAATCCAACCAGAAGGGGACATGTTTTGAATGTGAAAGAATCTCAACATGGGGGGAATCATTGTTTCATATAATTCAGTTTTATCATTATTGTACACATACCCACCGCGAATTAATCTTTGTTTTTCTCGATCGTAATATAATGGTTTTATTTTATATAATGGATTCATATTGCGACATTTGAACAATATGAATTGATGTTCTAAATGGGCATCAAAAGAATACAGTGTTTTTCTCTGAATGAGCTCAACTTCTTCCACATCATCAACTAAACATTTATACAAGGCGTAATTTGTTTTTTTATTGGTATCTTTCAAATGTTTTATAAACGATTGTACGGTTGATTCGTCCCAATCTTTACCTACTTTAATATAAAAGAATGGCTTAAAATCCAATACATTAACACAATACGTATTTCGGTTTTCATCAATTCCATACATACGAATAAAGAAGTCATTATCTTTGAACGTCGATGTTTTAAAATCGATACACCGAAATGATATTTTGCTTTGTTTTTTTGTAGATTTTGACATGGGTTTTGATGTCATGTCAAAATGTTATATATCACTATATTCTTCTGTTTAAACTGTGTTCAATTTTAATGAATCCTTACCTTTTTTTCGTTTTACCTTTTCTTTTTTTTACATTTCCTCTTCTTTTTTTTGATTTAGATTTCCTTCTTTTCATTGAAGCTTTTTTACGCGCAATTTTAAGAGAATTGATTATATTTTTTGCTTTTAATGTACGACGTTGTTTGATTAAATTATCATCTTCATTTAAATGAAAAGATACTTTTCTTTTTATTAAATCACGAGTCGCTTTGTTCGTATTTGAGGATTGTTTTTCTTCATTTGCCAATACAAATTTAATCATATTTTCCGTATTTCTTTCTTTTTCAAATTGAGTTAATTTTCCATTATGAACATTCATAATAGTTGGAAATCCATTTACAACTTCTTTCATGGGATGATATATTTCATCCATATTTTCTCCATTTACTTCGTAAATATTACAATTTCTTTTATTTATTTTTTTTTTCATTTCTTCCCATTGAGGCTTCATGGATTGACAATGACCACACTGAGGATGATAAAATAATACCGTTCCTTGATTAGAGCCATTTAAATCATTTAATAAAGAATAATTAGATCCATTGATTTTAAATACTTTCATTATTATATATTACATATATAAAAGAACGCATGTATAAAAAAATTAAAATTTCCATTGCACTTATTATTGTAATTATATTAATATTTATTCTTTATTGTACGTGTAATACAAATCCAAAACCATATGAAGGATTTGTTTCTGGTCAGTGTCCAACCACTTTAATTAAAAAAGGGAATCAAATTTTATTATATAATCCGGAAATGGCAAAAGTTCCCGGAGTCAACCCTATTCAACTGAGTTCATTGAAAGATTATGAAAAATATTTAAAATGGCAACGCGCCAATGGTTTAGACTGTCCAATTTTGCACTTGGAACAAGTATTTGACACCCAAGGAAATGCGCAATATGAAGTACGTAATTCATTTCTTCAAAACGAACCGGTTGGTCCATTAAATCACGATTTGCCTAATTTACACAAACCCCCATGCCCCCAAGATACGATTAATGCCAGTTTAGATAATTCTCCATTCAATCGAAATATGATTCCTCCATTTGATCCGCAAAATCAAGATATTGGAAATGGGGGATTATTTAATGATATGGATTCAATTATAAATGCAACCAATTAATACTTAAAGAAACAATTATAATAAAGGTATTTCAGTTAGTTCTGGTCGTTTGCCGGAGTGGTTAACGGGTTGGACTTGAAATCCAATGGGCCTAGCCCGCCAGGGTTCGAACCCCTGAGCGACCGTATATGTTAATACGCCCTTATAGCTCAGTGGTAGAGCACTTGCCTTGTAAGCAAGGGGTCCTGAGTTCAATCCTCAGTGGGGGCTATTGTTATATTATGTTGAACTCTATTTTTTTTAGCAATAAATGAAGATATAATCATTCCTTGTAAGATAAAAATAGAAAACACAACACAAATCGCCCAATATAACAAGGTTTGTTTATTTACAATTATATTCATTTGTTCTGCTTCTTCATGTTGTTCTTGCGGATAAGATACAATATATATAGTTGAATTATATAACTCACCACGACAAAACATACATTTGCTATTTGTTTTAATGTAATTATAGTAACAATTATTACATATTACTTGTGGACACGTTGTACATTTGTATTTCAAAATATCAGTATTTTTATACTCATTATAACAAATGACACATTGTTCATTCATTCTATTTAATATATAAATCATTTTTTATATATTAAGAAATATTCAGATATATATTGAATATAAACTATATGTATTATATATATGACAACTTGTAGTTTTACACTTTCGTTTAAGAACAAGGTTCAATTACTTCCTAATTCTTCTTTGTTATCTGACATATATAAGGCTTGTACTCGTACGAAGCCGTTTCAAAACATCAAATCGTTAAAAAAACATAGCATACATGGAAATAAAGTACAAATCACATTGAGTGTTAAAAATAAACTCTCTAAAAATCAATTGAACGATGCGGTAAAGAACGTAATTCATTTATTGAAAAAGAAAAAGTATCAATTCAAAAGTACAAAAACCATGAAAGGTGGTGGCAAGAAGAATAGAAGATCAACGCGGAAAACTCGGAAGCAAAACGGTGGTCAATTAAAAGGTACAAATTCTAAAGGTATGAAAAGGAATGTACAAACAGGTGATATTATATCATTTCACGTTATGCCAGATCAAATAGAAAATATTAATTCTCCTTATGGAGAATCTTCATATGAATTGTCTCGTGTTCCAGTATATTACCATTGGTATATTTATAATGGAAAGAAACCAAACACCAATGAAGTGAACTTGAAATCAACTACAGGAAGTGCAATAATATATTTTAATTATACAAACGATACAAGAGAAGTTGAAGAAAAGGGATCAGTAAAAGACACCACCATTGATATAAATAAAATAATTCCAGAATCTATTAAAATAGAGATGTAAATCGTTGAACAACAACAAAAAACTTTTCTCCCCAACATATATCCCATGCCCCCCATCGTTTCCCCCTTGGCTGGCAAGAAAAATAGAAGATCAACAAATAAACACAGAACAAAAAAGAAAATAGGCGGAATGAATGCTGAAATTAATATACAGAGGAGATTACGAAATAAGAATAAGGTTGTTCCTTATGATTTGTTAGTTCTTATTCAAGGATACACAAACGATATAGAAAGTAAGATACTAAGTAAGGATAAAACTAATGTAGAAGATACTATTGTTGTACAATTAAACAAACTCCTTCTGAAAATTGATAGAGTCAATATTAATTTCAAGGCATTTATTTTGGAAAATAATCATATGAGTGATGATGAAATTATGAATAATAAACAATTTAATGATTTTATAAAATCGGCGACGCAAATTCAAGACGACTTTAACCAATTGAAGAATGATTCTAACTATTCAAATTTTTTTGTAGAAAATATAGGACATAGATTTAGATATTGATAATCATTTAAAATTGAAAATGATTTGTACATAACAATCACTTTCAATGAACAAATGTCACATACAAATCTATTTCCTAGATCATTAGCAGCCATCGGATTAAGTCCTGGATTTACCCATGAACAATTTTGTTGTATGATGGAATTTGAACGTTCCGACGAAATACGTCAACTTGCTCATCAAGAATGGTCCAACCTTCAAGGAGAAGAATATGAAAATTCTCCTTATCGTTGGTATTTAAGTTATGCTTCCATGAAAACACAATATACAAAAGATATGGGATATGCATACAAAAATAAAAATAAAAATACACAACCTTAACAAATAAATTCCGCTATATTATACATTATTTATATTTATATGTTCCATTTTTTCCTTTTATTTTATTTTTGGTCCATTCATCATGTGACTCATCAAAATTAATATCTATTTCATATAACTTATATGGTATTTTTTCCAAAACTGTAAATTTTTTCGTCTTTTTCAACTGAATTTTATGTATTATTTTATGTGGATAATCTTCCATGTCAAGTAATGTATTTATATAAAAAATATGTTTATTTCAATTTTTGTTTTAAAATTATAATTGTATATTTATACGGTATTTGTGAAATATATTCTTGTTTATTGTTATTGTAATCACGTCAATTATATATATAATTATTTATATTTAAAGATAATTGTATGATAAATGTATATGAGCTCTATTGAAAAATCATCAAAAGTTACTGAATATGTACCTGGTAGAATTGTTCAAGTACAAGATGTGCTTACTCCACAAGAGTGTGAAAAATTAATCATGGACGCTGAAAAAGGTGGTTTTCAACCTTCGCCTTTGTCGGGTGGAGGACATGGGCAAACACCACGTACAGGCGCACGAACTAGTCAATTTTATGTAAAAGACAATGTAGAACTATCAAATATGATATGGGAAAGAGTAAACAAATTTGTACCAGAAAATTTACGTGATATTAAACCCGTTCCATATATGAATTCAGTTACAAAAGGCGATGAGTTCAAACCAATTGGAGTAAATGAGCATATGAGATTTTACAAATACGAACCCGGACAATTTATATTGAAACACGATGATTATAGAATGTCGCGTTTTAGATATGCAGCACATGAAGATCAATATTATGAACAAATGTCCTTTTTAACATTAGTTATTTATTTAAATGATAATTTTCAAAATGGAAAAACGTTGTTTTGGACTAAGTACGCACAAGTAGGTACAACAGGTCATTGTAGATTTATCCGTGATGTTGAGTTTACCGAATCAGATTTAAATATTGTACCTGAAACCGGTAAAGCCGTTATACACGATCACATGGTACAACACGAAGGAGAAGCGCCAACAAAATCTACAAAATATATTCTTAGGACTGATATACTACATGAGAAGAAAGTAGATAGAGCTAAGATAGAGGAAAAATTCAAAAAAAATCAAGTATATGGCGAATGGCATAAACATTACGAACCATCTTGTTTGCATTATACGGAATAAATATAACATGAATTATGATTTAAAATTAAATCATAATTTATAACATGACCCAAAATAAATATGCGTTTTTAAATGAAGATTATGTTTTGAAATATAATGAAGAACAAGAACTGAAAAAGACTCTTCAAATGTCAAAAAAAAAATGTAATAAAAAAAATAAAAAACAAACAGAAATAGATAATAATGAATTATTAGTTAGTAAATTAAATAGTGAATTAAGTCATAAAAAAGAGATTGATAGACATATAGATGCTGCATTAATGGATTCTGAAAAAATGTATATAGCCGAAAAACATATGGCTGCGTCAAAACAAATGGAAGAAGATCGCAAATTGGGATTATTTGGTGATTATCCTGAAATAAATTCGGCACTTCATAGAAATTACAATTCTCTATTAAAAATAGAGAATCTTCGAAACAATGAAGTTATCCCAGATGACTTCATCGTTCTTTCTAAAAATAATAAAAAAGAATAATTAATATATCCAATTTTGGTTATATATTACAATTTAAAATTTATTTTTTTTCTATTTGTTTGATTTTTTATATTTGTTCGTTTTTTTAAAAATAAAAAATAGCGATTTGCTAAATTAAATCTTTTAGTTACATTTTTAGCGTTTTTATATTTTGTTTTTTTGTGTTTTTTTATAGCTTCCAATCTAACTTTCATAATCATACCCACTTGCCATATTCTTTTATGACTATAACTTCCAGACTTATATAATTTTTCTAGTTTTTTTATTGTATCATTGATTTATTTTTTCATCATCTGGTAATTGAGATAAATACCGAAGTCTATATAACGGATTTACAATCGGGGCAATTGTTATACAAAAATTCACGATTAACCTCTTTTTTAGACGCAACGCAAGCGTTTCAACCTGAAGTCAAGCGCGCATACAACATCACTGAAAAATATTTATTTAGTTTTTACAACTCTTTAAGTTCTTGTTTTGTTATTGCGCCGCGTTTTTCTCATTTTACGGCTCCGCGATGTCTTGCGCTTTTTGTTATTCTTTCCGCTGCGTTTCGATTGCTTCTTATTGCGGCGACTGCGGCGGTGGCGGGATTTACCGCCGTGTTTCTCATATTTCGAGAGGTCGAGACCGGGATATCTTTTGCGGGCGTTCTGAATAGCCTGCCTCAGGTTTTCGAGATTCTTCGCCTTCTCCTCATCCGTATAGGTGCGCTCGAACTGTCGAGGTATATGCGTCACCCGTGTATACAGCGCGTCCAGCCTGCCGATCACACCTTTCATAATAAGGTCATTGTTATGAGTAATCTCATGACGGTATTGTGAATCTTGAAGGGCTTGAATGGGGTCCATTTCTTGACGGGGGTCCATTGTTATATAATATCTCTACATAAAAAAAACATAAAATTATTATATGGCAATGAAAATCGAATTTATAATGATTCTATTTCCTCCGCCTATACCTCGCCCTTTTGTGCCTAGCCATGGGATAATTAGACGCTAGATTTTCCCTTTTTAGACGCAAATTTAGACAATTCAATTAGTATCTTAGACTTCCTCTAAAATACCAGGATTTTCCTACAAATGGAGCCATATTTAATTAAATATGGGTTGATTTCTATTAAATAAATAGCTAAGATACTTTCTAAATACGTCTAAACCGTCTAAAAACCTAGAAAAAATAGCCATTTTTAGACGCCGTCTAATTATCCCATGGCTATTTGTGCCTCTTTCATAAGAACCATATTACGCTGAGCGCGTTTTATGAGGTTTTGCGATTCTTTTTGAAATTGGGTGTTTTCGTGCGTTTTAAAAGGTAACTATATAAGATATTGGACCTATCATCCTCGTGACCATACTTTAGTAGTATTAGGTATGTCGCAGCATACCAGTAAAGGTAATGTAAACGGTGTATTATTACTAGTAGATGATGGTATGTTGTCTAAATTGGATGAACGAGAGTATGGGTATACACGTGTAGAATTAGATAAAAAAGATTTAGAAATAGCAAAACAACTGGACAGTGATATACCATTGTATACGTATTTATTGCATAGAGTTCGGGATATATGTTTAAACAGTTTTATGATATAATTACAGGTGGGTAAGTAAAAACGTTTCAATTCGTTTTTCAATTAATGGGTAATGGTATGAACAATAGAATGATCATGATTATCTAAAGCAATAAAATTAGGTATATCATATTCACGATACATGTTTAAAGGTGCGTATATATCTTGTTATAAGTATAATAATTCTGTTTATCTGCATCAAACGAAATAATATCTTTGTCTTTATCTGGAATATCTAAATCCATGTTTTGTAACTTGTTTTTAAATATACCACCACCTAATCCAGTATGTTGTGATTTACACGCATACATAAATATTTTACTACACACCTCTTGTGGAAAAGGTAATTTATATAGTATATCCATTTTTGATTATGCTATATAAAAAATATATTATTTCAATTTTTTCATATATAAAAATAAAACATCGTTTTGGGAAATGGAAGGTTTTGAACCTTCAACCTAATTACTTACGTCGCTCCATTTGACTACTTTGGAATAACTCCATTCCGGAGTGAAGGATTCGCACCTCCGAAGGCAACATAAGTTACCACGACGCGCAAAATCAGATTTTCACCAGAACATTCCCATAATATATATCCTATATATAATATTATGCTATATGTCTTTAAATTATGTATTTAAATTATTGAATTCATATCATTATTAAATTAAAAACTAAACAAAAATACTTTGTATGAGCAGTAAAAATGAATGTTGTATTTGTTTTGAAAATCAAAAATTAAAAATAACGAACAAATTACCATGTAATCATGAAATGTGTGTTTCGTGTACTATGAGTTTAACTCCTCCAATATGTCCATTGTGTCGCAAAGATTTCTCTTCTGCCATAGAAGAATACAAAAATACAATTCATAGGTTAAATATTCAGAAAGATAGTCCAGGTATACCCTTTACACAAACCGAATTTCCTAGTCTACCTAACATCCGTAATCAAAATGATCCATTACTTCGTGGTGGTTTCTGGTAATAGTCGCGCGATTGAATACAAAATGAGTGATCAAATTATATCAAAAAAAAAATTATAATGGGAGGTTGATATTTATATTAATCGCAATCATGAAATGCCTTATTACTATACTTTGAACACAATTTCATCATATCTTTTTCATTTATATATGGAATCCATATGTCTCTTTTTTTCTCCATTTGTTCGTATAACTTTTGTTTTCCTTTATAGTGGTGCATCGAAAGATGATAAGGCATATATGCATGAAATGACAAGTCTGTCATGATTTCAGGCATGACGCTAGATTGGAGTATTTGATATTCATAGGACTTGATTTTATGCCAAAGCTCTTGAGGAAATTCAATCATTGTTTATATCAACTCTTCCATGTGTTATAAAACGTTTCAATTTTTATATTTACCAACATCCTGTATCAAAAGTATAATGGAAAATTATAATATATTCACCAAAAAACTCAAACAATAATATTTTATTTTTCACTATTAGAATTATTTTCAACTTCTGTTTCTGAATTATAATTTAGTCTGATACCGTTGATTCTTTTTTGTTGTCTGTTATCACGGTGTCCACTTCCTAGAACAGTATTAGGTAAATTAAGTTGTACATCAAATATTCTTTGTAACATTCTATATACACTATCTTTTTGTTTGGAATAGGTTTCTACGTTACTCTTTACGAAATATATGAAGTTTCCAATAACATTGTCATGGTCATTGGGTTTAATTTTCTTAATAAACTCTTTAAAGTCACTTATGGTATCAATACTAATATTTTCACTATTTGCCTGTCTAGGTGTTAGAACTGTTCCTCCCTTCTTTTTAATTGTCTTTCTTGCTCGTTTTCGACTATTATTCGTATTTCTTCTTGTTTGTCTTTTTCGCATATATATAATACAATCATTTTTTTAATAAAAAATAAAGTCATCTAAGTTGACTTTATAATAAATTACTCCGCAAAAAATTCCACCAATATTTCACGAATATTTTTGGCGAGTTTTCGTTCTTTTTTGTCTTTTGTTTTGAGTTTTAGTTCCTTTAAATATGTGGGTTCACTTTGTATTTTTTGTAGAAAATCTCCCAACTTAAAATCAAATGGTTCTAATAATTGCGTAGCAACATGAGTGCTAATACCTGGCACATTGGACAACATGATGATTCCAATATTTTCTTTACAAATTTGGCTCGATTTTTTCTTGGGTTGAAGACAAACAAATGGAGTCTGTTCTTCTTTACCACACGATTCAGAGTATTTTGTATAATATTTCAAACAAAATTTCAATAAATAGTCGCATGTTTCATTTAAATGTTTGGTCAAAAGAACTTGAAATCCTTTTTCATAAAACAAACTCATAATACACGATATGATTTTGTCTTTGCTAATATTATGTTGATTGAAATATAAATCCAAATTACCTTCAATAATATAAATCACTTTTAGAGTTGGATTGTTGGTAGCATGTTCTACAAGGCGATTGCATTGCTCTTTATATCGTCCATCTAAAATACTAGACGCCAAATCTTGATGCGTTTTTCGTTCAAAGAGCATGTTTCCAATTTGAAAATCGCCCAAATCCAAATTATGATTTTTGATTTGAATTTCTTTATAAGATTCTTGGGTTAAAGAATGTTGTAATTGTTTGATAGCATGTTTTTCACGATAATCACATATTAGTTCCATAAATAGAATCACAACAATATATAGTTATCCTAATCATATATTGTTTAAATCATTATGGTGTTGCAATATACTTATTCCAGAAAAAACGGAAATTGTTGTCTTGACACCATTGTCTAACCTCTGTTTCATAATAGGTTTTATATTCGTTTCGATTTCTTGCCAACACATAGAGTGAAAATCGAGTGGCAACCCAAGGCGTCAATGGCCCCGCAACAATTGCGTAACGATACAATTGTTCTTTGATTGGTCCTAATTTTACAATCCAATAATTGCCATCAACGGGTACTCCATCAAATCGCAATTTACGTTTTGTTTGGGAGTTTCCATTTATATATGAATATCCTTGGATACTTGTATAATTATTATTTTGATCAAATCCGCTATTGTATACACCAATATCACCATTATTTAACATATCATAAAATGCGGTAACATTTGTAAATCGTACTCCCGTTCCAAGCAATGCGCTGGAACGAGATGTGGCTACTTGATTCCACAATCCCAAATAACTTTGCACTTCAAGTTTTGGTTCCGTTTTAATCGGTAACCAATTTTTAATTACATAAGGAACAAATAGCATTGCGTTGCTACAACATAGTGAACTAATCAACGTAAACAATGTGGTCTTCATTAATATATATCATTCTTTCATTTGTTTTATATTATTTTTTTATATAATGATGAAATACATGCCCACTTAACCCAATAAAAATATCGCTTATTAACAATGGTATGAAATTCATATTTTTATAATAAATTAAAATACTAGCATAAATAAAAATAAAAGCATGAACAATTCGTAAATAATCCCACCAAATCGTTTGACCAAATGCACCCATTGTTCTATATTTTGAAATATATTGATAGATAAAAGACAAACCTAATACAAAATAGAACACTGAAAACAAAGAAGGGTTTACCCAACGATAACGAATGCATATATAAGTTATATATACAATTAGAAGACGAATTAAAATACATATGGCGTATAAATAAGACAAGCGTTTCATATATATATTATATACATATATATATACATGAAACACACATTAAAAAAAACGTCGACATATAGAAAAAAGAATAAAACAAAAAAAGCAAAAACGAGAAAATGGTCAATGAAATACAAAAAATCAATTAATTGTAAAAAACCAAAAGGATTTTCACAAAAACAACATTGTAAATATGGACGTAAGCGTTTTTAAAAAATTGAATATAAGTTATGAGTCAATGACTCTAAGTACACTATTATCATGCAACCCAATGAGAAACAAGAACTATTTTTCAAAATCCAAATCGAAATTAAAAAACAAATTAAACAAGAAGAAATCATATCTTTGCGAACAAATTCAGGAAATACGCAACAAACGGAACGCAATAATATTGGTCTGGTAAAGCATGTTCTTGATAATATGCATATACATTACGAAGAAGCCGGTTCACAGCAATCAAAAGATTTTCGTAATGTGGGAAACATTGGATTGAATATTGAAATCAAGAAAACAGATTCATGTATGATTGTCTTCAATGATACATGCCCATGCGATAATATATATTACATTATCTTTTATACCGGTACAAATTATAAAAAAAAAACAAATATTCCACCACAAATCTTATTTCTACATGGTAGCGAATTTCTAAAAGATACAGAGCCATGGCTTCCACTATTTAAACAAAAATTGGAAGAACTCAAAGATGAATTCGCACGTGGTGAAAACAAGAAGAATTTGGGTGGAATTCTTGAAGTGTATCCTAGGCCAACATTTAAAGCAAATATTTCTTCATTTATCGTATAAAATATCATGTAAACCTTTCATATATATCATATTTTTTATTTTTATTTCAAAGTGATTTTTATCTAGTTTGAAATAAAATTGAATATAGAAATATAAATACACATATCTCAAATATATCATGAACAAACCAACCGCAATTAGTCTGTTTTCTGGAATGGGTGGCGATACGCTGGGAATGGAACGTGCTGGTTTTGACGTAATTGCTTTTAACGAATTTGATAAAGCAGGTATTATAACACATCAAACGAATTTTCCAAATTCTGTATTGATTCAAGATGAAACACAAAAAAGAGAAAAAGATAAAACAAATATTCAAAAAATACCGGATTCAGTATTCTTGAAATATAAGGATAAAATCGATTTGATATTTGCGGGACATCCGTGTCAAGGTTTTAGTAATGGCGGTAAAAAACTACCAAATGATCCTCGTAATACATTGTTTCGTGAATTTGCTCGTGTATGCTCTCTCGTTCGTCCCAAGTATTTGATTGGTGAAAATGTCGATGGATTGTTATCGCGAAACACCAGTGACGGTGAAAATTATTTTGATGTGATTTGTCAAGAATTTAATAAGATTGGATACACGATTACTCATCAGGTATGCCACGTGGTTCGTTATGGAGTTCCGCAATTGCGCAAGCGTTTGGTATATGTTGGTGTTCGAAATGACTTAGAACACAATACATATACATTTCCAGAACCAGAAAATGATGGAAAAAATAATGTGCCTAACCTTAGAAATATTGTATCATTTTCGATGGACGGAGCAATTCCAATTACCAATGATGATTTTGATATGATTACAATGCCGCCAGAATGTATTTTGAAAAATGTAAACAATACTGAAAATGGCAATGAAAATGTTCATCCATATTTGAAACTAAAAGCAAAAACACGCAATCAAGAGTACAATGGTAAAACACATCATACACTACTTTCATTTCAAAAGCGCGATTCGCCGATTCATTGTGAAATTATAGATATTCGTAATCCAAGCAAAACAATCATTTGTAGCTATGATCATCAGCCTCGTTTATATGTGGCATTACAAAACAAAAATGGTTATTTTCTCAGATGTTTGTTACCGGAAGAATTGAAGCAAATTCAAGGATTTCCCAAAGAATTTTATATACACGGTTCAAGAAAAGACCAAATTAAACAAATTGGAAATGCGGTTCCGCCTCCACTCATTGAACGCATAGCAAAACAATTGCTTAATATGAATAATTTAGCAGTATAAAAAAATGTATCACTAATTATTATCATTTATAATGTATAATCTTATATTTTTCCCTTGTAATTTTTGAATTTTTTTATGTTTTTATGATTTTGTTTATTATTGAAACGCTGTTTTTGTTTAGGTTGAATAACACGATGCGAATACCATATATTGACATGATTATCTAAAAACATTTCTGAAGATGATTTATAAGTTATACGCAAATGAACAATATGACGCCCCTTTGATTTATATCCAGTTTTAATTATTCGCTTATAACATCTTGCCACATCATACATTTCGTCTTCCAATGAACGAAGTGGTAATTTCGCACGACACAATGGACAAACAGGGTCAATTGTATTTTCGCGATATTGTTGTAAACACGATTCATGAAAACTATGTTTACAAGGCAAGGTACAAGTATTTTCATCGGATTTTATATCATTCATACAAATAACACAATTTTCGCAACAATTTTGATGTGAACATTGTGACTTCATTTTTGTAATATATCAGAAGGACATATAACGTTTCAATTTTATATGTCATTGTTTGCATTTACTCCTTTGATGGTCTGAACGAATCCTCTATTGATTTTCGTTGATTTTTTGGTTTCTTTGATTCGCGGAGGTTTAAATTTAAAGGAAAAGCATTTGGATTTATCTTCATAATTGACTCTACAATCGATTGCGGTTGTTTTCAAACATGATAAAAATTCTTCCATAACAACCTTTTTATTCATCATAATATTATACAATCGTTCATCTGTACTAATCGCCCGCTTCAATTTACTATCAAAATCTTGTACTTGTTTTAATCCTGTAAATTGTGACCCATAATCACCGGATAATAACATTTTATTATGTATCAATAAATACATAAATACTTTTACAGTTTGTTCACTTGGAGGTAAATCTTTATGACTACAAATACGCCTAGCTCTTCCTACTACTTGTTCAATTCTTACTGGATGCCAATATGGTTCCATAATATGTACAAATCGCACATTTTTCAAATCAATACCTTCGGCTCCGGAAGAAGAAATAATCAACAATTGAATCAATTCTCCATACATGTTGTTTTTATTTGTTCCGCCAACTTTATCATAATTTCCATGATAAAAACGGTCTACAATATCATCACGAAGAGAAGGAGGTAATTTATCTAACGAACCATTAAAAATATTACGAATCATTTCTTTGTCTTCTTCATCTTCTTTGCCAGTATACAATGCGTAAAATTTCCTTCTTGTTGTAGATGTCAAATCATACGCAAAGTCGGTATGTTTGTAATACGGATTGTCAAATGCCAATTTATGCCGAATCGACGGACCGACGTTTTCCTTTTTAATTTTTAATTCTGTATATCCATGATAGTCTAATACCATTTTAAATATACCAATACCTTCTAACGTTCTAAAATTGCTATATAGTAAATGTAAACCTCGGTTATCTTGATCCATAATATTTTGTAATATACGCTCAAATTTTGGACTATATGAACTTAATGGCGTTTCCGCATTGGGAACGTTTTGTACCAAAGAACTAGATTCTTCTTCATCTTGCGGAACGCGGATCAATTTAGGAACCGCGCTTTCGAAATATTTATCAGGATTTTGCTGTAACGCAGATAGTGCCTTTTGTATCAATTGTTTGTATCTTTTATTTTTTTCTTGTTTTTTTACTTGTTCTTCTCTTGTAGAGTCAGGTAATTCGTATCGTCCATCCGATAAATTTACTTTTTCATTTTCATTATAATCTTCTAAATCATCTTCATTCATCTTTTCTTTTGTTTTTGGGTAAGGACGCTCAATCTTTTCAGGAAATACAAAATTACATGCCGATCGCGAAAAAATTTGATATGAACTTGTTTGTTTGTCTTTGGATTTCGAACTTTTTTGATTTGCCATATCCATTTCTTTTTCAATAGAACGTGCGTACGCATAACCTTGTAACGCGTATCGCGTCATAGGAATTTCTTCTATAAAGATTTCTAAATCTTTGTATAATTTTGATTCCAAATCTTCTTCATTTGGAACAATAACACTTGGCATTAATTCACGTTTATCACCAATATATGATACATATCCCACTAATTTATTTTGAAATAATTCTTTATTTATGAATTTACCATTAGGTAAATATTGACGATTAAATTCTCCTTCATCGTCTGGAAATCTCTTGTGTGATGTAATATTTTTTGTATATTTATGATTGACAATATATCCAGCCTTTTTCAAATGTTCTTCAACTTGTATTTTCAATTCATGATTGAATACTGCGCCATGCTCAAAATCATATTGTATTTCTCCATGTTCGCCATGTTTTACAAATCCATATGGATTTTTCAATATTTTAAGTAAGCCATATTTATGATCTTTTAATTTAGGACTGTGTCCTTCAAATGTAACATGATCAATCATTTTCAAGGATTCCAAAGCCTCCATAATTTTCTTTTCGGTTCTCATACCTTTATTCTCATGTGTGATTGCAATTTCAATCAATATATCTGTTCCACTTATCATATTAAACAACACACCCAACTCACCGGGATAATTAATCAACGGTGTTCCGGATAACACGACAACATTACAATTTTCAGCAATAAGCAAATCATCATATATTTTAGTAGAAACGGTTGTTTTAGTTTCCTTCAATTTGGTGGAAGCCACTGTTCTTTTTACTTTTAATGCATTAAAAATACGACTCACAAAATTATGACCTTCGTCAATAATCACTGTACTATTGTGAAATGGATTATGGAGTTTATTTCCTTTCTTGTATTTTGTTTGCCATTTCTTCAAACTAATACCGTTATAACTAATAAATTCAAAGCGGTTTGCAATCATCATTTGAATTTGTTGTTCTAATTCTTTTTCCTTATCCTTGATAGCTGAACGGTCATATTCACCACCAAAAGAACCTTTTTTAATTAAAAAAACTCCATCTCTTTTTTTTAAATATGCCTGAGGTAATCCTGTTAATTTTTCAACTTGAATCATAAAATCCATTTTAGTTTCATCCGTTGGATATTCTACATATTCCCAATTTTCTGTTTTACGAAAAAGTTCGCTACCGCAAAACATCATTTGCGTTTGATAATTTTTCCTCAATGACGCGGGTGTTAATATAAAAATCCGCTTATTCGATTGTTTCATTGCTTCTATAATTCCAATTGATGTACACGTTTTACCCGAACCAAGTCCATGAAATAACAATAATCCTCGATATGGACTAGTTGCATTCAAATATTGTTTTACTACATCTTGATGAATCAATGGATGAAACCCACCACTTTTGTCTGAACTATCGCAACTGGAAGAACTGTCCATAGAACGAGTTTTTAAATACATTTCAATCTTTCTCAAAATACTTTTTAAAAATTCTACTTTATTATTCAAAAAATAAGTTTCACCAAGATTAATTTGATGTGTGGTATCATCTTGATAATGTTTGTATGTTTTTAATACATCATGCATAGATTCGTGATTTACCGCCGCAATGCTATTTTGGAATGTTTCTTGTTGTTTTTCTTTTCTATTGGATAGCGGTTTACGCAACCTAAACTCATTCATTTCTTTTTCTTCTTGTGCTTCATTATCGTCAAATGAATACGTTTTAATATCTCTATAATTAGTTAACAATGCTTGTTTATACTCAGGTGCCATTTGTACCAACGTAATCGATTTTTTTAAATCCTTGGCAACACCTATGTGTAAGTTAGATTCATGTATATCTTCATTCTCATGTGTAGATTCCAATCCAAAATCAATATTTAATTTAAGTTTTTGAATAAAATCCAAAAGGTCTTCTTGATTGGAAGAAGCAAGAGTTTTTTTTTCCGTTATTTTAAAATTGTATGTACTACGATTTATATCTTCATAAGAAACTGGCTCTTTCTTTTCTTTAAAAAACTCCATGTTTTAATATAACATCATATTATTTTAATCGTTTAGCCATCACTACGAATTAAATCAATTGCTTCTTGACATGCAATTTGTTCGGCCTTTTTCTTTATTTTATGTACTGCTTTACTAAAATAGATAAAAGAATGGTTTTGTGCTTGAATGTTTTCAAAAGAACCAATTGTTTTAAAATCAACTGCATCATGTATATTAACATGATGTATTTTAGTATCATTCAAACATAAGTAAACGCCCATAGTATATCGTTGTTCTTCATCTACATTTAGTACTACATAGTCAGGGGTTGTTTTAAATTCTTTTTGAATCATAACTTGAAGTATATTTTTATAATTGTCATCATTTTCCAATAATTCATTCCAATCGACTAATGTTTCAAATATACTTTCAATAAAAATTTGACACATTTGAAATCCTATGCCACATTTAAAATAAGAATTAAAAAAACCAACTGTATCTTCAACCTGAATATTATTTGCATCCAAAAACAAAGCTCCTAAAAAAGCTTCAAATAAACAACCTAATTTTTTAAAATTATGACGTATTTTTTTCTCTTCGGCATTTTTAGATAAAATATACCATTTTTGTAAACCCATTTTAAAAGCTAATTTTCCAATATGATCATTTTTAACCAAAGCTATTTTTTTTTCGGTCATAAATCCTTCATCTTCATTTGGAAATCGTTTGTACAAATAAAATTTGGTTACATTTTCCAATATACCGTCGCCAAGAAACTCTAAACGCTCATTTGAACTTGTTTTCAATTCCATACAATTTGGAGCACGAATAGCCATAATAACATCGTCATTTAATTTTGGTGGATTGACATAAGAACGATGTATAAATGCTCGTTGAAACAGTTCAATGTTTTTAATATCATAATAAACATTGAATTGATTCAAAATTGCTTGTACGCCTTTATGTGTAATTTCTTTATTATTTTCATTATATGGATTATAAATTGTTTCTTCAACTTGTTCGTTTTTCATAATATATATAGTTCAATGTATAATATTTAAATCTTTTTTTTATATAATATGAGTGATAGTGTTTTCATAGCATCTTTGGATGATATCAAGGGTGGTGAACAATTACAAGAAGATGTTCAAACCATATGGGACAATTTAGAAACAGTTAAATCATTTAATCAAAGTACAAATATCATAATTGATGTGGATGATTCTACATTTAATGTAAATGTTGACATTACTGGTGATCAAAATTTATATATTGAAGGTGATATTTCAACAAATGGTAATTTATGTGTAAATGGTGATTCATCTTTCAATGGTGATTTGATTATAAATGGAGATATATGTCTAAATAGCAATGTAACAATTAGCGGTGAACTAACAGCAACAACTGTAAATTTAGAATATCTAAATGTAGACCAAATAAATAATTATATAGTTGTAAACTCGACGCTAGAAATCGCGGAAGATATTTCATGTGGAGGAAAAATGAATGTGGTTGGTATATCATGTGAATCAAATGTGGATATATGTGGAAATTTAGATATATGTGGAAATGTAGATATTAGTGGTGATGTAACTATTAATGGAAACATCACAGCAAATACACTATCTATCAATGATTTTAATTATCTTACTTTACAAAATGTATCCATTTCCAATGATTTACTTGTTTATCATAATGTAGACATATTAAGTAATTTAGTGGTATCACAAGACATTAGTGCAGGAAATTTAGAATTATCAAATAATTTGATAATTGCGAATAATGCAACAATAAATAATGATACCTTCATTCATGGAAACTTAGATGTATATGGTGATTGTTATTTTAGAGACAATATTATATTAGATAAAGCCATTGTATTTAGTGAAGATTTTGATGTTAGCAATAATTTAACCGTAAATGGAACTTCAACTTTAATGGGAGAAACAACTATTGAAAGTACATTAAATATAAATGGGGGGAGTTTTGATGTCGCAAATGCGTTAGAATGTCGGGGCGGTGTTCACCCATATTTAAACTTATTAGGTGAGTTATTTGTAACCGGTAATGCTATATTTTACGCAGATATAAGATGTTTGAATATAAATGTACATAATATTGCTAATTTTTTTGATGATGTATATTTTAATAGTTCAACTGTTAAATTTACTAGTTCAACCACGCTATCTGTATTATGTCCATCAACATTTAGTGGGACAACAATATTTAACACTAAACCCGTGTTCAATTCTGATATTGAATTTACAAATAGCGTATCATTTGATGATGTTGTAGAATTTACAAATGATGTAAATTTTACAAATTCGTCGAGAAAGGTAAGCATTGAAGGGGATCTAGATGCTAATACTATAACAGCTTCATCATATCAAGATAGTGATGACCGATTAAAAGACAATGAAATAGTCATAACAAATGCGTTAGAAACAATCATGAAATTGAATCCTCAAATCTATGATAAATATTCAAATTTAGATAAAACAGGAATATCATTTAAAGAGAGTGGATTAATCGCCCAAGAAATATATTACCAAGCTCCCGAATTAAGGCACTTAATACGATTGGGAAAAGAAAAAATAAACGGAAATGCGTATGATACAACTCCCACACCAGTTGAAATTGAATTATCCTATAATGATTTACAAAACGATTTAGATTATAGTAATTATGGATGGTCTTCACAAAATCCATCAAGTCTTTCTTATTTAGGATTGATTCCATATTTGATAAAGGGTTCGCAAGAATTGAAACTTGAAAATGATTCGCTCAAAAGTACAATTACAAATTTACAAACTGATGTATCTAATTTACAAGTCGAACTCTCGGAAATTAAAAATATAATTCAAGGACTCATGGAATAATTTTTTTATAAACTCATGAAACAGTTTTTTTTCTGTATATATAATATAATGCCATACATCCCAAGAATCCAATCTTTAGTAAATCACGCTGATGCATGTAGCGCGGGAAATAAAAAAGCGGGTCTCGTCAACACAATGGATTTCGCTAAGATTAAACGTTCTATTCTTAAATCTAAAACAGTAACAAATATTGTATTTAGCGCAACATCCGGTCAATGTTGTAAATCGTAATAATATTTACTATATGATTTCAATTTTATTTATGAACTCTTATAAAATTGAAAAAAATATATAAAACAATATTTATCCTTATATCATGGGAGTATTTTGTTCAAAAAGTAATCACCATTCTCAACAACTTTCTAATTCAACAAAAGACAATACATCCTTTTTATCGTTCAATGGAGAAACACATGATGCTAAAATTGTATATATTTATGATGGTGATACAATACACATTGTATTTAAATACATGGATAATTTGTATCGTTGGAATTGTCGTATAAATGGCGTGGATACTCCTGAATTACGAACAAAAAATCAGAAAGAAAAACAAAAAGGTTATGAAGTACGTGATATAGTTTCAACTTATTTTCAAGATAAAATTGTACGTGTAAAATGTTTTGATTTCGATAAGTATGGAAGATTGTTGATTGATATTTATATGCCCAAAGATGTTCCAAACAAAACAAATTGTGAAATGTTTAGCCAATGGCTTATTGATAATGGTCACGCGTATGCGTATAATGGTGGAACAAAACATGCGTGGGATTTATGATTGTGCTGCGCTACAGTGGCCCCATGTTTGCCCGCATACATATCCCATACATTTTGGGTACTCGGCAGGACAATTATGATTTGTATTTTGTACAACTCCTTCTTGTCCACAACATAATGGATCTCCTACATTTGCTCCATTATCTGCAACACATTTTAAGGTATTATCCATATTTGTATCCGTTGTAGTGGGTTGAGCACCGCTTATATCATCACTCGTAGGTTGTTCAGTAGTAGTACTGGGTTGAGCACTTGTATTATTCGTATCACAACAATTCATATTTTCGCTTAAAAAACATCTTTTTATTTTATTATATGCGTCACTATTATCTTGATAAAAAAGAACATATTCACCACTAATTGTCATGGGTATATGTGTATAAGGCGAAGTAAATCCGTTTAATCCATTATATTCATTACCACTTGTATCAGTTAATGATTCAATTCCATTTATATTAGTTGTGGTATAGTCTGCGCTAGTTTCATCGCATCCTGACCCTAATGTTAAATTGTTTCCCATATTTTTTAATTTATTACTACATGTTACATGTTCGTCCGTTTTATTTCCACATGCGTCTTGACAATGAAAATCATAGGTTGTACCAAAATAACTGGTATCATTTTTATCAATAAGATTTCCAGTTGGACATGTTATAATACCACCTGGGCAATACATATATTCTCCTGAATTTCCAGTTATTGTTTCAACATTTACACGATCTATATTAAAATCATTTTGTTTCAAAATATCATCATAAGTTTGTGATTGGGGTAAAGTTGTATCTGTTGGCACTGAACCTGTTGTTGCGGCTGATCCTGTTGGTGCGGCTGCTGAACCTGTTGCGGCTGCTGAATCGGTTGTTGCTGCGGCTGAACCTGTTGCTGCTGCTGAATCGGTTGTTGCGGCTGAACCGGTTGTTGCGGCTGAACCTGTTGCTGCGGCTGAACCTGTTGCTGCGGCTGAACCTGTTGCTACGGCTGAACCTGTATAACCTTCATGAACAGGTACCTGTAAAATACCTAAAACAAAAGGTAGAAGAATAAATATACATAAAATAATAATAAATATATTTTTAATTTTTGTTTTGTTCATGTATTATTATATATTACTAAAATATAATAATATATATTAGTTAGTCTAATTTGTATTTTTTGTACATTGTCCCCATGATTCTCCACATACATAACCAAAACATTTTGGATATTCTGCTGGACAATTATATTTAGTATTTTGTACAACACCTTGTTGACCACAACACAATGGCTCTCCTATATTAGCACCATTATCGGCTACACATTTAAAATTATTATTTGCTTGTTCAGTGGTTGCTTGTTCGGTGGTTGCTTGTTCGGTGGTTGCTTGTTCAGTGGTTGCTTGTTCGGTGGTTGATTGTAATTCTGCCAAACAAGAATCTGATGGGAATGCAGTTGTATCTCCCCCTACCGATTGTGTCATGTAATTTTTACACTGAGGTATCGTACTTTTCAACGAAATTTGCATAGCGTTTTGAATAGCGTCATTGTTTTGTGATAATAAATCTTCGCGTGTAATCATACCAAAAAGAATGAATAATTCAAACAATAGCGACATAGCAGAAATTTTGTCATTTATATCTGTATCTATATAGTTTGTTATTGCTGTGTTTATAGTATCCGTGGCAGTTTGTAATGATTCTATGGTTGGTTTATTCCATGCTTGTTCTCCTGATAAATTCAACAAGATTTTAATATCAAACATTCCTAAATTTTCAACATTTTGATTTAGATTTTGATAACTATATAGTTGTAATTTACTTACATTATCATATGCTGCTTTAAATTCATTCAATGCTGTTATGTATTCTGACGTAAATGTTGATGTATCAATATCAGATAAATCCATTGGTATTGACGGTTCTTGAATGATTTTTTGTTTTTCTTCTATACTTTGAGATGCTTGTTTCGTTATTTCTTGATTCCATATATCTTCTGTAATATCAATACCATATTGTCTAGATTCAGAATAATTTGAAGTTTCAATATATTTATCTACTGCTTTATCTGCTACAATAGAAGCGGTTGATGCTGCAACGGTTCTAGATATATTTACGTTTGATAATCCGTTTGATTTTGTTCCAAATACCATACTTGATACATTACGTGCAAGTTCTAATGCCTCTTCTTGATTTATATTTACCTGCCCAGATATTTTTTCAGATGCCGAATTTTCTGCCTGTTGCATTACTTCAACTACGTATTCTTCTGTCGTCATTCCTTCTTGAAGAGTTCTATTAAAAAACATTAAAAGAATAGGTAAAAGAATAAATACACCTAAAAGTATAATACATAACTTTTTTATTTTACTCATTGTTATTATATATATTATTTTATTTTATTCAAAATCGCAATTTGCGATTGTATAATTTTTTGTAAAATAGAAGATTGCATTTTGAGATTCTCATTCAATTGATTCAGTTGCTGTTCAATCCGTTCAACCGAAGGTTGTTGTTGCACTGGGGGAGCAACGAATGATTGATTCGCAATAATTTGATTTTCCGGTTGTTGTAAAGTCAGTACATTTTCGCGTTCTTTCATTTGCTTTTGAATCATTGCATCTAAATTTTCAGATCCAATTGGTTCGTCCAATTCGCCATCTCCAAATTGTGGAGTTTCCGGAATATCCTTTTGCATCATGTTATTAAATTCATTTTGTTTTTGTTCTAATTTTGTATCAAATTCATTTTTTTTATTTTGTTGAATCGAATCTCGGGATAATTGTTTCAAAGGTTCAAGTTCATCTTTTATTTTTGTTAATAATGTTTGTTTTAACATATTATCATTTTCTTGTTTATCTTGTTGTAAAATTTGAGTTTGATAATTTGTTACAATATTTTCAAATGATTGCTTTGCTTGTTCTACTTTATCTTCTTGGATATGGTCAAATACTTTCATAGATAAACATAACGACCATAAATCTTTTTTAAAACGCGTAAGAGGATTATCATATTGTTCGGAAAGGTTCATATGTTTAAATAGATAAATAAAAAGTATTTAAGTTTGATTATAATAAATCTTTCTTAATTTTTCAACTTGTTTATCGGGAATTCGTTTTTTTTTAAAATACTCAAAATTGTGACTTTTTTTCAAAAGAGAAATGATAAAATAAAGACAATACATTCCACATTGACCATCTTTATACTGATGTTCAAATGGATAATTAGAATCTAATTTCATATTTAACCCACATTTAGATAAACACTGTTCTTGTAATTCTTTTTTAAATGTTTTAATCTCTTTTGGTTCTTTAGTTCCATTTGAATCAAAGAAAAAAATCATATGTTTGTCTAAATCTACAAATAATGAAATCCAATGAGAACCATCTTGATAATGTTTGTCTGTATTGAAAATAAAACCAAGTTTTGTTTTATGTTGTTTGAGTAATTTACGTATATCAATATTACATATTTCTGGCCATACACATTCATTATTGTATTCAACGGAATTAAAATCAATTGGAGAAGGACCAAAAAATTTAAAATGATCATAACTATCCTCGTATTGCTTCATTACGTTTAATAAATCCGTGCTACTAAGCCATTCGTCTTTGTTTTTTTTCCAGCTTTTTGGAGCAAAAGGAGCAAATAATTTCTTTTTTAAATTATTCTTCATTCTTGTATCTTGAATCGTATTTTCTATCCAACATAATTCATTGCTACATGAACCATTCATATTATGATTCATTTTATCCCAAATTTCTTTTGGTTGTTTTGATATAATTTTATTATCAGGATGTCGCTTGTTCCATATTATTTTCATATAATTCAATATTTTGTCATTTAAACATGATTTTTTTATTCTTTTAATATTTTTACTTGTGAAATGTTTTGGATGACATTTTAAAGAATTGAATTTTTGAATTTTTTTTTTTGTTCTTCGTTTACCCTTTTTTAATATATTATCCAATATATGCATATATATATTAAAATTATTTTAACATTCGTTTAATTTAAAAATGTGTTCAATTGTTTTTGTCTTTGTGTCTTTTTTTTGTAGATTACAACATTTGTAATATGTAATATCATTTGAAATGTCCCATGAATCTGAAATATCATCTATATAATGAAACGTAAAATGTTGATTTGATTTCATTTGCTTCAATTCATAAATAAAAGACAAAAAACGGGAATAACTTTTTGTATATATTTCATTTTGTGATTCATTAGAATGATTCATAAAATCGTATACCATTTCCATAATATATGGCTTATTTTCCTTCATAAATGTTTCTAATTCACAAAAAGAAATATCTTGTATAATATGATTATTTTTCGAATTAATTAAATATTCATATAACATTTATACATATTTCTTAACATTCTTTAAATATAATGTATGATGAATATAATATTATAAATTTTTTAAATTATGACGCGTTGAATTATTGAACGTTTTAGGTGCTAAATTACATTTATCTACATTTTTAACTAAACTCGTTGGCAATAAATTAGCTTCTACGCCAGTTGGTTTTGATTTTAACCCATCCACATGATTGTATAAACTCGAATGCATCGATGGTATGAAAAAAGCTTGGTCATTTTTTTGTAACGCCATAAATCTATTTCCTAATAATGATTCAATATCTACATTTTGTAATGCGGCTTGAATTGGACCTTTGGCGTTTCCAGGATAAAACACTTGACTCGTTTTAAATTCGGGATAAGTACGTAATTGTTCTTTATATTGATTTATAGGATTATGTATCATAAAATGAGTATATTGAGTAGGAACAGGACGAGGATCAAAGTTTGGTTGTAATTCTTGGGACGGAAAGAAACGTGTATTCAGTCTCTTATTTAATTCATTATCATATTCTATATTACAAACACTATGATTCATTGTAATTACTATATATAATAAAATAAATTAAAAAATAAACAATAGCTTAAATAAAGATGTGTGGAATTTTTGCGTTATTGTGTCCAAATGATACGTTATCATATGATGTCGTAAATGAGTATTTTATGAAAGGTAAAAAACGTGGTCCCGAATTTTCAATATTAAAAAAAATAAAAAAAGAAAACTATACTCTATATATTGGGTTTCATAGACTTGCCATTAATGGTTTAGATGAAATCAGTAATCAACCAATTGTGGAAAATAATAAACATCTTATTTGTAATGGAGAAATTTATAATTATAAAACACTATATGAAAAACAAAATATAATTCCTAAAACAAATAGTGATTGTGAAGTCATTATGAGTTTATATGAACGAAATGGACCTCAATGTGTGTCAATGTTAGATGGAGTATTTTCTTTTATATTATATGATGAAACCACAAATCAAGTGATGATCGCACGAGATCCATATGGTGTCCGGCCATTATATGAATGTTATTATGAAGATGGAATAATTGGCTTTTCATCGGATCTTGAATGTTTAACCTTTAATACTATACATCATATTCAAGCATATCAACCTGGTAGTTATACGATTTTTCAAAAGACTCCTACTCAATATAGTTGGAATATGGTTCACCGAGAAAAATATTTCTTTAATATTTCTTATTTACCGTTAATATCATTTCATAACACAATCGAATATTATATGTATACTTTTGTTTCACTATTAAAAAATGCCGTATATAAACGGGTTCAAAATTGTGAAAGAAATATTGCTTGTTTACTTTCTGGTGGTTTAGATAGTAGTATTATTAGTTCACTTGTTCGTAAAATGTATTTTGAAAAAACCGGTTATGTATTAGAAACATATAGCATTGGATTATCAGGTGCCGAAGATTTTAAATATGCAAAGCAAGTCGCGTCTCATATTAATTCAACCCATCATGAAATCATTATGACACATGATGAAATGATTGAATCTATACCCCATGTCATTAAAGATATTGAAAGTTATGATACAACTACCGTTCGCGCAAGCGTTGGAAATTGGAATATTGGTAAATATATTTCACAACATAGTGATTCAAAAGTCATATTTAATGGAGATGGTTCAGATGAACTAGCTGGTGGATATTTATATTTTAATGCATGTCCAAATGACGAAATGTTTGACGAAGAAACACGTCGATTGTTAAAAGACATTCATCGCTTTGATGTTCTTCGTTCTGATAAATCGATTTCAAGTCATGGTTTGGAACCGCGTACACCATTTTTAGACAAAGAATTAACACGATTTTATTTGAGTATTCCAATAGAATACCGAAATCATAATCAAGAACAAAATTGTGAAAAATATTTTATTCGTAAATCGATTGAAATATATGAGCCTAATTTATTGCCTCATGATATTCTTTGGAGACAAAAAGAAGCATTTAGTGATGGTATAAGTAACGTAGATAAATCTTGGTATGAAATTATTCAAGAACATGATCATATAAAAAATGTGGAAAATACAACCACGACTCATTGGGAATATAATAGTCCTGTTACAAAAGAACAGAAATATTATAGAACTATATTTGATTCATATTTTCCAAAACAATGTGAAACACTCATACCGTATTTTTGGATGCCTCGTTTCATAGAACAAGCACATGATGCTAGCGCCCGTACATTAAAGTTATATACTAGAACTGAAAATAAAATCACGAATGGAATGGATAATGAAGGATGAATTTACTTCATAAATGGATTGATGTAATGTATTTTTTTTCTTTTTCTTAAATTTTTTTATTTTTAAATAACGTAAAAGTAAAGGCTTGTTTATTTTAGTAAACGTATCATATGGAAAAGAGTCAATTAACTCTTGTATAGAATAAAAATATACATAGTCTTCACATTTAATATATTTTACATCACCATGATAATTATACATACGATTGTCTATAACACAAAAACAATGTTCATTTATATCTTCACATTCAATGGTTTGTATAATTGAATATATATTTTTATCTTGAGATTTTTCAAATATCTTAAAATCAAACATATGTGACTTGTCTATTTTTGTTTCTAAAAATAGAATCACTGATTCTACAAATCGAGGTTGAATATTTTTAGTATATAAAATGAAAAAAGTAATATAATCGTTGTTTTTATAATGTAAAATATGATGAATAATTTCATATAATTTTGGACGAAATATTTTGGGATACTTTTCAAATAATATATTCATCTTCTCGTCATCAAGCAATATATCATATTTTTTTTCAATAATATTGATTAAAAATACGATTTGATCAAAAAAACCAATAGTATGATCAAAATCAATAATTATTGTTTTTTTCATTATAAATTAATATTTGTATATATTAATAGATTTATGAAAAATCTTGGAATAAATGAATTAAAATCTACACTTCAAATTTACAATAAAATAATCCCAAGTACGATTTACAAAATAAAAAAAAGAGCAAACCGAATTATCATTGAACATACATGTGTATCCAATTGTGATTTAACACAAACCTATAAAAAAATATTAACTATATTAAATAAAAAACGAATTATATCTTATCAGAAAAAAAGAAAACAAAATAAAACCAAAAAATATCATGGTTTTATTCTAAAACAAACCCGAGCCCGTTCTCCAATACTTTATTTTGAAGCATAATCAATAATTTTAATTAATATTTTTTCTTGTTGATTCATTTTTTGGAATACAATACACTCATTCAATATCATGTTAAATACTCGATTCATACTATTTTTACAAATAATATGTATATTTTCATTATGCTGTTTTAAGTCAATAATAAATCCACCATTTGTTAGTTTCATAGAATCCATTTTTTTTAAATTAAACCATCGTATATAACCACCAATTTTTATTTCATCAATTTCATCTACATATCTATATTCTTTTAATACTTTATGATAGTGAAGCAATTCTTCGCGAGTTAAATATAGTTTTTGTAATATATTGTTTTTCAATTCTTGTATTTTACTTGTTGTTAAATATAATAAATTTTTATCATCCAATTCTTTAATAATTTCCTCAATAGAAAGATCTAAATGAATATTTTCCATAAATATATAACATATTGGTATATATTTATATGTTTCCATTTTAAAAGAAAGTGCTTCCGCCGCCAAATACAGAATTGGCCGCAAGAGGTTCATCTTGCATTATCATGTCGCTTCCATTTTGAGGCATCATTTGAGATGTTAACATTGGGTCAACACCACGATTTGTTGGATGTCCATCAATCAACCGATTCTCCATAGAAGGAGGAGCCATCATTGTATTTGTACCACATTGATTAATAGTTGGTTGTGTTAATTGAGGATGCGATGGTACATCTCCATTTGTAGATTCACTGCTTTCATTTACGTCCATTCCTTCTTTCTTTAATCCAACAATTGCTAAAAGACGTTCAAATAATACATTTAATTTTTCACTTATATTTGTATCTAATGTAAACATTAAGAAAAATAAAGGAAGAATTCCTGATAATAAATTAATATGTTCGTAGTCCACTTTGGAATAAGTAGGTACATAAAGTACTAATTTATGAATAAAGAAAAAAGCAACAATTATAACAATCAATTGAAGAACAACTTCAATAATCAGATTACTTGAAGATTTAAAAGGATCACTTGGTGGAATATATTGTTTCATTAATTTTAAAACAATCAAAATGGGAATAATGACTAATCCGCCATATTGCATGAGATTATATAATTGGGATTTCTCTTTTGAACTAAATGATGTTATATAATCAAAAAAAGAAGAACCCTTTGAAATTCCATCTTCTATGATTGTTCCTCCAACATAATTATCTGAATCAGCTGTATTGTTCATTAGTATAATAAAAGAAAAGAAATAAAATTATCAGTTAAATATAATTTTTTAATCTAACATATAAAAATGTTGAAAAATATGGTTCAAAAAATATACAATCATGAAGAAGAACAATATTTAGATTTAATTCGTAATTTGTTAGAGAATGGTTCAACTGAAAACGGACGCAATGGAAATACATTTTGCGCAATAGGGAGTGCAATGTATTTTTCATTAGAAAATGAACAAATACCTATTTTAACAACAAAAAAAGTAGCGGTAAAAACATGCTTGAAAGAGTTATTATGGTTTATTCAAGGAAAAACAAATAATAAAATTTTAAAGGACCAAAATGTTCATATTTGGGATTTAAATGGAACAAAATCGTTTTTAGAATCTCGTAATTTACCATATGAAGAAGATGATTTAGGACCTGTATATGGTCATCAATGGAGGCATTTTAATGCTGCGTATCATTCTTGTCATGAAAATTACAATGGAAAAGGGTATGATCAATTACAACAAGTATTGAATGATTTAAAAAATCCAGAAACACGCAGTTCTCGTCGTCATGTTATTAGTGCATGGAATCCATGTCAAATGAATGAAATGGCACTTCCACCATGTCATGTATTGTTTCAATTTCACGTGACAAATGGAAATAAACTATCATGTAGTCTTTATCAACGTAGTGGTGATGTAGGATTGGGTGTTCCATTTAACATTATGTCTTATGCCGCATTTACGATTTTAGTAGCAAAACATTGTGATTTAATACCGTATGAATTTATTTATTATTTGGGTAATGCTCATATATATCAAGATCACAAAGAGGCATTGATGGAACAAATCACTCGTAAACCACATACATTTCCAACTATGAGTATTCGTGAAAAACGAGAAAATATCAACGATTATGTTTTGGATGATTTTCTCATTCATGATTATACTTATCATGCGCCAATTAAAATGAAAATGACACAATAGAATCAACTTAAATATAAATATAGATAATTTTAACATGTACAAACATAAAAATATATTAATTACTGGGGCAAGTTCCGGACTTGGAAGAAACATTGCTCTTCATTATGCCAAAGAAGGTGGACGAATTATTAATATATCTAGAAGCATTCCCAAAATGGAAACACTTCAAAAAGAACTTTGCCAACAAAATACGAACAAACATATGTATTTTTCCGCCGATGTTTCAAACTATCAAGAAATTAAAATGATTCAAAAAGAAATGTCTACTCAACGTATTTACCCAGACATTATTATCAATAATGCAGCTGGTAATTTTTTATGTCCATTTAACAAACTAACGCCAAATGGGTGGAATCGCGTAATTGACATTGTTTTAAATGGAACTTTCAATATATATCATTTATTTGGAAAACAGCTAATTGATAAAAAAAGACCTGGTATATTTCTAAATATATCAACCACTTATTCCGAAACAGGTTCGGCATTAGTCATCCCTTCTTCTGTTGCAAAGGCGGGTGTTGATAATTTAATGAAAGGATTAACCGTAGAATGGAGTCAATATAATATTAGAATGGTTGGAATCGCTCCTGGTCCAATTGCTGCTTCCGGAGGAGCAAGTAAGTTAGATCCTTTTCATATTTTCAAATATTATAACAATTACGTAAATCCTAGACGAAGAATGTGTAGTCAAGATGAAATATCTGAATTGGCCATGTATTTGACAAGCGATAAAGCAGATTATATTCATGGCGAAATTGTTAGAATTGATGGTGGCGAAGTTGTTAAAAATAGTGGGGAATTTAATTTTTTAACAAATATTCCTTATTATGAAAAAATGATGAAAAAATGAATAAGTTAAAATTGTATTTAAAAAGAGTATCATAGTTCCACTATAATATGAGTGGTAGCCGAGCATTGGCATCCGCGCGTCGTCGAAGAGCAAACCCAGATGAAGCTCGTAGGAATCAACCACCACTTCCTCCACCTGTATCAACCCATATAAATCAACAACCTAGTACGACGAATGTAAAACCACTATCCAAAAATCCCATGGAACTTTTGTTAAAACATAATAAAATGATTACCGATTTACAAGATAATATTGGTAATCTTGAAAGTACTATGAATCATCAAAGTCAAGAAATGTATAAAAAAATAAATAATATGAGCATGGATGATAATTCTATTGCCTTTTTTAAAGAAAAAGTGTCTGCGATTGAACAACAAATGAATGAAATCAAAAAGCACATTATTAAAGTACAAACATTTACAATGGATACAAGTAATATGTGCCAAGATCTTCGTAGAAAAATGAATTTATCTACAACTGATGTGAACGAACAATTAGCCGAAGCTGCTTCTGTAACAAATACACTTACAACCGAAGAAGTTGTAGAACCAGAAGAAAATCAAAATGATATTGTTGAAAATTCTGAAGTAAATGATGCTGTTGAATAAATGTATAAACTTATGAAAAAATTGATTTAGATACTATACGTATACATATCTATATTATCTAAATGAAGTTCTCTATTGTGCTACAAGAACATTGTCAAAAATGGATCGAAATTTTTAAAATCATAAAATATTTAAATTCATATACTACAATATGTAGTAGAGAAAAGGATTTATTTATCCAAATTATGGATGATAGTCATGTATGTTTGTTGAATATTAATATAGAAAAATGGTGGTTTGAATCTTATGAAAGCAATGGCGTAACCTTTTCATTCTTATCCAATATTATGGTAAAGATTATGCAATTATATATACCAAATACGCGAATGATTTTTGAATTGGCCCAAGAAAAACTATGTGTTACATTCGAATATGAAAACAAAACTGAAAAAATATTTGAATTACCATTGGTGGAAATTGAAAAAGATATATTAGATTCCCAAAATATTGAAGGTAGTGTAGAATTTCAAATGTCAACCAAAGCATTTGATAAATATATATCTGAAATGATGTTATTTGGTGATTCAATGGAATTTATTTGTTATCAAGATAATATATTTATGAAATCAAATGGCGACGAAGGACATTACACCTTGAAAATACCGTATGAAATATTGGACGAACTGATTATAGAAGATGACCTTCAAATGAAAACACGGGTTTCTTTAAAATATTTGTATTATTTGACAAAATCAAATAATGTATTCAAAGAAATTAAATTGAAAATTCAATCAAATGCTCCATTCTTTGTCACCATTGAAGAAGTAATGTTTAAAATACAGTACTATATTGCTCCTAAAATAAATGACGATGAAGATGATTGTGCTGATTTTAGCGAATTTGATAATGAAGATGAAATACAAAATGTTGTTATGTAAGTTCAAAAAAAAAGGATATAATATTGATTATTCATAAATAAACATGTGGGTTGAAATTACTTTCATTTTATTATTATGTATCATTTATTTTTTATTTTATGTAGAAATCAAAGTCAATAAAAGCAATGAACTTTATTTTTTTGATAAAGAAATGACACGACAAAATTTACAAAATGAAATGTATTTAAAGTTGCCTTTTTATTTTAATGGAAAACATTTAAATGAACCTTATTCTAAATCAATACTTGAAAAAGTAGATAAGAAAAAACATCATTATGAACAATATAAGAAATCATATGATGAAATTTCATTGTTAGAACCTCGTACTCGTTTCAAAGCTACTCATGATATATACTATATTCATAAAAAGAAATCATTACCATTATTGATGGATACATGTAGTATTAACTTTTATATTGTAAAAAGTGGTCAAGTAAAGGTCACATTTATTCATCCAAAATTCAAAGAACATTTTGTTCAAAAAGATACAATATGCGACGTTTCTTCCAAAGTTGATTATATACAGAATCATAAATCTTTTCTTTCAATGATTGCATCAGAAAATACAATTATATATGTACCAAATCAATGGATTGTATATGTAGAAAATGAAGAAAACAAAACAAGTATTTTAGATATTATTCATTATTCCACAATGTGTAATCAATTTATAGAATGGGGGAAAAACAATATAATAAAAAAACAAAAAACAGTATAAATGTATCAAAACTCTGCATTAATAATCAGAAATTTAACTAAAAATATAACAAAAAATGTGGAAAATACCGTGAAAAATACATTTATAAATGAGCGTACCCCATTTTATTTTATTAGTACTGCTTTCCTATTTGTAACTATAATACTAAGTTTTATGTCAGCATTACATACCAATGAAAATTATGCGGATTTTTTTCCAAATGCAGGAGAATATTATGGAACACCTATTCACGATAATACAGTAATCGATAAATTATGTTGGTATTTTTCTCAAATAACTCATCATACCATCATTTTGTTGTTTTTTTATTTTTTTCTAGCATTTATAAATGTAAAATCGGAAAAATTTTTCAAAATGATTGCCCCATTGGCATTAACCATTAGCGTATTATACTTTTATTTATTATTTCCACGTCAAAAACTAGAACTACATCAACTACCCTTTTATAACTTTTTTTCTCATTTTATGATTATCTTTTTAGTCTTTGGAGAATTTATGTATATAAAAGATTACACCTTTAAAGAAACGACTCATTGTTTTATATTTATATTGACTTGTTTGTGTGCCATTTATATTAATTATGCGTTAAGAGGTGTATGGTCTTATAATTTAGTAAAATTAGATAGATATAGCGGTTGGAATTTAATTAGCAAAACCGTTATTTTAATGTATTGTTGTAGTTTTTTCTTTTATTTTTTGAAATATAAAAATAAACAAGGATTCGGATTAAACCCAAAAGAACTACGAAAAAGTAAAGGATTTTTTAGTGGATTGGTTGCAATCATTTGGTTTTTATTTTTTTTCGAATCGAAATAATTTAATTAATAAAACAATGTAAATACATATAATGAATATTATGAAATGCAAAACGAAACAAATAGTGATACTATGGAAGTCGAAACATTTGATGATATGAATTTAAAAGACGAAATTTTACGCGGTATTTTTTCATATGGATTTGAAACACCGTCTTCTATTCAAAAAAAAGCAATTTTACCTATGATAAAAGGGTATGATTTAGTTGCACAAGCTCAAAGTGGAACAGGAAAAACAGGTACTTTTACTATTGGTGCTCTACAAAATGTGGATATACAACATAATAAACCACAAATATTAATTTTATCTCCAACGCGAGAACTTTCAATGCAAACAAATAAAGTTATTCAAGAAATTGGAAAATACATGGATATCACTTCTTATGCATGTATTGGTGGAACAAATCTAAAAACTTGTGTAAATGAATTAAAAAAGGGGAAACAAATTATAGTTGGTACACCCGGAAGAATATATGATATGATAAATCGTGGTGTTTTACATTTTGATATGTTAAAAATGTTTATTATAGATGAAGCTGACGATATGCTGGATCGTGGATTTTTAGACCAAATCAAACTATTATTACGTCATATTGATGAGAATGTTCAAATTTGTTTGTTTAGCGCAACTTTGCCCTTGGATATTTTAGATTCTACTACAAAATTTATGAATAACCCAATGAATATTTTAGTAAAAAAAGATGAATTAACATTAGACGGCATACACCAATATTATATATCATTAGATCACGAAGAATATAAATTTAATACATTATGTGATTTATACGAATCAATGAGTATTACCCAAGCAATTATTTACTGTAACACCCGGCAAAAAGTGGAATGGCTTTCACAACAATTGACAAATTTGGACCATGAAGTTTCATGTATTCATGGAGAAATGCATTTTGATAAGCGTAAAACAATTATGAATGATTTTTATAATGGTTCAACTCGTATATTGATTTCAACAGATTTGCTTGCGCGAGGTATTGATATACAACAAATTTCACTAGTTATTAATTATGAATTACCAAGTCAAAGAGAAAATTATATTCATCGCATTGGACGTTCTGGAAGATTTGGAAGAAAAGGAGTAGCAATTAATTTTATTACACCACGAGACATTTCAAAAGCAGTAGATATTGAAAAATATTACCATACTGAAATAAAAGAATTACCTGCCGATTTGAATGCATTATAAAATAATTTAATCTTTTATTATAAATATATGAGAAAGGTGAAATCACTTCCCATAAATTTAAACACACAATGTATTTCAAATATGTCATCTATATCCTATCATGATTTTGAAAAACTGATAATGGGTGGAGAACAAACGCATTTGACGTTTGGAAAATATAGTGATAAAAAGAATCAGTCCAAAGAAAATAGAAAAAAAATCATGCAATATTTTTACAAAAAAATGCATTCAAAATTATAGTTTTAAAAAAATAAAAAATAAAAAATATTTTTTTAAAATTTTTCATCCATTCAAAAATAAAAAACTCCCCCCCTCCAAAAAAAAAAATGAAAAAATATAAAAAATGCTACATTTTATATAACTTTCTTATATTTCAGTGCGAATTATAACAAAGTTAAATAAACTATTCTCACATTATTATGGTACTATTTATAAAAATAATTTCAAGAGTTTTAAAAAAATATAAGAAAGTTATATAAAATATAAGAAAGTTATATTTTATATATAAAATATAATTTAATTATTTTCATATATTGTATATATATATGCCATTATATACATGTAAATGCTGTCAGTTTTCAACCATGATTAAAACACATTATACGAATCATCTCAAAACAAAGAAGCATCAAAACTGTAGCTCAAATGTAGCATTCTGTAGCCCAAATGTAGCATTCTGTAGCTCTAATGACGATTTTCCAGAAAAAAAAACCAAACCAAAAAAGGTGTACGAATGTAAATATTGTAAAAAAATTTTACAGCATCATACATCGCTGTCTAGGCACATTAAATATTCGTGTAAGCAAAATAAAGATGAAGATTTAAAAGAATTGGCAAGATTGTTTAATGAAAAAGAAAAGAAAATGAATGCAACAGATAATGCATTGATTCAACTTATCAAAGACAAAGACAAACAAATGGAAAAAATGCAAAAACAAATTGATAAATTAGCTAATAAATTACAAATACAAAATATTAATAATGGTACCGTAAATAATCATAATACTATCAATATTCAGTTATTGAACCACTCGGATACGGATTATAGTCATTTAACTCATAATGATTATATGGCATGTATTCAAAATTGTAATAAATGTGTCAAAACATTAATTGAAAAAGTACACTTTAATCCAAACAAACCCGAAAACATGAATATTTTTTTATCAAATATCAAAGGCAAATATGTGATGATTTATAAAGATAACGAATGGCAAATTCAAAATAAAAAGGACCAAGTAAATCATTTATATGATCACAATGAAATGGTATTAGAAACATGGTATGACGAATACAAAGATAAACATCCTGATATTATTCATTCCTTTCAGCGATATTTAAATAATCGAGATGAAAATCATGTATTGAATAATGTCAAAGAAGAAATACTTATTATGTTATACAACAATCGAAATATGATACCGGACACAATAAAAGTGGAATATAAAAATGAAATTCATGAAGCAAATTAATGTATAATAAAATAAAGTGTAAAATGTATATATGATTAAAAAGAGGCAACATATAAAAATGATTTGTGTTTTATTGATTATTTTCATATTGTATTTTATAAGTTTTATCGTAACAGAAAATTATTATTATAGAAATAAAAATTATTTTAAGCATAATTATAAAGAATATGATGATTTTATATCCAAAGAAACATGTTATACATTTAAACAAAAAATTGTAAATAATATTTATTTTGAAGATAATCCATTGAATGATTCTTTTAAAAATACAAAAGGTATTTTGATTGAATTTACAGATAAAAATGATTATAACGCATTTCAATCTAAGAATTTAGAATTTTTATATCCATATTATAAAAAAATAAAGAAACCATATGCCAATCATTTTATCTTTAATATATTAGCCATTCCACCAAGTAAAAAAAAGAAAATGAGTATTGCTTATCATTATGATTCAACCTTATCCTTAAATGAAATAGACGAAAGTTATTTTAGCCATGATATTGTACCTGAATGTGTAAGTGTTACATACATTGCACAACCTAAACATATGAAAAACGGAAAGTTACAATTAATAAAGTATGGAAATTGGATAAATGTTGGCAATATAACACCAAGTATAGGAAAAATGGTTGAATTCAATGGTAAACTTTATCATGGTGTAGAAAGTTTTTATGATTTAGATAATAGTAATACATATCGCATTAGTCTCGTGTTAGAACAATATTGTGTATAAATAATTATCCTATTATATAATATATGCCCATTCCAGTGGATCAAATATTATATGATACAATCAAAAAAAGAGTATATAAAAAAATCCCAAAACATAGTGCGTATCGTAGTGGATTGATTGTAAAAGAATATAAAAAAAAATTTCAAAAAAAATATGGATCTAAAAATCCTTATTTGGGAAAATATACAAAAAAAAAAGGATTAAAACGATGGTTTGATGAAAAATGGGTGAATCAGCGTGGTACAATTGGATATCAATATAAACATGATATTTATCGCCCAAGTAAACGAATTACGAAAAAAACACCGATCACTCATGGTGAATTAAGCAAAAAAGAAATCAAACGAGCACAAAAAGAAAAATATACAAAAGGTCGTGTATATCGTTTTAAACCAAATAAAACTCAAAAAGGAGGAACTCAACCATCTGACTTTAAGCCGAATTTAAGTCCTCGAGAAATATTTCAATTAGGAAGTTTCGGCGGAACCTATTGGAGACCTATTTATTCTAGTGTTGTAAAGAAACATTTGAAAAATGTACATAAAACATATCCAAAATCATGGTGGAAAGGTATTCCGGAAAACCATTTATCTAAAAGTGTGTATGATAAATCCATCAATAAATATAATGTAAAAGTTGGAACATCACTGGAATTTTGGGAATCTAAACAATGGATTCAACCACAAAATCCTTATGGATGGCTTCATTGGTATTGTGATTATTATATGGGAAAAAGAAGCGATGATGACGAACGTCAAATTAATCGATGGAAAGCATTAGCAGGACCAAAAGGACGTTTTATGCGTTTTTTAGTAACTCAAATTTTGAAAAAAAAAGGAAAATGGAATGACGAAACCATTAGTCCTAAAATTCGCCAAGTTTTACAGCATTGGGGGTATAAATTAACCAAAGCAGATTTTGACAATGAAGTGAAACGAAGAGCTACGAAGTAATCTCGCGAAACCATACATCCCATGCTAATTTGTATCTCAAATTGGTTTCGTATAAATAATCAAAAGACAAATCGGTTGCATTGGTATGTTTATTTTGGTCCACAAGTGAATGTTTTAAGTAAATACTAGGAATTTGTTCTTCATCCCAAAAAGGGGATTGTATGACGTTTTTTATTTGTAATACATAATTTACATATTGTTCTTCATCTTGTTTTTTTTGAATGATTTCGGCAACAACCACAAAGAGCACTTCGTCGATTCCTTGTAAATTTTTAGGTTTCCAAGCTAAATAAATGAAAGACGTTGCATGATTGTCTTTTACATTCAACATGTCTGTCCATAATTGATTTGATTTTTTTTGACTTTCTTCTATATCCTTTTGTAATTCTTGAATACCCGACATAATATGCAAATCGTCATATACAAACTCATAACCACTTGATATTTTTTTGGTTCGTCGTTGTGTCATGACATCCAACAATATATTTTGCATCCAATTTTTAGAAATGAGTAATGCAGTGCCCGGACTAATCGCTTGTAAATCATTGCGTGGATTATCAATATTTGGAACAAAGGTGCGGGATTTTCCATTGGGTAATTTCTTGGGCATCAGTCCAAATGTACCCCATGAAAGAGTAATCAAGAAAAGTGAAGTAAAAAAAGGTTTCATATTGTATTATAGTATATGAAATCTTTTTAGCTTATTTACCTTAATTATTTATAACCATCTTATTATTCTTATTATTATTATTATTATTATTATTATTACTATTACTAAAATTACTAATATATTCTTTTTGTCCCGGATTTAATGGTACCCACCCAATGATGGGTTTATCTATCCCGAATACTGGAATATATCCATTATTTATATTGTTTATAAAATTTAATAAATCTTTTCCTTGTAATATTCTTTCTTGGTTCATTAATACCTGTTTATCCTCATTATCAATATGAACGTCCGCAAAATATGAATCCCAATCAATATTCGTCCCACCTCGGTATCTTCTTCGTGTTCTATTTATTTTCTTTTTGTTTTGACGCGACTTATTTTTTCTATTTCCTCTACGTTTTTGTGTTTTTCTTTGTCTTTGTCTTTGACTTTTCGTTTTATATTTCCGAACCATCTTTAATATATACTATATAAATATAAAAGTATTTTTTCATATTTATATATGACAAATAATAAACAAACCATAATACAACCCTTACTTTATTTGATTTCATATTATTATTCTTATTCTTTTTTATATGAATGTCCTTATGGAAAACAATTATTTAAAGATTCTTTATTTTTATTTCATAAAAAAGAAGAATAAACAATACTTGTCTTAACTTAACGGAAAATATTAGAACTATACGACCAGAAATAAATACCTACAAAACATTTTGAAAACAAATCCAATATATTGTATCCCGTATTTTTTAGCGATTCTTTCATCAAATAGAAAACGCCGTAAAATGCCCATAAAATAAAGAATGCGAAAAATAACAATTGATTATTGAAATTGTTGCCGTTTTTGGGTTGAAGCAAATAAGTATTATACATAAACCCATATAAAACCGCAAAAAATAAAAATCCAACTACATTGGCAAATTGTTTTTGTATCACTTGCCTTTCGCCTAAATATCCAGTACCTAACATACCGTAATTCATCAATAAAATCAGTACAAAATCACCAAATTTGATACCTTTTAAACCTGAATTATATTGAAAGGCTAATACCAATACAAGAAGCATGATCGGTGTGGTAATCATCCAATCCACATAACGAGTATCGTTTATTTCATTTTGCAACGATTCCATTTCTTTGGATGACTCACCTTTTATGATTTTTTCTTTCATAGGTTCTAACATTGAAATGAATTTACCATAAAAATAAGCAGCCACAATACTAATACATGTTTCTAAATTTAAAATATGTCTCATCGGAACAATATTTGTCCGAAGAGCTTCAATAAATGTAATGGTGCCAGTAGTCACTAAAAAGGCACATGTAATATAAAAACTATAATAAGTATAGCTGTCCATAGTATATATATAAGAATATAAAAAATAAAGGGTTGTTTGAAATATAAGTCATTTTCAATGAATATATTATTTTAAATATTATATTATCACTAATCTGCTTCTTCTTCTTCTGTTTCTTCGTGTTTGAATTCTTCAATATTATACATAGTATTAAGTGTATTTTGTGCATCTGAATTACCATTATTAGCAGCATAGTCAATATATTTTATACCGTTACGACAATCTCGTTCTTTCATGAGCATAATTCCATAATTATAACACGCTTTACTAACCTCATTTTCAATATGTGATTCAGGCGTTTTCATCAATGTTTTAGATATGCTTTGATAGATTTCAAATGCTTTCTTTTTATTTACTTTACATCCGATTCCTTCATAACAATATTTTGCATACATAACCGAACAATCCAAAGAATTATTAATGTATCCTTTTTCAAACCATTCAAATGCTTTTTTAGTATTTTTATCACTACTGTATAAAGTTCCGGCGTTATACATACAAATTATATTTCCACTTTGTGCTAAATCTTCATATATGTTACGTGCTTTTATTGTATCTATTTCATATCCACATTCTCCAATATTACATGCAAACGCTATACGAAACTTTCCCGAATCATTATGATAATGTTCTTTTAATTTTTCAGCCCATTTGAGTGCTTGTTCTTTATCTTCTTGTATTCCATTATTATATAATGTTTCCATCAATTGTTCCATAGATTTTTCATCTCCGAAAATACATGCACCTTTTAAGTCTTTTGTTTCTTTTTTATATTCTTGAATGAGTTTTATATATTTGTGATACTTAGGATGATTTTGTACATTATAATCCCATATATATTTTTCAAATTCTACTTGAATATTTTTTATTAATTTTTCTATCATATTTTTCATATCAATATTAATAGAAGTAGGATATCCTTTTATAACTTTATCACCGTGTAGAAGATTATCTTTATAAATATTTGTTCCATTTGTAGGGTGAATGATCCAAGTTCTTCCAGCCCTATTTTTTTCATTATGAGCAATATGTTTCTCAATTTGTTCTTTCTCAAATGATATTGACCTAACATTACCATCTTGATTTATACATACGGGTATTTTCATAATTAATTGTGATAAACCACATGTTGCATTTTGGTCAAGTAGTTGCAACATACTTAACATGAATTCGCTTTCCAAAGGATGAACGGTGTGTGTTTCGTCGCACATATTGTTAATGATTCACGTAAAGAATAATTAAAACGCAAATCAATTTTTTAAAACTTAGTTTGCGTTTTAAAAAATGAATTAAAATATTGCGTTATAGTATAATGGAATCAGCAAGCAAAGATATTTTATTAGGTTCATTGGTAGACTTATTGAAAGATAAAGAATTCAAAAAAGACTTTATTCAAAAACTAAATGCAAATGTAGATGTTCCAATGTTTACGGAAAAAACCGAAGAAAAGGTCATTAAAGCATTGTATAAATTAGTCGTAGAACAAATCGAATTGGCCATTGAAAAAATTAAAAAAGAAGATTAAACGATATAAACATAAAGAATCAATATAATTATGTATAAATTTACGTGTAAAGACAATCATTATCAAACTTATCAATATGTTGAAACCAAAACATTTCAACCTATTGATCATATTACACAAACACCAACGCAATTAAAACTCTTTGTAAATGATGTTTTTGATTATAATGAAAACGGATTTATTCTTTATCATTCAAGTTTTAAATGTAATAAAATGAATCCCGGTATTTTGAATTTAACAATGACATATGGAAAAGAAAAAAACAAATTTTTATATTTATGTAAACCGGATGACAAAAGAATACCTTTTTTTCTTATTCCATATAATAAACCATTAGAGTTTGATAAAAGTGTTGAAAAATTATATATTACTTTTGAATTCAAACATTGGAATAACGAAAGGCCTTATGGAACAGTGACTCAAAATTTAGGTAATATTACAATCTTAAATCATTATTATGAATATGCATTGTATTGTAAATCATTGAATATATCGATTCAAAAATTCAACAAAGAAGTGAAGGAAAAATTACAACACCAAAACAATCAATTGTTGATAAAGACCATTGCGACACAACACAATATGGAAAATCGTAATAAAAGCGATTATTATATTTTTACATTGGATTCATCGCAATCGAATGATTATGATGACGCGATCTCATATGATAAAAAAGAACACAAAATTAGTATTTATATAACAAATGTTGCTTTGATTATGGACCATTTAGATTTGTGGGGAGCATTTAGCAATCGTATTTCAACCATTTATTTACCAGATAGAAAACGAACGATGCTTCCTTCTTTGCTCATTGACGCATTGTGTAGTTTAAAGGAAAAAGAATATAAATTGTGTTATGTATTGGATTTGTTTTACGATGAAAATAACGAATTAAAGAATCATGAATTCAAAACATGTAGAGCATACATACGAAAAAATGTTTCTTATGATGACCACACTTTTTTCGAAACCAATGAAACATTTCAATCTATTTTATCTATTTTGAAAATAAAACATTCCAAACAAATTATTACCAAATTAATGTTGTTGTTTAATCACTATGTTGCAATGGCCTTATGGGAAAAAAAGGAAGGAATTTACAAAATGTTGCAACAAGAAAAAATAGAAGAAGAACAGAATCCCAATATACCCACTCATGTATATGAACATATTTGTATTCTAAAAAATAAAGCAGCCAAATATTGTTCATATAATCCTAATATTGTATATCAATCCAGTATTCATAAAGATATTCACATCTATACACAAGTTTCGTCTCCTATTCGGAGGCTAGTTGATTTGTTGAATAATATCAAGTTTTTACATTTATTATGTTCCATAAAAATGAGCGATAAAAGTATACAATTTTACGATAAATGGACGACTCATGAAAACATGGAATATATCAATATTTCATCACGAGCCATTCGCAAAATTCAATCCAAATGTATGATATACAAACAATATGAAATCAATAAATCAAAAGGTGAACAACCTTTGTATAAAGGTTATATATTTGATAAGGCATACAAAGAAGGAGATGGTAAATATCAATATATGGTATACGTACCATGTATTAATCTTACTACGTATGTGACCCTGATTGAAGACTTGATAAATTATAGTTGTCATTGTTTTTCTCTTTACGTGTTTATGAATCAAGAAAACGATAAACAAAAAATTAAACTTCAATTGTGTTACGAAGAGTCCTTATGATTTCTAGGATTATACTATAAAATGAAAATGTATTTTAAATGTGGTTTTTATTTGGGTTTAGGATTTTTATGTAATTCTGTAAACACATTTTATGTGAAATCAAATACATTATGGAGCAACACTCGTAAAAATTATGCTGTAAAACATAAAATAGATGTTCCATTGAAAACAAATTCTTATCCAATATATATTGGAAAACAACTTCATGTTGAAAATCGTAATTTATTTCGTGATCATATTCAAAGCAATAAAGTATTAATTATAACAAATGATGTGGTTGCCCCATTACATTTACAACCTCTTCAAGAATCATTGTCACATGATTATACAGTATATACTATTGTTTTACCTGATGGAGAAGAAGAAAAACAAATGACTCATATTATGAACATTATTAAAAAGGCTCTACATAATGGATTGGACCGAAACAGCGTATTCATTGGATTAGGTGGAGGTGTGATTGGTGATATGACTGGATTTGCCGCATCAATTTATATGCGCGGTATATCATATATTCAAATACCAACCACATTAATGTCTATGATTGATTCAAGTATAGGAGGAAAAACGGGCATCAATCATGAATTAGGTAAAAATTTAATGGGTACTTTTCATCAACCTTGTTGTGTAATGATTGATATTGATTATTTACATAGTTTACCATATCGCGAATATGTATCCGGATTTTCAGAAATGGTTAAATATGGATTGATTCAAAATCGTTCTTATTTAACTTGGTTGGAAAACAATGTAATGTCCTTAAAATCACATAATGAATGTGTATTGTATGAAGCCATTTATGTATCTTGTTTAATCAAATCAAATATTATAGCCGAAGATGAATATGAAAATGGAAATCGTGTTTTTTTGAATTTAGGACATACGTTTGGGCATGCGCTAGAAACATGTTTGGGGTATGGAACCTTATTACACGGCGAAGCGATTTCGATTGGTATAATGATGTCAATGGATTTGTCTTTACAAATGAATTATATAGACAAATCTGATGTGAATCGCATACGTAGTTTATTTCGTACATTTGGTCTTCCTGTTTCTTTACATACAAAACCAAATTTCAATATATATCATATGATGCAAACGATGATGTTGGACAAAAAAAATAAAGACAATATATTGTATTTTATTCTTTTAACCAATTCAGATGAAAATATAATACATACGTGTGATTATGATAAGGTTAGTTTACATTATGTGATACAAAAATATATTTCATGAAAAGAGTTTTTTTATATTCGGTTCATTATGTTCCAAACTTTGATATAAATACATGAAAAATAAGGAAAACTGATAATATCGATTTTCCTTGTCATTTAATTGATGAATTGAGTTTAATTCTTTCAATACATACTTGTTGTATTTTGGATGAGAAGTATGAAATATCCATTCTTCATGTCCAACCCATTCTTTTGCATATCGATTGGGTAAAAAGAAAATATTTTTACTACACGATGTATCTACTTGTAATTCTCGCAATAATGGATGATTGTTAAATTCTTTGGGTATAATATGATGATTATCTACAAGGTGATCTTTGTACATTTTTTTTTTAATATCTCTTCGATGTTTTGTATTATAATGCAAAACATCATGATTTTTATTATAATGAAATAATGAATATGATGGATAGATTTGTACTAAATGTGGTGTAAATCGTACATCGTAAACATATTGCGATTTAGGGAGGATAAAAAAATAATAGTAAAAATTAGTTTTCATTATATATTTAACTATATTTATATTCTAGAATAATTCAACGTGCTTTATTTGTTTGTAATCATACGAGGAACTACATTCATGGCAATAAGTTCTTGAAACAATAGCTTACAGCTGTAAGGTATTTTGACAAATGAAAAGTCTACTCTATTTTCACAAATGTTACATAAATGAATATTCTCTTTTTCATTATAAGGAGCAATTAATCCACATTGATTACAAATGTGTACGCTATATTTATCAGATACATCATAAATACGATCTTTTGTAAATCGAGATGCTCCATGTGAAATCATACAATCACGTTCCATTTCACCAAAACGAAGACCACCATCACGACTTCTACCTTCGGCTGGTTGACGCGTCAAATTTACCATTGGACCAATACAGCGACTATGTTGTTTATCTGCTACCATGTGCTTCAAACACTGATAATAAGCTGGTCCAATAAATATTGAAGTCTCGATTTGTTCTCCACTTTTGCCATCATATAACAGTTCGTTTCCATTGGATTCGAAATTACGTTTTTGTAATTCTTCGCAAATTGTTTTCATATTTAAATCGCCAAAACTAGTCGCATCGCCATAAATACCCAATTCCAAAAGCAATTTTCCCAGTTGAGTTTCTTTTAATTGCGCAATGGTCATTCGCGATGGAATTGCGTGAGGATTAATGATTAAATCAGGACGCATTCCATCTTTTGTAAATGGCATATCTTCTTCATTAATAATGTGTCCGATTGTTCCTTTTTGTCCATGACGACTTGAAAATTTATTGCCAACGCATGGAACACGATGCGCACGAATTTTCACTTTACAACATGTATATCCGTCTCCATTACGATTTACATAATTTTTATCAATATAACATTCTTCATTTGTTTTATATGATTTACTATTGTCTGTATATTTAATAGTTTTTGTATTATCGTTTTTATGTCCCTTTATACTTGTCATAACTCCCATATAAATATCTTTGTCTTCAACCAGTGTATTTTCAGGAATAAGACCAAATTCATTTAATTTATCATAATTTCCAAACTTAATATTTTTGGTAATTGCTTTATTTGGTTTTGTACGTATTTCTTCTTCACCATTTACTTTTTTATCTTCATCTTTTTCGGTATGATAAATGGTAGAATGAAACAATCCTCGGTCAACCGAACCTCGATTAAACAATATACTATCTTCTTGATTGAAACCACTATGAGTCATGATAGCTACAATCACTTGATTCCCGGATGCCAAGTTACTAATTTTCAACATGTTCATGATACGAGTTTCAACAATTGGTTTCATTGGATAATTCAAAATATAGGCGGTTTTATCCATGCGTTTATTGAAATTGGACGCATATATTCCAACAGCTTGTTTTCCCATTGCGCATTGATACGTATTTCTTGGTGATTGATTATGTTCTGGAAATGGAATACAAGATGCCAAAATTCCAAAAATGGTACTAGGATGTATTTCGCAATGGGTATAATTATATTGAGGTTGTTTTGATTGTTCATTCATACAAATCATTCCCAATTTTTGTTCTTCACTGTCAATATATTCAATAACCGAATTTCCATTTGTATGTGAAACCAGCAAATCATCCCAATTAAGTTCATTTGAATCCAACTTTTTACAAATCTCTTTTGTAATCAATAATTCATTGTTTTTCATTTTATATACAGGACGAACCAATCTTCCTGAATCATTATAGATATAAATGATTTTTTCATACATGTTAAATGTAATTGAGGTATAAATATGTATAAAACCCTTGTATTTTTTTTCTTTTAAGGACCTATATAGTTCTATTGGATTTATCGCAACGCCAACCCATCTTCCATTAAACATTACTTTTACTTTATCATGGAAGTATTCGATTGGTTTCGATTCATCGTTCAAATCAACAATTTCTTGTTTTATATAATCATATATACAATTCGAATCACTATATCCAGTAATAGATGCCATATAAGCTATATTTTTCACTACACCAACAGATTGACCTTCTGGTGTTTCCGCTGGACACAAAAATCCCCAAGTACTGCTGTGTAGCTTTCTTGGTTCGGTTAATTTTCCCGTTTTGTCAATAGGTGTATTAACCCGTCGTAAATGACTCAATGTGCCTGCATACGTTAAACGATTCAAAACCTGAGCAACACCAACACGATTTGAATTCAATTGTTTAATTCCAAAATCTCCGGTAGATAAAGCGCGCTTTAATCCATTTTCAATTGTGGATGATTTAACTATTTTATAAATATTTGTAAGTGTCAAAATACTTGTATAATCTTCACTTGATTTCCAAGAACCATTATTTATTTCACGGACTACCAATTTTTGAATATCTTTTACAACTTTATTGAAATAATTACGAAATAAATTATTTAGCAAACAGCCCGTAAGTTCAATACGCTTATTTTCATAAGAATCACGATCGTCACTTTTCGAGTATCCTAAGAAGCATGAAATTAATTTATAAGCCATAAATCCAAGCAAATGTATCTTTTCTTTTTTTGTTTTACAATTAGGAAAAAGGTCATTATTTAGAATATCATAAGTAAATGAAGTTTTCTTTTTATCACCTTCTTCTTGTGTCATATTAATAGGCGTATACATAACGCATGATTTCAAATGTTGAATACATTTTTCTTCTTCAATAAATTCATGATTCATTTGGATAGTTGCTTTTAGAAATTTTAGCATTTTTTGATGTTTTTCAGTATTCAAATCAAGTAATATAAATTTACAAATTTCTTTATCTGTGGTAATTCCCAAACATCGAAATAATAAGAACAATGGTATTGGTTTTTTTAATTTAGGTATTGTCACATAGATCGTATATCCCATTTTTTCTTGTTTTGCCGAAATCATCATATAAATTTGTTTTGGCGAAATGACTTTCCAATAAGGAACACATCTCATTTCAGCACTGTAGCTCCATTTTGCTGATTTTTTATTTTTAAAAACATATATTTTATTATCTGCTGCTTTTTCTTGTCCTAAACATGTTTTTTCAGAACCATTAATAATGAAATATCCTCCGGGATCCATTTTACATTCATCCGTTTGTTCATGATGCAAATAATTATATTGATTCAATGTACAAATACATGATTTTATCATAATTGGTATTTTTCCAAATTGAATTTTAGTTAGTTTTATATGTTTTCTTTCTTCGTGTTCAAGTCCGGCACCACTATAAATAATATATTCAATATTCATATCTAATGTCATATTTGAACTGTATGTAAAATTACGTAAACGCGCATCATTTGGAAACATTAATTTCGCAGCACCATTATTTTCGTGAATTTCTGGCCGGAATAACGACATATTTTCAAAATGTATAATAAGCTGGAGACGATATTTTCCGTATTCTTTGATATAATCTTGTGAAGATCGAATAATCAATGGATTAAACATTTCAATTGTTTTTTTCATTTGATTCTGAATAAAATCATTATAAGATTCAACCTGATGTTTTACTAATTGATGTAAGTGTTTGTTTTTAAAATAACTTTCTATCACTTTCCATGTGTCTTCATTACAAATGCTCATTGTGTTAATACGTTTAAATAGGTTAGCCAAAATGAATTCAATTTTATTTATAGGTCAAAAATGTAATACAAATATATTTGTGCATATAAATGGACCAAAATGTAAGAAAAACAATACAATTTGATGCAACTCCATCTACACAAAGTACAACTAAACTAAATAAAAAACGTAGTTCTGAAAAAAAAAAGAATATTGCAAAAGTAAAACCTCAAAGTGTAAAAGAAATTTTATTACAAAAATTAAAACAATATAAAAAAGAAAAACAAATGAAAGATAAATCGTTAATTCCAAATCAGTCCACAATAAGTGATTCTTTTATTCGTAGTGTTCAAAAAAAAAAGAATAGGACTGAACAAAATATTTCATTAGAAACATTTGAAGAACCATCCATTATAACACCCCCACCAATTCAACCACAAACAACCGTACCATTTCAACCATTGGTATCAAAACAATTTGAACCACCTCCACCTCCTAAGTATAGTAATTTAAAACATTCAACCATTCCTACGTATCGACAATGGAAGCAAAAAACACAAAAACAATACAATCACATACCAATCGAACCAAGTGAACCAAGCGAAAAATCTATAAAATTAAATGTATCAAAAAAAATGAAAGTAGGTAAAAATAAAACATTGAAAAAAGTGGGTATTTTTTTAAAAAATAAGTCAATGAAACAAGAAATTGAAGAAAAAATGATTGAAATGAAAAAATGTAAAGTAAAAACCATGAAATCATATTTAAAAAAAAATAATTTAATTAAATATGGTACTTCGGCTCCTACAGATTTATTAAGAGAAATATATATATCTTCACAAATGTGCGGTGGAGTACAAAATAATAATGGAACAAATTTAATTCAAAATTATTATGAAAACGAAGATAAATAGTTTAAAAAAATGTATATATATATATCATTAATGTCAATTGAACCTTTATTTAACTTTGAAGTCAAAATTGAAAATAAGAAATTATTGTATATTATTGAATCAAGAGGAATTGAATTTACGGAATTGAGAATGATACATTTTATAAAAGAATTGGATATATTTTTAGAAACATTAAGGAATGAAAAAATTAAAAAAGTTTATTTTATTTTTAACATGACAAAATATACAATACCAAAAAATTTAACCTTATTACGAGAATTATCAGATGTATTTGCGAAATACACACATATATTTATTGAAAAACTAGAATTTTCTATCATAGAAGTAGATAATAACATATTTCGAATGTTTTTATCATTATTTAAGCAATATTATACACCAAGAAAACCTTTATATATTTGTAAAAACCAAGAAGAAACGCAAGATTGTTTAAATGATCCTAAAAAACGCGAAATTTTACATGAAGTTAACTCAACTGATTTGTAATTATTGAACTAGTTTGTCTTATGCGTGCTCGACAACAAGGGCATGTATTGTGTTGTCTTAACCATCTATTTAAATTTGGTTTACAGAATATATGACGACAATGTGAAATCATAATTACATTTTGTTCAGGCGTAAATAATTCTCTTGTAATAGAGCACGTATCATTTAATGGATTTGGAATATATTTATAACAAGAAACATCATATAATTCTATATTTTGAGAAGACATATCTTCAAATAAATGTACGTCAGTTTCATCGTTAATGTTTACTATATTGTATGATATTTCATTATTTTCATTGTTTTCACGATTAGATTGAAATAATGTATCAAACCGAAATACAATATTAGATAATTCATCAGGCTGTGATCTTTGTTGTTGTTGTTGTTCTAATAATCTTTGCGAATCTTGTATAATATTTGCTAATAAATTTATATTATCAAAGTGAATATTTAAATTTGTATTATTATTATTATCATAACGGCGATATCGGTTTCGAAAAGTATTACGATAATATGGATTGCTCATTATATTGATTGTATATTTTATTTAAATAATAATTGATATGATTGTTTAATGAGAAACTACAATTGCTACAAAGGAAAAGGATTAACTGGATTAGCTAATTTAGGAAATACGTGTTATATTAATAGTTCAATACAGTTTATTAGTCATATTCCAGAATTAAATGAATATATTCAATATTTTTTACAAAACAATACAATCAATAATAATAATAATATATTATTTTTAAAAGAATGGCATGATCTACACAAACTTATGTGGAGTAAAAATTGTATTATTTCACCAAATCGATTCATATATATGATTCGAAAAATATCAAAAGAAAAACAAAATGAGTTATTTACTGGGTTTTTACAAAATGATTCAACTGAATTTCTTTTTTTTATCATTCAAATCTTTCATGATGCATTACAAACATCATCGGATAAAAATAGTTTGTTTCAACAAAATAAAAACAATATTAGAAATAAACAGTTTTCAACTTTTTTTTCAAACCATCACAATAAAAGTTATTCCAAATTAGACGATTTATTTTCCATTTACATGAAAATGGATATTTCTGATGCGCAACAAAATACCATTTTATCTTCTAATTATGAACAATTTTACATATTGGATTTAAGTATTACGCCTTCTTTTCATATTGAAGACAGTTTGAAATTTCATTTTTCAAACGAATATATGAATAAAGAAAACGATAACCAATTTTACGATGACAAGGAGAAAAAATTAAAAGATGTTGTAAAATCAACATGTATATATAAAAGTTCTCCTTACTTGATTGTACAATTGAAAAGATGGAATCATAATTTGAAAAAAAATCAAAGAATTGTGCATTATGATATACACGGTCTAGATATTAAACCTTATATGCACCATGAAGCCGAAGACAAAACAAATACAAAATATACATTATTTGGTATTATTAATCATAGTGGAAATATAATGGGTGGTCATTATTTTTCATATATAAAAGGATTTGATGAAAAATGGTATGAATTTAATGATACGAATATAAAAGAAATATCGCCTTCCAATTTGGTGTCAAATAAAAATTATTGTTTCATTTATAGAAGAAATAAATAATAATATAGTATATTAATGGAAGTAAGTGTAGAAGAAAATTCATATATTCCAAATACTCAAAATAATATTCTTACCAATGCATTGAAAGATACAAAAATTTCTTTTGTTGTATTATTGATTGTTATTATTTTGATTTATATTGGTATATTCTTTATGATTGGTAATAACAAAAGTGAAAATACCCCAATTACAAATTTATTTATTGTTATTTTAGAAGTTATATTATGGATTGCTCTAATTGTGATTATTTATATCAATATTACAAAATATGACAATAATAATAACGAGTTTCAAACAAAGATTGAAAATTTATTTAATACTAAATTAGCAACTTTATCAGTATCTTCTCCACCAACAGATGAAACGAATCCTGAAACAACAACCAAATGTGAAAAAGATGGATCACCAATGGACGAAGTATTTCATGTTCCAAATAACATACATACTTTCGAAGAAGCAAAAGAAGTATGTAAACAATATGATTCTAGATTAGCATCTTATGACGAAATAGAACAATCTTACTTGGAAGGTGGCAATTGGTGTTCATATGGATGGTCACAAGATCAATTAGCATTATTCCCAACGCAAAAAGAAATTTATAATAATCTTAAAACAATTCCTGGCCATGAACACGATTGCGGTAGACCCGGAATAAATGGAGGTTACATTAAAAATCCAAATGTTAAATTTGGGGTTAATTGTTATGGCATTAAACCCAAACAAAGTGCAAAAGATGAACAATATATGGTTGCTTTAAATAATACTCCTGTATTTAACGATAGTGATAAGATTGAACAAAAGAATAAAGAACAAAATAATACAAATATTGTTGCTCCTTTTAATCGTAGCAAATGGTCTCAACTTGAACAATTACAAAATAATTAATCTTTTTTTTTACGCGTTTTTTTAATATCATTTTGTTTATTTTTATGTTTTACCGTTTTTGCTTTACAATGTAGATTGTATTTTTTTAATCCAAATACATGCTTTACTAGTTGTTCATATAATAATTCATTTGAATAATCTTTTATATCAACTTGGTTGTTATTAATTTCACATGATTGTTCATCATATAATAATCCGTTTGGCACTGTAAAATTTCTTAACATTTATATATTAAGTGTATATAAATGTTCAATTGATTTAACTGAATTGAATTTTAATTTCTTCTTTTTCTTTTTTTTCTCGTTTGTCTTTTAAAAAAGAAATACAATCTTCTACATGTAATGGAATATTATTTTTCTTAAAATAATCACTTAAATTGGATTCTATAAATTTTAAACTCATTTGTTGATATATACTGGAACATTTGTGTTGTATTTTATATTCATTTAAGGAAAACATTTTATTATTCATATTATTTTCTTTCATAAATTCAATCAAATCACTTTCTAAATTATTTTTATTTTCTTTTAGTTCAGATAATCGGTCTGATAATTCATTACATTTGTTATTTATTTCAATAAAATGAGTCAATTGTTCTTTTAAATGTTGTTTTACATCCATATATATATTACTTTAAAAATTATGTTCAAAATAATTTCATTATATTTTAAGTTAACTATACATAAATTCAAAAAGTAAATGAAAATTATCCATTTACTTCTTGTAAAATTATGAGCGTTTTTTGTATGATTTATTTTTTTTATTTTTGTAAGACTTGTTTTTTCTTTTTTGAGTTTTCGACGATTTTCTTCCATATTTTTTAGTTGCTAAATGTTGGATTGCTAATAATCCAAATGGAACCGCAGCAGTTTCTAATAAACCGGTTTTTTTTCCACCTTTGCGGTTTCTACGATTTTTTCTCATATTTCGTGTTTTTTGAGCCATATTATATATTACACAAAGATTAAAAATTATTTGAGTTCATTAATTAGTATTTAAAAAAAACAAAGAAATTATCTTTATAATGAATGAAATGTATTTAATGGACCTATCCTTTAACGCATTAAAGATTAATCCACCAAATGCAATAAATGAAAATCATTATGTTTTTCCAATTTCGTATAATAATGAAACACCTATTCTATTTTCTTCTAAACAAAGTTATATTCTTCATATTAAGGAAAAAATTTGCGAATTACACATTAAAGACCGGACTGACTTAACTTTTTTTAATGATTTATATAAACATTTATTGGAACTTCTTTATCAAACCCACGATGAATGGTTTGAAACTTCTTTTGAACGAAATAAATATGTATCCATGTTTAAAGAATATTTATATCCAAATATTCAAGAAAATGCTGTAAATATTAAGTGTAATGTAAATGCATCTATTTTAGAAACATTAAGTGATTCTAGTTCTGCGGTTGAAGTATATCCAACATTTCAATTAAATTCGATCGTATTTGACAATCTTAATTTTCAAATTGATTTAGAATTAAGAAATATACAAATTGTTCCTCAAATTCAAAAAGAAACGATGGACAAAGAAGAATCTGTCGAAGAACCAGACGAAAACGAAAAAGAAGAAGAAGAAGAATCAACGAATGAAAATAAAGTTTTAAATTCATTTGATTTAGCAGAAGAAGTGGATGTTCAACCAACTGAAACATTAGATGAATCAGATATTAATATTAATGATGAAGATTATTATATTCTATTTAAAATTATTCATTCTGCGATTAAAGATAATTTCGCAAATTCGATTTTATCAGTATTACAAGAAAAAAATATAAATACAGAAACGGTTGATATTCAAAATATTGCATATGATAGCGATGATTACGAAGATAGTGAAGATGAATATTTAGATAATGATCAATTTGAAGAAAATTTTAAAAATATATAATTTTAAATGTTTTTTTTATAAAAAATTATTTTATAATCTATTCTATATAATAATGAAACCTAACATGAACTTTTTAAAAAGCCTTACTAAAGGAAAAAATAAATTTATGAACGTTTTTCTTATTTTAGCCATTGTTGTTTTTATTGGCGTTATATACCAATATAATGGTAATAAATCTTCATTCCATGATAATATGCAAAACAATCCATTTGCGAATGTTGGTGAAGTTCCAAATTCAGCAGCACCAAATGGAAGTGCTCAACCCGAAGAAGCTTCAACACAAGGTGGAGCTGCTGCTGCGGTAAAACCGGTTGTAACAACCGATGGTAATCAATATTTAAAAGTCAGTGGTATAACATCTGGAAGTCAAGCTTCTAATACATGTAATAGTAAACCAGTAATGAACCCAAATGAACTATTACCAACAGATAGTAATACAGAATGGTCTAATATTATGCCAAACAAAGATTTGAAAAATGTAGGTATGTTAAATGCGGCTCATCATATTGGCACAAACACGGTTGGTTCATCATTAAGAAATCCAAATCTTCAAATTCGTTCTGAACCGGTCATTCCTCAACAACAACAAGGACCATGGAATAACACAACCATTGAACCAGACAACATGCGTCGTTCATTGGAAATTGGTTAAAAGATATATTAAACAAAATTTTTAATCTATCTTTTATTTAAGATGAAACGTGAAAATATATTAGGATATGTCCTTTTAGGATTTATATTGTTGATTATTATAAAATGTTATTATGATAATGATTTTTTTCAATTAAAATGTATTGTTTCCGACGTAAATGGAAAAAAATATTGTGTACGAGAAAGAAGTAAACTAAAAGAAGCGAGTGATTTATTGGCAAAAACAACCATGAAATTAGAAAAATTAGTGGATCATGTAAAGACAAATTATGAACATGAAGAAAGAGTACAGCGATTGGTGAAAAATTTCAAATCGGATAAAATTAAAGAGATTTTACCCACCAGTGAATACACTGCATATAGCGAAAACAAAGGTGAAAAAATAGCTTTTTGTTTAAGTAAAAAAGATAAGAAAGATTTAAATCATATGATTGATGAAAACACATTAACATTTGTTGCTTTACACGAAATGTCTCATTTAGCAACAAAAAGTATTGGACATAAAGATGAATTTTGGGAAAATTTTAAATTTCTTATTGAACAAGCAAATAAAATAAATATTTATACTCCTGTTGATTATGAAAAACAAAAAGCGGAATATTGTGGAATGACGATTAAAGATAATCCTTATTTTGATAATTGATTAAATATCATATGTTGAAATTTATCATGTTGAATACATGATTTTAATTGAAATTCATTTTGTATAATATCAACCGGAAAAAAGGTATCACAATCATAATCATTATTTAATTTAGAAAGATGTATTTCATCAATCCAATGTTTATATGTATGAATCATTGTGGAATATAAAAGTTCTCCTCCAATTATCCAATATTCATCATAATCACTTTGTTGAATCCATAGTTCTAATTCTTTCATATTTTGAAATACTATTACATGTAATGGTTTAAAATCAATATTAGAAGTTAACACGCAATTAATGCGTTCTTTTAATGGACAATATTTTTCAGGAATACTCAAATATGTATTTTTCCCCATGATAACACAATTGTTACCATTACCAATTGTTTTTTCTTTGAATAATTTCATTTCGCTTCTGATATTCCATGGCAACTTTCCATTTTTACCAATACCATTATTTTTATCACAGCAAACAATTAGTTTAAGTTTTATCATATAATAATGTATTCTATTTATATATAGTTATGGACAATCAAGTGTTTAAATTTGTTCTTTTGAATTATAAGAATGAAACAAAAGGAGTATATACATATGGGAAAGATTCCGTATCTGAAAATACATATTCCATTTCATTGTTTCAAGATGATACAATTGAAAATATAAAATATAAATTATGTTCGGTTTTAGATGATACAGATATAAATCAATATTCTTTTTTTTATAAAACACAAGATTTATGGAAAGATGCAAAACAAATCTTTTTGAAATTGAGCAATAATAAAGATATAATATCTGCAAAAGAAATGGAAATATTTTGGATAAATCATGAAATTCCGTACGACTCGCCTGAGGATATAGATTATTATACTTATGAACAATTTTTAGAATTATATCAATCTAAAATTCAAACAAGTGATAGTTACTTAGAAACAAAATCACTAGAATTTAACTTACCATCGCATAAATGTATTATGAATCCATTATTAAACACTAAAAAATATAGATTTGATTCACCTATTGAATATATAAATGCGAATTTATTATTTGAAATGGGAAATATACACGAAAATACCATATATGGTGTCCATAAAAATGATTTTTTACAATATATACAAGGTTCAACTCAATCAATATTATCTATATACTATCCATTACATGATAAAACATCTGAACTAAGTAATAAATACGTATATTATAATAGTCTTATTCAAAAACATTATGAGTTTGAAAAAAAATATAATACAACTCAATATTCAAAATTAAAAGAAGTTCCAAAAATTCAAGGATTTCAGTTTATGTATCAAAATAATCATTCTTTTTTATTTCCCCTAGAAATTTTTTTTAAAAAGGTAAATAGTACACAAAAAATACCTTTAATTCAATATAAACAAGCAACGCATCATGAAACCATATGTAGACTATATTCTCCATTTAAAGATATAAATGGTAAAAAGAAACCTTATTTGTCAAAGAATAAAACGTTACGAGCAATGAAAGATAAAAAGAAAAATTCAGTATCATTGTTTTATTCCGTTCAAGATGATTATTCTAAACAAATCCATGTAATGGTTGAAGTGGACAAAAACGGAGACATTTTTATAAATGTGGATAAGGTTGAAATCGATAAAGAAGAATTATTGAATCATTGTCTTTTTGTTTTAAATGATGCCATGAATAAAATTATAAAAACAATTGATCCGGCGCGTATTATGTATCATGAAATCCCAGAATTTATACACGACGATATTCACATATTAGAAATTAAATATAAAATGAGATTTCAAGATATAAATCACAGTGATATCAATAAAGTTTGTAAAACTTACTTTAAAACCATATTTGAAGTAAATAAAAAAGATAGTGAAATATTATCTTTGAACTATAAACGTGTATCCAATTACAATGCAATGAATGATATGCATGCAACGGCGGTTAAAATGATTCAAAAACAAGAAGATGTGAATAAAATTATACAAAAATTAAAATTTTATGTAAATCAAGATGAAGAAAAAGCAAAACGCGTATTTTCTGATATTTATTCAAAATTAAGTGTCGAAGATCATTTACAAAAAAATGGCGAAAAACGTCAACGTATACATATCAAAAATAATCCTGGATTATATATTCAAATTGAAACAAATACATTAATAGTTCATAATATAAATCATTTTGACTATATTGAACATTTAAAAGTGTTTTTGTGTAATTTATTGTTTATTTCTTCCAATTTAAAAGACAAAGAAGTATTTAAATCTTTTTTCGGAATCGCAACATCGGCTCCAAACGTGATATTAGAACCGCCAAAAGTCAATGTACCCGAAGCAAATAAAGTAGAAATAGAAGAAGAAGAAGTCAATGAACCTGAAATGGAAGAAGATGTGATGGAATACAATTCAGATATCGGATCAATAAAAAGTATGAATAGTTCTTTTTATAATAATAATAATAATTATGAAAATAAAAAAGACGAACTAGACAATGAATCCTTTATTGTTTCGCAAAATAGACAAAACGAAAATGTCGAAATAGGTGATCAAAATAGAAGCTACAAGGACCCTTCTGTTGATAATAAAGAGATACCAAACGAATATCCTGAAATAGAAGCCGCATATAGTGAAAACGAAGAAGAAAATGAAAATAATAAACCCAACAACATGAAAAATGTTAATCAAAGTATATTACAAAATACAGTTCCAGTTTTATCATCAAGTGTTGCGAATAATCAAATAGAACCAGAAGATTCTATAAAAAGTAATGCTCCTCTTTCTGTATCAAATTCCATGATAAATCAATCTGATAATGAGGAAGCGGTATATACCGAAGATGAACAAGATAATACATCACAGCGCGCAGAAAGTGTAGCGGCATACACAGACGACGAACAAGAAGAAGAACAAGATAATACATCACAACTCATAAAATCTGAGGACGAAGACTCTGCGCGGTACATGAATGGTTGGGCTGATCCGAACACTCCGCCCGAAGAAGAACAAGATAATATATCACAGCGCGCAGAAAGTGTAGCAGCATATACAGACGACGAACAAGACGAAGACGAAGAAGAAGACGAAGAAGAAGACGAAGAAGAACAAGATAATACATCACAGCGCGCAGAAAGTGTAGCAGCATATACAGACGACGAACAAGACGAAGACGAAGAAGAAGACGAAGAAGAACAAGATAATACATCACAGCGCGCAGAAAGTGTTGCCGAATACACAGACGACGAACAAGAAGAAGAGATTGAAGGCAACCAACAAGCAGAAAGGTCGCCCACTTATCAAGAATGGTTGGAAGAACAAGGTTATAGTCCCTTAAAAGATTTAATTATAGATAACCAAGATAATGAATTACCGGAATCTGAAAAAGAAGAAGATCCCGAAAATAAGGTGGAGATTAGCGATGATGAATATAGCGATGATTCTTATACAGGAGGTGCGAAACCATACAGTTTACATCCGAATCCATTTATTGATAAAATTAAAAAAAAACGGGGGGAAAAACATAGTGGAGTCGCTTGGTTCGATAAAGAAAAAAAAGATGGAAATCGTGGTTTACGCGAAGATAAGAATCAGTTTAGTCGCCAATGTCAATGGAATCGAAGAAGAATTCCTGTTATTTTAAATGAAACCGAAAAATTAGAAATCGAAGAAAAAGTACCTGGATTTTTTGATGAAAATGAAATTATTCAATACAGTACAAATCCATTAAAACAGAAAATTTATTTTACTTGTCCACGATATTGGGATTTACGTTCAAATCTTCCAGTGAAACCAGAAAATGTAAACAAAGAAGATATTATTGATGACGCTGCCATTAAATCAAAAAGAGTCGATTTAGATAAACAGCATATTATAGAATTCGCAGAAAATAGAGAATATAAAAAAATGATTCCTGGATTTTTTGACAATTCTAAAAATAAGAACGGTTTTTTTATACCTTGTTGTTTTACAAAAGCAGGCAAACAATTTAATGATCGTCGGAAACACGCGGAAGAACAAATGAAAGCAATTGAAGAAGCTGGATTAACAGACGAAGAAGAAATCAAACAATTTTTAGATGAACGTAAAAATAACAAAACAAAAACAAATGGCGCGGAACAATACATTTTAGATAGTTTTCCATTGAAACAAAATCGTTATGGTACTGTATCAAAATCATTAGAAACATTTTTTAAAATTTCAAATCAAGAATGTGGTAATAATAAACAAAAACCATGTTTATTAAGAAAAGGTATTGAAGAATATAATACAAAAACATTTTTAGGTTGTTTATCTGTGTTATTTTTGAAATCAAAACAACCAACCATAGAAAATATGATTCAGCATATTAAAGATAAAGTAACCTTGGATAATATATTACGATTTCATGGAGGAAATATACCTTCTTTATTTTACAATGAAAAAGAATTAGATCATATTCATATAGATGATTATAAAGATACAAAAATATATAAAAAATATACTATACAACCCGATCGAAATGAACGTCAACTTAAAATTATTATAAATGGATATGAAAACTTTTTAAAGTATATTGAAGATAAACGTGAATACGTAGATTATTATTATTTATGGGATATGATTTCATGTGGATTATTAAACGAACATTCACGAGATCATCCATTGAATATGTTTATTATAAAGGAAAATAATAACAAAGATATATCCATATTATGCCCAACGCCTGGATTTTCACGACATTATTATGATATAAATCAGAAAACAATATTAATTTATCATAAAGATAAATATTTTGAACCTATATTACTTCAAAATAAAACAAATGAAAAAAAGAAATCGAATCAAAAAATTAAGTATGATTGTTTCTTTGATACAAAAAATGCTCCATTTTTAAAAAGTGTTTTTGAAAAACTTAAAAATGATATTTCAATTCAATGTTCGATTCAAGAACCAATTCATAAAGATATAAATGTATTTGAACTTATGAATAATCATAAACAAACTTTGAAAACAAAATATAAATTTATTCGTCAAATCATACATGTAAATAATAAAGTATTTGGGGTTGAATTATCCTCAAAAAAATTAAAACAAACATTTATATTACCATGTAATTACAGTAGTATTTATGACCCGAAAGAGTTAGATTATGATTTTTATGACGAAACAATTTGGAAAGATTATGATGTTACTAAAAAATGTTTAAATATGCTTCACGATACAATGCCTCAATTAAAATGTAAACCTATCAAAAGAATTATAAATGATACTATGATTATTGGTATATTAACATTATCAAATCATTTTGTGAAAGTGATTCCTATGTTGAATACGTCAATAAACGACGAACTAATAGAAGAAAAAGGATATGATACTTTTGAAATAGATTATGATCTGTTTCATCATCAATATTTACGAGAAAATAAACGTCAATCGCAAATTCATGCATTACAATTAGAAAAACAATTTTATAATGCGTTTTTAAATACAATTCGTTATCAATTACAACAATATGAAAATAATGATATTCGAAAAAAAATTCAAACTATTATAAAAAACGAACAAAATCATGATTTTGAAAGTCAACAAACCGAATTATATGAATTAATGATGGAATGGACAGAACCATTTTTTATTTTTACAAATTATGATGAAGAAGTATTAAAAAAATTATCCAATATTACAATTTGTAGTTCCGAGCCAGAAGAATATTGTATTGTACAAGATGGAAAGAATCGTTTGTTAATACCGCAATATAATTTATATACAAATGAAGATAATAAAATAAGATACTTGGCTCTATTAGTACATGATTTATTATTAAATATACAAGTACAAAATAAATTATTAAAGAATATGTCCGGATATTTTTATGATGATTATATTTACAATATTAATAAAGATGAGATTATTTTACTAGAAAACGCAATTCAACACTATTTTGAATCACTCAGTCCGTATAATAGAAGTTCTTATATACTACATGATGTATATGAAAATATAAAACCAAATGAAATTTTACAATTATTAAATAAAGAAATAAATTATGATGAAAGATTGGATGAAAGCGATGACGAAAGTGATGACGAAAGTGATGACGAAAGTGATGACATATCTGTAAAACAAGATGAAGAACTTTTATTGAATAATATATTTGATTATATATTATCATTAGAATCAACATATTTTGAGGGAATTAATATAGTAAAAAAAATTAAACGTAAAATGATTGAAGATGGTATCATGGATGATAATGATAAATATGATTTGGAAATAAGAAATAAGATATTAGAACGTCAAAAACAGTTACATGAATATAAGAAAAAGTCAAGAACCGAAATTATAGACAAAGCACGTAATTATATTATACCATTGATAAAACCAGAAACATATAATGAACCAAAGATAATTGAAAAATTAGCAAATCTATTAGTTGTAAATAAAATTATAAGTAAAGATGATGCACAATATTACAATAGTGAAATAGAGGAAATGATATCACGAGAAATTGGAAACAAAATTATACAAAATACACCAGGTGTTGAAGAAACAAAAGACACACAACAATTAAATGAAATAGAATCATTATTACAGGCTATTCCGGAAAATAAAGAAAATAATATTGAATCAATAGATGAAGAAATGGAAGAAGATAACACGAATAGTCCAGAAATAGAAGAAAATGAAAATAATATAGTTGCCGAAGAAAAATCAGAACAAAATAATATTCTTTTACAGCCGAATAAATTAGATGAAGAAAGCGAGGAAGAAGAAGAAGAAGTACAGCAAAATCAACCAGCTCAAAAGAATGATGAAGAAAGCGAGGAAGAAGAAGAAGTAGTACAGCAAAATGAACCAGCTCAAAAGAATGATGAAGAAAGCGAGGAAGAAGAAGAAGTAGTACAACAAAACCAACCAGCTCAAAAGAATGATGAAATAAAGTTGAATAATACGATTACAATACCAAGTTCAAAAGAATTACACCCAAAACTAAAACAAATCTTTATTACAAAAGAAGCGCGATTGCCTGTTCCTAAAATAAGAAATACAACCCTTTCAAATCAAACCGAAACATTTAAAACATATCAATTAAAAAATAATTCATGTACAGAAACACGTAGTATTACCAGAAAATGGAAGAAATTTTTCCCACCATTAACCACCGAATTTTCATTTTTAAAAGATACAAATCAATGTAATTATTTGATGATGCTATTTGTTTTAAAAATATATCAACCTGAGCTGTTTAAAGATTTAGATATATTTGGATTAAAAACATTACTTGTACAATTTTATTCGGAACATTTGAAAGATCCGTTTTTAAAAACAAAAATTTTGAATAAATTTAAAAATCAACAAAAAAAGAAAGAATCTTTATTATTAAAAAATAATACACCCATTGATACAATTATTCATAATGAAACTTATCAATTAAGTGAAATAGACATTTGTCTTATTATGTGGCATATCAAAATACCAATTGTCATTTATTTTCAGTCTAAAAAATCGGTAAGATGTTTTCGTTTTTCAAACTCTCGGGAAAAAAATAAACATTTTTTTATAAGAATTGGTAACGGTGATAAAAGAGGATATCAATTTAATTTAAATAAAATAAAATTAAATCCTCTTATAGATTTAGATTCATTGAAAAAACATACTTTATTAAATATTGATATGAAACAAGAAATTATTAACAATACATTACATGACTTTACAGAATATTTGTCTTTAAAATAAAGTATCATCAATATAATGTATATATTTGCCTCCAATTGTTTTATGATATATTTTTCTTCCAAAACTGGGATTCTTTTTATATATAAGTTTTAATTGCCGACTAAATTTTCTTTCATACATATGACATAAAGAAGAATAATCACGATTTGTAAAGTTGAGTTTTAGACGCTTATATATATAATAATATAATACATAATTTCCAAAAAGGTTTTCTAACATATCATAAGATACATTTTCAAAAGATGCGTACGTATCATCGTAATCTGTTATCATTTCATATAATAATTTTTTCTTTTTGTCTTTTGTTAAATATTCATAACGCTTCGTAATACAATTGACAAATATTTGTGGTTTGTATAATTGAAGTAACATTGTACTGTTAAAATTATATTTAAAGTACAATCCAAAATAATAAGAATGTTTTAAGTATTTCATTAATTCAAAATAAATATGAATCAAATTATGAAATGAAAAAGGAATATTTGTATATGGATTTTTTAATTTTAATATAATAGGAACTCCATAACAATCATAATTAAAACAATTTTCAACCATTTTAAATAGTTCTACATCTCCGAATGTATATACACAATTGTTTTCATAAATAACTATTTTATTTTTAGGCAATGGTTCATATAAAAGGGTAGTATCATTAAATTTTTTTTTATATTTTTTATATACAATATTCATAAATTTAGAAAACCCAATTTTAAATTTTTGTACATTTCTATATAGTTTTTTAAGTTTTTTCAATTGTAAACTAGTATAAAAAATAGAATTCTCAATATTATGATAATAAAAATGAACATTTTCTTTTTTATGATGAAATAATTTTTCTATATTTACATATAAAAAAAAATCAAAATTAACTTGGTTTACAGGAATCATAATAAATTCACCATTTTCTGTATAGTTTATGTATCTAGAATATGTATATGTTAAGTATACTCGATTATATGTAGAATATAAGTTCATTAAATTATAGTCTACATTTTATTTAAATCAAATTTTTATTGTATGTATATTATTAAATATCAATCACATAATCATTATCTTCTTCTGTAATAACATTTTCTACCATACTTTCATTTAGCATAGATGTCTTTTTCAGATTTTGTATAGTACATGTTCCAAATTCATTATGTTGTTTTTGTGATAGTTCTTTTAGAATTGTTTTGGTATCTTTATTCTTCATATCAATAATGTCATCTTCTTTTTTATCTTCTTCTTCATTGTATGGTTTTGATTTATATGATTCAAACAACTGATTTGAATCTATGTATACTTGAAAAGAGGATGTTCCATAATATCCTTCTTGACCACACATTACATTTGCGGACACGCCTCTCATATTATCTAGTTCTCCATGACGCGCTGCTTGTAAAAACATTTCGGTTGTTTCTTCAAAAGATGCTTTGGCAATTGGTCCAATATTATCTTTATTAATACCATGTCGGAAAATACTAACTAATTTTTCATTACATGTCATTCGATCACACAATAAATGCATATGATGATGGTTGATATATGTATCGTCAAATTCCATTACATCCAAAATTTCTTCAAACAAGCAACGTCGAGCTGCTTCAATTCCAAGGACATTATATACTTCCATAATATCATTTGACAGTGTTTTACCTGGTACAATACAATCAAGATTCATCACATCAATTAAGTTTGTACCAACTGTATCTAATACATAAGTTTCTTTTGTTTCGTAATTTCCAGTATTTTTATCATAATGTTTATATTGTTTCATTTTTCGTAGATTTACTTTTTCAATATTTTTAACACCACGAATAACCATGTCATTTAATATTTTTTCCATAAATGATTTTACATAATAAATGTAATCTTCTTCTGTAAAACTATCATTGTTTTTCTTTTTTTGGACCAAAGATGCTGGTCGAATTCTAAATATAATTTTTTCATTCGCATTGTAATCACTGTAAAAGCATGTAACTTCATCTCCAAAATTAGATTTTAATGTGTAATGTATATCTTCATTTGTAATATTCATATCAAACATAGCAGTTTCATTCATTTCAATACGTATGATCCAATTATTATCTTGATTTACAGGTGATTCTACTCCTTCTTCTTGAACAACTTCTTCTTCCCCATAACATTCTCGCAACAAGTCAGAGATTTCAATAAATTCTTTCATTAACTCGTCGTCTCGTTCAATAAGAGTACTTCGATCATTTGGTTCATAAAATATTTCGGCTTTGTCAATTAAATCTCCAAATTTTGTATGTTCAATCATGGATGCAATTTCATAGGCATTTTTCATTTCAAATTGGTCTTCTTCTTTCAAATAAATGGTCAAAGACGGATTTTTAAGTTTTTTGGTCAAAGTTAGAATTTCTTCTATTCTTGGAACACCGCGAGTTACATTTGATTTACTTGATACTCCGGCAAAATGAAATGTATTTAGAGTCATTTGGGTTGTTGGTTCACCAATACTTTGAGCACCAATCATACCAACCATTTCTCCGGGATTTACAATTGATTTTTGATATAAGTGTTTTACCTTTTCACACAAATACTCAATAGCATCGCGGTGATATTTATGTTCATGAATAAGATAAAACGGATTCATATAAAAGGTGTACACAATCTTAAATTTTTCACAAGGTTGAAATAACGCATCTAAAATTTTATAGGTATTATCAATAAATGTATAGGCTTCCAAAGGAGTTATATTACTTAAACTATATGAGGTTATATGAAATCTTTCTTTGACACTTTGAATCAAGTTTGTAAAATGTATGGGCATATATATTTTATCTTTGCTTTGGTTCATATATACCTTTTCAATTAAATCATTTCTTGATTGAATCAAATACTCTATGTCATGGTATGATTTCTCTTTTAATTCATTCAGTTGTCCTTTATTAAATCGTGTCAACGTCGATGGTTCATAAATAAGCCGTAAATGTTCTTTTTGTTTTTTCAATGTTTCATTTAATAGTGTATAATTATATTTTTCATAAATATCATTTATATCCATGTCAAATAAATCAAATTTGATATTTTCAATATAAGTTGTATCAAAATTTGTACCTCCGTATGAAAACTGGATAATTTTATTTTGATTATTTCGAACAGTTCTATCATAAGCAATTTGAATATCTTCCATTCCCTTAATTAATCTTCTTTGAATATATCCAGTTGTTGATGTTTTAACAGCTGTATCAATAAGACCAATTCTTCCACCCATGGCATGAAAGAATAATTCATCAGGCGTCAACCCACCAATAAATGAATTTTCTACAAATCCTCGTGCTTTCGGACTATCATCAAATTGTTTAAAATGAGGCAACGTTCTATTTGTATAACCATATGGAATTCGTTTGCCATCTACATTTTGCTGACCAAGGCAAGAAATCATTTGTGAAATATTTAAATTGTTACCTTTTGAACCACTTGTTACCAGTGCTACAAAACGATTGTCTTGACCAAGAGACCCAATACCAATATTACCGGCGTCTTTGGATGCTTCATTTAAAATATTATTTACTTGGGTTTCAAAATATTCTTCATTCGATTTTCCCGTTTTATTTTCCATAATACTCAAATGAACTTGATCAATCAACTTGGATACTTCTTTTTTTTTGTCAACAATTGTTCTATTAATTTGTTCATTTGTGTGTTGGTCTGCTATTAAATCACTAATTCCAACACTAAAACCAGTTGTTTTCATATATTCTGTAATAATTCCTTGTAAATTATCAATGAAATGATGACATGATTGATTATCATAATCTTTTAAAATACGATGAAGAATACCTTTACTTGAACTACCTAATACACCTTTATCTAGCTGACCTCTTTTAATTAATCCGTTTTGTATTTCTAATACAAAATTAGAACTATCATATGAATCACCGGATTTATCAAACAAATTTGTTTTATATTTTAAACTTATATTTGGAATAATTTCACTTAATACGTCAAATGTACTATATGATTCTTTGTTATCGTCAAACAAACTGGATGTATTATATACGCCGGTTTTCATCAATAAATTCATAGCTTGTTTTCGTGTAATCATTTGATCTTTACGGGTAAATAAGAAACTTCCAATCAATGAATCTTGAAATATACCAATAATAGGCTTATTATTTCCTGGACTAATAATTTGATTTGGTACATTTGCTAAATACCTCAATTCACATTCTGCTTCACAGTTTTGTGGCATATGCATATTCATTTCATCCCCATCAAAATCAGCATTATAAGGTTTTGTATCCGCAACATTCATGCGAAATGAATCTCCATGATACATTATCTTGACAACGTGAGCCATCATAGACATACGATGAAGAGTTGGTTGACGATTAAACAACACATAATCTCCATCCAACATGTGACGATGTACAATATCACCAATTTCTAAATGTATATTTTCTCTATCTACATATCCAAGTGATATATTAATACCATTTTTTTTTTCAATAATTTTTGCCCCAGGGTATTCATGTGGTCCATTTTTTACTAACAAATATAGAAAATGATAATTATTTTTCTGAACTTTTACGGGTTTTGTAATATTTTTAGCAATTTTTAAAGGAACACCCAGTTCGGCAATCGATAATTCAGGATCTGGTGTGATAACAGAACGAGCACTAAAATCAACACGTTTTCCCATTAAATTACCTCTAACACGTCCTGTTTTTCCTTTATGTCTTTCAGAAATGGATTTCATTGCTCGCCCTGACCTCTGTGTAAGCGGAGAAGCTCCTGAAATTTTATTATCAACCATCGTGGCCGTATAATATTGAATGACTTGTACAAGACCATCAATCGCATGGGTATTAAATTGTTCATCTGAATTAGATGAATTTAGCATTTGTTTCAACTTATTATTGTATTTAATAATATTTATCATAATATGTGTTAAATCATCTTCACTCCTTTGTTGTGCATCTAATTTAATAGATGGACGCATGGATGGTGGAGACACGGCCAATACTTTACAAATCATCCATTCAGGGCGCGACCAAATGTTTGAAAATCCCATAAAATTTACATCTTCATCACTTATTTTTTTAAATAATTGAATTACCATTTCAGGTGTATATACCATTTTTATATTTGAATCATTTGGATTATTTTCATCATTCCATGTTGCTACAATATTTGCAAAACCATTTTGACGTATTTTTTCTGGCTGTAAACATCCACAACCATTATCATTTTCGTCTCCACAACGAGTTATATTTTTACATTGTTCCAATACATGTTTCCAACGTTTTTCACTTTTCATATTATAAAGAAATGAATTTGTATGTTTTGAAATAAGAACTTTTCCACATTTTATACAAACACATTTCATAATACTTATAATTGTATCTAAATATTGAATGTAAAATACCGGTTTTGCTAATTTAATATGACCAAAATATCCAGGACAATTGATATAATTCATTCCATCAGTTGGACATACCATACCTGGGTCAAGAACACCCATACGAGGATCAAATAAACCACCAATCTTTGGTTTTAATCCTACATATGTTTCTTTATTTGTAATTTCGACCACAGAAGATTTTTCAATTTCGTCAGGACTAAATAAACTAAACTGAATTCCAACAATTTTCGATGGAATTTCTGTTGACTGTATTTCTGATTTCATGATGCGTATTAAATAATAAGTACATTATTATTTAATTCAATTTTATTTGTATTTCAAACGAAAGCGTCGAAAAAATTGATTCAAGATTGGATTTAAAAAAATAATGTAACAATATACATTATGCCTAAGACAAAAAAAAATGATGATACCGATTCTGATTGCGAAGAAGAAAATGTAATAATTGATTCGAAACAATATAAGCAGTTTTTGAATAGTTTGTTTCCATCAAAATATATGCAATCTCAAATTGACAAAGATGATAAAAAAAAGAAAAAATCACTCAAAAAACCATCTAAATCAAAAAAAGTACAAAAAGTACCAAAAAAAAAGAATAAGAAACAAAATAAAAAAGAAGAAGTATTAGATGTTATCTTTACAATTCTTCCTAAAAATGGAAAAAAATTAAATGATGATATTGATTTGGATGAAGAATATGAAGAAAACAGTGATGATGATGATGATTCGGATTATGAAACAGAAGAATCGGAAGAAGAAAGTGAAGAAGAAGAAAGTGAAGAAGAAGAAAGTGAGGAAGAAGAAAGTGAAGATGAAGAAAGTGAAGAAGAAGAAGAAGAAGAAAGTGAAGAAGAAGACAGTGAAGATGAAGAGAGCGAAGATGAAGAAGAAGAAGACGAAGAATATGATGAAGAAGATGAAGAATATGATGAAGAAGAAGACGAGGAAGACGAAGAAGTCATGACTAAAAAATCAAAATCATCTACTAAAAACAATAAAGCATCTAGTGATGAAGAAATATATGAAAAATTTTCAAAATTTATGAAATCCATGAAACATATAAATAAAGATAAAAAAGTACAAAAACAATTTGATGATTTTGAAAAACAACTAAACAAACAAAAATCAAAAAGCGAAAAAAAGAAAAAAGCGAAAAATGTAGGAAAATATATGAAAATGATTTCAAATCGTCATTTGATTAATGATGTAAAATTTTTCAAAGAATCATTAAATTTGAAAGAACAAACAACAATGTTGGAAGAATTGGAAAAGGTAAAATCATTTACACACATTGATAAACCATATCGTATTCAATTGCTTCAAAATAAGAATATTCCAGATAAATTTAAGGCAATTGCATTGAAAAAAATTAATGCAATGAAACTTATTGCAGATGGAGGAGGTGAATATAATAAAATTAAAAATTGGATCGATACCTTTATGCGTATTCCTTTTGATGTTATTTCCACATTACCAGTTCAACCAGATGATTCAGATGAAAAAATTCATGAATTTATGGAAAAAAGTCAGTCTATATTAGACAACGCCGTTTATGGAATGAAAGATGCCAAGGTACAATTTATGCAAATGGTTGCTCAATGGGTCGTAAATCCACAATCAATTGGTAATGCGATTGCAATCAAAGGTCCAATGGGAACCGGTAAAACAACGTTGATTAAATATGGTGTAAGTAAATTGCTAAATCGTGAATTTGCGTTTATCCCTCTTGGTGGTGCGACGGATAGTAGCTATTTGGAAGGACATTCTTACACATATGAAGGAAGTACATACGGAAAAATTGTAGATATATTGATTCAATGTAAAACATCAAATCCGGTAATTTATTTTGACGAATTGGATAAAGTAAGCGATACGCCAAAAGGTGAAGAGATTATTGGTATCTTGACTCATTTGACAGATACAACTCAAAATGATAAATTTCATGATCGATATTTTTCAGAAATTGATTTTGATTTGAGTAAATGTTTGTTTATATTTAGCTACAATGATGAAAGTAAAATCAATCCCATTTTGAAAGATAGAATGTATAATATTGAAACAAAAGGATATGATGCTTCGGAAAAAGTAATTATTTGTAATGATTACTTGGTTCCAAAGCTTGAAATGGAATTAAAGATGGATAAAGGTTCGATTCGACTTTCCGACACTATGATTAAATATCTAGTTGAAAAATATACTCATGATGAAAAGGGTGTTCGAAACTTGAAACGTTGTATGGAAATTATTTATTCCAAAGTCAACCTATATAAATTAATGAAACCAGGAACAACACTGTTTGGAGATAAAATCATCGAAGACATTTCATTTCCATTTGAAGTAACTGAAGAAATTGTTGATAAAATTATTCAAAAAGTGGATGGGAAAAATACATCACATATGGCTATGTACCTATAAGTAAATTATGTATAAAGATTGAAATAATTTCATTGTAATTTATAGTAAAATATATTTTTTATTATAAAGTACCTCTATTACCTCCTCGTGTATATACAGATGTAAATTCATTATTTGTATTACATGAACAAGTATTTGATGTTTTGTTCTTACTTTTAAATAAATTTAATTCATGAAATTCCATTCTTTTATTGTAAATAGAATAAATAATTATGCTTAATCCTAATAATAACAACACATACGAAAGCATTATATATATTTATAATACTATATATTAATTAATAAGAATTTAATATATTTTTAATTTGTATTGCTTTTTTATAACTTTCACTACTTTCGGTACATTCATCTCCTTGTTTAATACAATTATTCGCATGTTCCATCATTCTATATGTTAAGAACTGTTTTACATACGAACTTATATAATCCATGAGTTTGTTTAATTGATCCATATAAATTCCTACATTTTTCAATAGATTATAAGAATATGCACCTGAAATATCAAGATTAAAATCTACTTCTCCTTCTAAACTATCATATTGACTTAATATTTTATCTCTTTTATCCATTTTACGTTTTATTTTTTTTTCTTGTTTATTTATTTTATTTTGTAGTTTTGTTTCATATTTATTTCCATGTTCATTTGCACCTGTAATAGAATTATGTAAATAATCTGCAGTATTTCCAATCATTCTTCCAATCATATAACCGTCTGAACCTTTTTTGATTTGATTTGTACAAGATGCAAAATTTACAATGGTTGCATCATGATTTGATAAATGAGTATCATTATGCAAATATCCAGAAAAAAATATATATTTTGGATTACATTTCATAATATCCCAATTTTTACTATCAATGGTAATATTTATTTTTATATAAAAAAATAGAATAAAAAGAATTATAATAAAAAGAAATATCATATTCAATGTATATTTGTCTTTTCTCGCAATTTCAGCATCGCTAATTCCCACTTTGTACAACATATTTATGGTAGAGTGGTCAAATGATTGCATCTTATATATAATAATTTATATATATATATTTGTTTTATTCATTCTAAATTATATACAACATTGTTTTATAGTAAATACATTAACAAATTCTTTATTTGAACCTACTTCTAATGGATGAACTTGGCGAACTTTGTCAGAATTATCTTTGGTCATTCGTATTGCTTGATGAATTAAAAATTCAGCATCTTTTTTTTTTTTAATATGTAGCTTCGATTGAATTGTACCAGTTGACCACATTTTATTTGGATTTTCATGTAAAAGTTGAATAACGGGATGGGAATCATACTTCATTTTACTAAATGTGGTCATTTAATATTTATATATAATGTACTATTTTTAAATGATATATTATTATATATTATTATGTTCTAACTAGTTTCTGTTGTGTCAGTATTATCAAATATTTTTTGAGCAATGTCTTTTAATTGTGTGCTTAATGTACCAATTTGTTCAACCATTGTTTTAATTGGACCCGATGTACTAACAAGAGTTGCATTCATTGCTTGTTGTTGGGCAATCAAATCATTCATATCACTTGCTTTCGTATTCATTAACTTAAATAAATTTCGCTGTTCTTGGCGAAGAGATGAATACTCACTTTTTTGATTTGATTTTATATCATCAATTGTCTTTGTTATATCTTCTGTTTGTTGTTTTTGTGCGTCGGCAATTGATTTTGATGTATTTTCTGCAGTAGTATAATTCAAACAATCTGTAAATGTTTTACTAGCTTCTTGTTCATTTACTATTCCACCTACAATCATATCTAATGGGTTACATTTGATATCTGTAAAATTTTTTGTCATTTTCAATTGAATTTGTTGATACTTCAAATAAATATAATATATTGCAAAAATAATAATGATGATCATGCGATTTGACGAATCACTAAGCTCTTGCATTAAAGTTAATATATATATATAATATAGAGAAATAAACACATAATCATCTATGCATTACTTAGTGAAAGAATATTTACAAAAAAATGAATCATATCAAAAACAATATGGTGAAAAAACCGTATTGTTTTACAACGTTGGTTCTTTTTTCGAAATATACGGTATTAAAGACCACCCATCTGAAATATTTGTTAAAAAAATTGGTGAATTATGTGATTTAAGTATTGTTTCAAAAAAGGATTTATATGTAGATAAAAAACAAGTATTTCAAGGGGGATTTCGGGATTATAATTTGGATAAATATATTGAAAAATTACATCCACATGGTTATACAATTGTTGTATATGTTCAAGATGGTTCAGGTGACGATATTAAACGTGTACAACATGGTATTTATTCTCCGGGTACAACATTTTTGGAACAAACACAAACGTTATCTAACAATATGAGTTGTATTTGGATTCAAAAAGTAAAAACTTTCTTGAATCAAGAACAATATGTATTTGGAATGAGTAACATAAATTTGATGAGTGGACATTCTTATGTATGTGAAAATTATGAGAATTATTATCATAATCCAACAACCTACGATACAATTGAAACATTTCTAAATATATATAATCCAGTTGAACTTATATTGATTCATAATGTAGAGTTAGATGTAATTCATGGTATTGTACAATTTCTTCAAATAAATAGTAAAAAATATCACATTATTGATGTAAATAATAAAGAACATACTTTATCTATTCAGGCTAACAATTGTGAAAATCAAGTTTATCAAAATGATATTATATATTCCTTTTTTCCAAATACAAATATAGAAATATTTAAATACAATATTCAAGACAAACCAGTGGCGATTCAAAGTTATTGTTTTTTATTGAACTTTATAAGACAACACAATGCACATATTGTTGAAAATATTCATGAACCATGTGTACAAGAAGTAAATAAAATATTGGTTTGTGCGAATCATTCTTTGAAACAATTAAATATGATTCATTCCAATGAAGATTATTCAAAAGATATAAAAAATACAAGTATCGTTGGTTTGCTAAATCAATGTAAAACAAAAATGGGAAAAAGATATATGAATGAAATATTAATGAATCCAATCAATGACCATGTGTTATTGGAAAAGAGTTATTCTATTACAGAACATTTTATAAAACGTAAATTTATGGTGGAAAAAGAATTATCCAATATTGTAGATATTGAAAAAATAATGACAAAAATGAAAATGAATCGTATGTGTCCATGTGATATTCATAATATTGTGGAAAGTCATAATTTTCTTGAAAAAATAATACAGCGATTTTCTAAAAAAAAAGACAAATGTTTATGGGAAACCTTTCATATTGATGCGTGTTTCTCAAAATGGAAACATTTTCTAGAATATATTCATAACACTTTTCAATTGTCAACATGTAGTGAAATGAATCATTTACAATTGGATAAATTTGAACAAATAAACACATCATTGTTTCAATTAAATGTAAATCCAACCTTAGACCACTTGATACAAAATAAATTAGAAAATAAAGATAAATTACGTGTTATTCTGGAAGCAATTGAATCATTGTTTCATAAAAAAGAAAAGAAAAAAAGCGAATATTTGCGTCAACATCAAACAAAAACGGGTCCATTATGTTATTTGATTACAAAAAATCGAAGTAAAACACTTCAAACCAATATTCAAAAAAAAATAGATAAAAATGAACATATTCTAACCTTGTCTTTTTATTCCAATTTTACACATCAAGATGAAACAATTGAATTGGATTTAACACAAATTATATTTAAACCATGTAATTTTAAAGATAGTTTTTTTATTACATGTGACCTAATGGATGGCATTATATCAAGTATGTTTATGGAACAAATACAATATAATGAAGAATTAAATAAAACATATAAAAATACAATTCAACATATTTATGAAAACTATTATACACATTTGATTTCGTTTGTTGAGACCATAAAACAAATTGACGTTTGTTATACTAAATATGTATTGTGTGTTCAATTGAATTTATGTAAACCGGAAATTAAAACTCATGAAACAAGTTTTGTAGATGCTAAAAAAATGCGACATTTATTAATTGAACAAATTGAACAAAATGAAACCTATGTACCAAATGACATATGTATTGGAAAAGAAAACAATAAGGGAATTTTATTATATGGTACAAATGCGGTTGGTAAAACAAGTTTGATTAAAGCACTAGGTATTAACGTAATTATGGCTCAATGTGGATTTCATGTACCTTGTGAATCATTTATATATTGTCCGTATCATTATTTATTTACACGTATCATTGGAAATGATAATATTTTCAAAGGGTTGTCCACATTTGGAGTTGAAATGAGTGAACTAAGGGTTATTTTAAATCATTGTAATAAAAATAGTTTGATTTTAGGAGACGAATTGTGTAGTGGTACCGAAATTGATAGTGCGTTGTCTATATTTATTGCTAGTTTGGAAATAATGTCGAATCAACAAAGTACTTTTATATTTGCAACTCATTTTCACGAATTACAACATATGAAACAAATGAAAGAACTGAAACACATTTGCTGTAAACATTTAAAAGTTCAATATGATCATGAAAAACAACAATTATTTTACGATAGAACCATTCATGATGGTCATGGGGAAAGTATATATGGTTTAGAAGTATGTAAATCATTAAAAATGGATGATTCGTTTTTAAAACGTTGTTATGAGATTCGTAATGATTATATTGATAATAAAAATAATGTATTGCTTATGAAAACAAGTAAATACAATAAAGATAAATTAAAACATATGTGTGAGTTTTGTAATCAAGAATTGGCAACGGAAATTCATCATTTACAATATCAAAAAGATGCGAATGATACAGATTATATTGCAAATAGTTTTCATAAAAATCATAAAGCAAATTTAGCATCTATTTGTGAATCTTGTCATTATCATATGCATGCATTACATTTAAGATATGTTAGAAGAAAAACAATGGATGGTACTTATGAATTTATTCTTAAAAAAATTGAATAAAATTCAATATAAATAATTATATATAAATAATACAAATGATTATTCCTGTAAAATGTTTCACATGCGGAAATCTTCTTGCAAACAAGTACTTGTTTTATCTAAATGAAACAAGTAAACGAAAACAATTTCCTGAAAAGAAAAACACAACTATTGTCTATTTTGACGATGAACATAAGGATAAGTCAGTTGAAGGCGAAGTGTTAGATGAACTTTATCTTACAAAACAATGTTGTCGTCGTCATATGTTGACCCATGTAGATATATTTTAATATTTCGTATATATATTATGACAAAACGGAAATTACAACGAAAAACAAAATTAAGGAAAAAACCAAAAAAGAATACGTTTAAACGAAAAACTACAAAAAGGATAAAAAAAAGACAAAGACGAACTCATAAAAAAAGAAAGATGAAAGGTGGTGCGATTCCTTTTTCAGAATTAGGAAATTTATGGCCTTCTACTATGTATCATGCGCATAATGCAATTTCTCCGCTTACAAGTACACTGGCCGATGATCATAATGTAAATCCAAATCCAACTTCTCAATTTCAGAATCAACATGGATTAGTTCATATTTCAGGTCCAAGTTTAGCGATTTAGATGTAATCTTTATTTTCTTTGAAAATATATATATAATGCCAAAAAAAAAATCTTCAAAATATACGTTTGATTTATCCCGATTGTGTACCCCATCGTCTTTATATTTTTATATTTCAGCTATTGCGTTATTCATACTTGGAATTCAAAATATTTTAGATAAAGACGATTCTTTTTGTATTGGAAATTATAAATGTGATTTTGGAAATAAAGTATTTGTTTTTATTTTTCATGTTATATATATCGTATTTTGGACGTTTATTCTTGACTTAATGTGTAAAGCAGGATATCATGAACTATCGTGGTTTATTGTACTTATTCCTTTTTTATTATTTTTTATTTTTTTTGGAATGTTGGTGTACAATAAAAATATTGATATTATCTCCAAAACAATATAAATTTATTAATATATATTAATACATTTATGCCAAATTCTTCATTAGAGGAAATTCATTTTAATATGATAGACCAATATTTTAAATCAACTTCATTTGTAAATCACCACATTGAGTCATATAACCAATTTTATAATCATGATATTAAAGAAGTGTTACATTATTTAAACCCTTTGCATTTTTCAGCAGAGGCGGATCAATATCAAATCAAAATGTATTTTGGTGGAAAAAATATGGATAAATTATATTTTGGTAAGCCCACCATATATGAAAATGGTAAAATGAAATTATTATTTCCAAATGAAGCAAGATTACGAAATATTACTTATGCGTCTAGTTTACATTGTAATATTGATATTGAATTTTATGATATAAAACAACATAAGAAAAGACCTATTGAAACAAGTCAAATACAAAAATATTACATGGGAATGATACCTATTATGCTTCAATCCAAACCTTGTAATTTATATTCATTAAGTGCGCAAACAAGATATTCATTTGGAGAATGTAAGCACGATTATGGAGGATATTTTATTATTGATGGGAAAGAAAAAGCATTGATTCCCCAAGAAGTATATGCAAATAATATGATTTATATTCGAGAAGTAAAAGACAATATACATGATTATAGCGTAGAAATTCGTTCTATTTCAAAAGATGAAACAAAACCAAAACGTACATTTGCAATACGACGAGTCATGAAAAATGATACCATTCATAATCAACATTTTGTTGCATTTATTCCTAACGTAAGAAAAGAAGTTCCATTATTTATTTTGTTTCGAGCACTAGGTCTTTTGAGTGATAAATCCATTATAATGACTATTTTAGGAGATTTAGAAAATAAAGAAGACTACATAGAATTGTTGAGACCAAGTGTAATAGACAGTGGAGGTATTTATACACAAAAACAAGCAATTGAATATATTACGGAATTAACAAAAGAAAAAAATATTTATAATACTCATTATATTTTATGTGATTTTTTACTTCCGCATATTGGCGAAATGAATTATAGTCCAAAGTGTCATTTTTTGGGATATATGATTTTTGAAACATTAAAGGTAATTCAAAAAACAAAACTTCCAACCGATCGGGATCATTTTAAATATAAAAGAGTTGAAACATGCGGAATCATGATGAAACAATTATTTAGTGAATACGCCACGATTATGTATAAAGAGTTTCATCAGCAAATTGAAAAAGATTATAATTTTAACAAAGGAAAATATTTAAAAAAAAATGTATCGAAAAAGGATGAGGAAAATAGTAACAATGAAGAGGAAAAAGATTCAAATCCGGAAATTCAAATAACATCATTTATGAGTCTTATAATGGATAATTATAGTCGTTTTTTTCAAGAAAAAATCATACATGACGGATTTCAAAAAGCATTTAAAGGAAATTGGGGAGCCTATTCTCACACAAAGCGTATTGGAGCAATACAACCTTTAAATAGGTTATCTTTTAATTCGGCTTTATCGCATTTAAGAAAAATTAATTTAGATATTGATTCAAGTTCCAAAATGACCGGTCCTCATAAATTGCATTCTTCTCAATGGGGTGTAATTGATCCGGTTGATACACCTGATGGAGGAAATGTTGGATTACATAAACACATGGCTTTAATGTGTGGAATTACACATGATATGGACGATACACCATTAATTCAATGGATATTACGAAATATGAACCAAACATTGTCTTTTAATACTACCCAAATTAAATTAGATTGTATTCGTCTTGAAGAAGCAAGTGCAACACAAATAAATACAAGTACAATGATATTTGTAAATAATAAAATGATTGGTGTTACGACTCAACCCTTTTTATTTAAAAAATTATTTTTAGAGGCTAGACGTTTAAGATATATTCCAATACAAATTAGTTTTTTATTTGACATTAAAGATAATTATATTTTTATTTTTAGCGATGGTGGTCGACTAGTGCGTCCGGTGTTATATCTTGAAAACGATGGGACCATTGGATATTTAAAACATAAAAAAATATTTTTTAATATAAAAAAAAATACAATATCATGGGAACAATATACACATGGATTCGCAAAACACACTGAATTATATACAAATATAGATGATACATTTCATTCTATACAGGATAAGAAAGCGGTTTTAGAATATCTAGATAAAAATGAAGAAGAAAGTACTTATATATGTTTATATGCAAATGAACTTCAACATATGAATAAATCTCCTTATTCTCATTGTGAAATTCATCCAAGTATGATGTTTGGAATTATGGGAAGTCAAGTCATTTTTCCTGAACATAATCAATTACCTCGTAATTTATTTAGTTGTGGTCAATCAAAACAAGCCGCTTCGTTATACCATAGTAATTTTCAAAATCGTATTGATACAATGGGAGTTGTATTAAATTATGGAGAAGTACCTCTTGTAAAATCTAGATTACTTCATTATATACATGAAAATCAACATCCGTATGGGTTTAATGCAATTGTGGCCATTATGTGTTATGATGCATACAACGTTGAAGATGCTATTCTAATCAACGAAGGCTCCTTAAAAAGGGGTATGTTTCATACAACGTATTATAATATGTATGAAGCATATGAGGAATCGAGTGACATAGGAGATTCTACGAAAAATACAGTTATTCAACATATGAAAAATGAAAAAAATGTTGAATTAAAACCTGGATATGATTACAATTATTTAGATGATTATGGATTAATCCGCGAAAATACACCTATGGATGATAAAAAAATATTAATTGGTCGCGTATCTTTTAACGAAGAACACATGGATGTTCGTAGTGATACTTCCATTACATCAAAAAAAGGTCAATTAGGTTATGTAGATAAATCGTATATTACCGAAGGAGAACAAGGTCATCGCATCGCAAAAATCAGGATTCGTGAACAAAGAATACCAACTTATGGTGATAAATTTTGTTCTAGATGTGGTCAAAAAGGTACAATTGGTAATATTGTACGCGAAGAAAATATGCCTTTTACAAAAGACGGAATTAAACCTGATATTATTATTAATCCACATGCTCTTCCATCTAGAATGACAATTGGTCAATTGATTGAAACCATTATGACGAAATTAGGATTGTCCCTTGGGCATTCTATGGATGCTACGCCATTTACTACCGAAAAATCAAAAATTCAAAAAATTGGTGATTTATTATCTTCTTATGGAATGCATCGTTCGGGTAATGAATATTTGTATCATGGAATGACAGGAGAAATGATTGAACATTCTATATTTATAGGTCCTACTTATTATTTAAGATTAAAACATATGGTTAAAGATAAAATAAATTTCCGCGCTAGTGGAAAACGAACCTTATTAACAAGACAAACGAATCACGGAAGAGCAAACGATGGTGGATTGCGTATAGGAGAAATGGAACGAGATGGTATTATTGGACATGGTTGTGCTTATTTTTTAAAAGATTCTATGATGCATCGTGGAGATAAATATAAATTAGCAATATGTAATCATAGTGGTACAATCGCAATATACGATTCACATAATCATCATTTTTATAGTCCAAATATTGATGGCCCAATACAATATGATATAGAAGGAAAAGAAATTATTCGAAGTAAAATTGTTACTAAATTTGGTAAAGATTTTAGTATTATTGAAGTTCCATATTGTTTTAAATTATTATTACAAGAATTGTCAGCAATGAATGTACAAATGCGGATTATAACAAATAATCATTTGCATATTGATCATAAAGCATCAAATATTAAATATAGTGACATTGTGAATCAGATTGAAGAAATTGATGTTGTACTAGAAGACGCAAATAATGTAAAAAAAGAAATTTCCGTAAATCATTCAAAAATTAAACGCCGAAGAAAAGCCCCCAAAGAATTACTAGCTTATGGTTTATGGGATAAAATGGTAGATCGTGTTGGTATATTATATGCTTCTGTTACATTAAATGAAAAAGCGATTCCTACGGAATCATATGAAGCAAAAGAGTTACCAAATGGTTCTCCCCCTGATTTTTATCCAACCGATTGGGATTATGAGGTTGTGCGTACAAATGAGTTATTTGAAGAAAAGATTTTACAATCTTTGAAGAACTACAATGTTCCAAATAACTGGAATGTTGTTATTGAAAAATATTTAGAAAGAAAAAGAAATAATTTGCCATTAAACGTTGTATTAACAAATGAAGAAAACAAAGATGTAACAAATATACAATATAGGTATATTGATATTCCATCACCATGGATTATTTCATGGAGATTTTCAAATCAGCAACCCTTTTTTTATGATGGAACAAATTCAATGGTTACATTACCAAAAGGTTCAAGTGTACTTCCTTTACATTGGATACCATTAAAGAGTGGAAAATCCGGAAGAAATAAATATTATTTTAATATTGAAACGAATGAGTCTACATATATTCCACCAAGTGATTCACAAGTAATTGAAGATGATATGCATTATGATTTGAGTGAAACAAAAAGTTTCTTTTTTAATAGTGACGAAAAGGATAAATTTCTTCAAGATATAGAAGCTCCTTATGTTATTGAAGATGGTAAAAAGAAATTTTCTGCCAAAGAATTGGCAAATTGGAGCATTGTGATTGGAATACCTGAACAAAATATCGTAAATATGCAAAACGTAGATAAGAATAATGTTTTTACAAATGTAATAGATGATAATAATTCAATACAAGAAGAACAACCAACAACACCACAAGAAGAACAACCAACAACACCACAAGAAGAACAACCAACAACTCCGCAAGAAGATGATGTAGAAGAAGGAGAAATAACTGAAACACCAAATGAAGTTAACCCAAATTTAAGTGAAGCAACTATACCTATCAAGGTTGTTAAAAAAGAATAATGAATTTTATATCAAATAAAAAAATTGATATAAAATAGTATAATTATAATACATATACACATGAGTTTTTCAAATCAAAAACACATTACAATTCAACAATTGTATACTTCTCGTAAAACAATTGTCGAGTATTTAAAAAAACAAGGATATGATACAAGTGGGTATGATACATTTACAATGTCGGAAATTTCGGCAATGAAACAATCCACAAAAGATTCAGATTCAACAACCTGTTTTGATTTTGAAGTTAGTCTAGATAATTATAATTTCAAAAATAATGTTGATAAAACACGTACATGTAAAGTTTCTTATTATTTGAAACCATCAACTATTAAACAAAATATATTAGAAAATATGGTATTGGAATATTTTGAAGGCGTTGAACACAAAGAAAATGTAGTATTTGTTCTTATTATGCAAGGAAATATAAATGATACGATTAAAAAAACCATATCCAATATGTGGAAAAAGTATAAAGAACATGTTGTTGTTTTTGAAATTAAAACACTAATGTTTAATGTATTTGAACATTGTTATGTTCCGGAACATAAAAAACTAGAACAACAAGAAAAAAACGAATTGTTTGAAAAAATGAATATTCAAGATGAAAATCAACTTCCGGAAATTAGTCTATTTGATCCAGTTGCCAAAGCAATGTTTATGAAACCAGGAGATGTATGTAAGATTACAAGGCATGACATTATTTCGTTTCAAAATGATTTTTATCGCATTTGTGTCATTTAATTCTAAATAAAAATAAATATATATATTAATTGAATGTCAAATCAAAATATTGAAGATACGTATAATACAATTATGAGTTGGAATAATGATGAAACAACATGGCCTGATGCGTCAATGAATATAGCAATCCAATTTAAAAATGATATAAAAGAAACAAATACTACATTACTTTCTGACGCAACAAATAAATTTAATAACAATACGCAAATGTTAAATGTTAAAAATATAATTCAACAAAATAAATTAAGAAAGGAACAAAACAACAGTACAAAAGTTAATTTTTTAAAAAATTATATATATATTATTTTAAAAATTATTTGTTTTCTACTTTTATTTGTATATTTTTTTATACAATTAAGGAAAACATCAAATAATCCAATCAAACAAAATTTGGATCCACTTGTTTAAAATAAAAATAGTATTTAATATATATATGGTTTCATTTGATAATAAAATATTTGGTTCAACAGATAACATGCAAAGCGTTTTAGATCAAGATAATAATTTGAAAGACCAAACATTCTTATCAGAGGTTATTATAACTTTAACTCCGGATATACATAAAAATAAAAATGATATTAACACCAATGTAGATGATATTTATACTAAAATAAATAATAAAAAAAATAATTATTCTGGAATAATATCAAATTTGAATGGAGGATTTTTAAATCAATTACAAGATAATTATGATAAAATTAATAAAGATAAAGAAATATATCATAATAAACAAGAAGAATTAAAAGAATTAAAAATAAATAATTACACCTTAGAATATAGATTAAAGGAATTTCGTAAAAATCCGGTATATATGTTTTTTATATGTTGGTCTATTATATTTATTGTATTATTAGTTATTTCTTTCTTTTATCTTATAGGGGAAGAACAGTTAATTTCTGGTCCAATACGACTTATTTTAACTATTTTATTTATATTTGTTACATCGGTTATCATAAAAAATATTATCGGATATTATAATAAATAAAAATAATAAGAAGTAATAATATATGAATCTTAAAACAATACATATATTATTAGGATTATCTCTATGTTTATTTGTTGTTAGTTTTTTACAAACTAAGGAAGGCTTTATTGAAGGCATATGTGGTAAAAAGTGCAAAAAAGTAAATAAAAAAAAAAAGGAGAAGAAAAAAGCAGCAAAAGCAGCTGCACAAGAACAAGAGGAATACTTGATAGATAAAGGTGGAGGTGGAGGTGGAGGTGGAGGTGGAGGCGGAGGTGGAGGTGGAGGCGGTGGCGGAGATGATGGCGGAGGTGATAATGGAGGTGATGGTGGAGGCGGAGGTGGTGGATTTACAATGACCGGATTTACATGTCCAACTTATGAAATAGGCGATAATGGTATCGTATGTACTGATATTATTACAGATGGATACTATACTGGTGGTGGTGATGGTGATGTAAAAAAAGCAGAAAAAATTCTAAAGCGCATAGTTCCCGGAACTGAAGATCAGAAAGTTACTTGTTGCGATACGTTTCGACGAAAAAAAACATGTACGAAAAGGTCAAGATGTAAATGGAATTCAACAACAAAACTATGTAGTTTAAAAGATGGAAAAGAAGATGAGGAAAATGAACTATGCTCTACACTTCCAAAACCTGAGTAATGAAGTCATGATCCCTAGTGTGATTGAATTAACAATAAACAATAAACAATAAAAAATAAAAATAATAATAAATAATAAGAAATAATAATATATGAATACCAAAACTATAAATGTTTTATTAGGATTATTTTTATTTTTATTTATTGCTATTTTTTTACAAACAAAGGAAGGCTTCATTGAAGGGGCTAGTGACGAAAGTTCTACGCCAAAGCCGTGTTCTCAATGGAGCCATACTGAAGAAGATAAAAAATCAAGCAAAAAACGTAAAAAAAAAAAAAATACTTGTAAAAAAAGAACAAGATGTGAATTTATTGACACAGGTGGCGGTCGAGGAACCGGAATATGCCAAGAAACAGCGAAATATATGGAAGAACAATCTAAAATAAATGAATTAATGGATACAATAACATCATCGAATGAAGAAGCACTAGAAGAAGATGGTATAACATATGATTTTCCTGATTTCGGGTGTTCTAGTGGTATGACAATTAATTCTGAAGGAGGACTTAGTTGTAGCGAGATTGAATTCACAGACAAACAAAATTAATTACATAGAAATGAATGAATCATATTGCATAAAATAAAATCTCATTATGTTTAGATAATGAGATTTTAGCATAAAATAAAATTACAATTATATTAATTAATAATTTTATAATATATATGGCAAACTCTGGATATTCTGCCGATAAAATGGAGGCTTTTCTAAACGCAAAAGCTCAATATATTACAGCGAAAAACGAATATATGAACTCTTTAAAGTCATATAGAACTATATTAAATCAAACAACAAAATTACATAAAAATGCTAGTAATTTACATGAAAATACTACTAATAGTAATTTACCTGATTTTCAAGCAAAAGATGGTAAATTTAAAACAAGTGAAGGAGTTATTATTCAAGGTAGCAATTCTTCTTCTGATAATTTGAATAGAATCAATGACAAAAATCATTACGTGTCCGATTTAGTTAACCAAGGTAATTTAAAGGATGGAACATCCGCAAAAAGCAATACTGTTGTACAAATGGGATTAGATGCTTTACAATATGATCCGGACACAAATGAAAATACAGTCTATAAGTTTAGTAATGATATTTCACCTGTTAAAACAAATAGTAACGCATGTACGATTGATAATGTATATCAATGTGACAGTTATGCAAAAATGATGAATCATGAAGCATATGGATTATCTGAACAAGGAGGGCAAACTTGTGATTGTTATACATTTACCGATTCAAATAACATTGGAACCGCTTATAATGATATTTTAAAAACAGTTACAATAAACAGTATTAAAGGTCAAAGTACAACAAATATTAGTTATTTAGGTATATTATTTGATCAAGGATTGTATACTCTATTAGATTCAAATTATTCAAATAACTTTACAAATTTATATGAAAATAAGCCAAATAATATTCGATTAATAGATAATACATTTAAAAAAAGTAACTGTAATCCGTTTTCGGGTTCAGGAATAAATAATTTAAATATTAAGAATTTAGGAATTCTTCGTTGTGATAATATATAATATATTTTATATATAATATGTCCATATTCAAATTAACTAGTACAATCGGCAGCGACAATGAAAAATGCTTAACAATGGGTGATTTTGGACACACCTTAAATTATCACCCAATTCAACTGGAAGATTGTAATAATGTTCCAATGTTAGATATTACTTCATCTTTATCAGATTCAACTGATGCAAGATATCAATTAACAAACGAAGAATCGACTCAATGCTTACAACCAGCTAATTATAGTGATTTAACAAATAAAAATGTTATATTGGGTACTTGTGATGCATCATCTACTTTTACACTTCATGGAAATAATTCAGTAAATCAAAATGCTATAATGAATCTTCCAGACGCATCGTTTAGTTCATATATTTTATATCATGATAATACTAGTGCTAATATATGTGGAGAAACAAATCATGAAGAAAAAATGATGAGTTATCCAGGTCATAATGCTACTGGTACGCCAGAAAGTACATTATTTTATTTTCAATTCTATGATATTGTAAATGATGTTTCAATGGGAGAAATTATGTATGATAATGTAACAATTCAATGTCGTATTAAATATATTGCCGAAGATTTATATTCAGATGGAACAAAAACATATACAACTTATTATATTGTTCCAAATAATTCAAATAGCGGATTATTTTTTTCAACAAATAATAAATCCAATTATTTGTATGTAACATTTGAAGGCAGAATTCCTGATTCGGATATTGTAAACAGACCCAATTTAAACTTTTTAAATTATAGTGTATTTACATTTGGATTATATAATTCATCCTCTGATAGTAGAGCAGCTAAAGTAGATACAACCGAATTTGCAAATGGATTTCATCTAAATTCATCAACAAGTAATGGAACAAAATTTCGTATGATTCCAAAGACAAATTATGACAAATATGTCTTTTTATATCAATATACAGATGCGACTTATGAAACGAATGCTGTGATGTTATCAAGTTTTGTAAATCCACATAAAAAAATATTCTTGGATAGCACTACGGAAATTTATTCTCATAGTTCATCAAATGAACAAACGGATTCTCAATTTCAGTTTTCTATAAATCCATATATTACAGAATCTTTTACATCTCGTACAAGAGAAGGATTAACAACTCAATTTGATATTCAAGATGTCAAAGATATATATGATAATATTGCTAATTCTACTAATGTATTTGCTACTCTTCAAAACTCAGAAGACGATATAAATAACATATTAAACACTATAAAACAATCGATTGATGGTAATGCACCTAAACATAATGGAAAATTGGCTGCCAATTTGGAAAGTATTCTTGACATAATAGCTTTATTACGTAAAAATAATGACGAAATGGATGTTATGTATATTAAATTTAATACCATATTTAGTAATGATTATCTTCCAATTCAATCTATGTATGGACGCGAGAGTCGTGTTACCAATAGTATTCCGTTCGATGTAGACGCCCAAAGATTATCTCTTAATCAAATCCAATCTGAATTTCAAGAGATAAATAGAATAATAGAACACATAAAAAACAATAGGGATGCGAATGAGCCAGAATTTAAGCTTGATAATTTCACGGCAACATTTCCATTTATTCATTTATGTATTGATATAATAGAGTATTTTGATACTAATTATGATGCCATTAAAAACGAAACAACACGTTTATATGATTATATGCCATTGATAAATTTGAAAGGTTCCAATATATATAGTTTAAATTATATTTATCCAGGTATATTTAACTCTTTTACTACAACAGACACTATTAATACTAATATATTTGATAATGCTAAACTTAGTTCTATTTCTGAATTTAATTCCAAAGCAGCTGCGCAAGATCAAAATTCTTTAACTTTTTTTGGATACGATTATAGTGTTTTTTATAACATACTTTTCAGTGATAATTTACCGGGAGCGATTGAGTGGCCACATATGTTGTTGCCCATTAGTGGTTCAAATACTAATACTTTAATGAGTGTTTATGAGGATTGGATGATTTCACAAAAGCAATACAAACAAGCATTTAATCATTATATACATTTGGAAAGTCTGTTAAAATATATAGAAGATATACAGACCGGTGCTTACGCGACTTATCAACCATATATTAACTCTTTAAATGATCGATGTCAGGACTTCAAACATCATGCAGAATATGGAGCAGAAACAATAACAGGAAATATGCAGAATCTAGGAATTAGTATACAAATGAGTTTTGATGGAATTATGCCAGTAGTTGATTTATTACATTATTATGCAAACAAGATTGTTAACGATGACAACGATGCTGCAAATTTTGCTTTTTGTTATGCAAATATACAAGAATTACCGCTTCAAAATGCAGCAATTAACTCATCCACGATACCAGATCTTCCAACTTATTATTTAAACCATGATATATATTTAAAAAAAGCAAATAATAGAATACAAACCGTATTTTTAACAAAATATAACGACATATTTAACAATGCACTTATTGATGCTGACTTAGTTATAAAAGCAGACTCGATTGTTTCTTTAAATGATACTATTTTTAGTGATACTCAAACAAATTTAACGTATTCATCCGAAGGATTCCAAGACAGGTATGCTAGTAATAAAAATAAATTTTTCCCAAATACTCCTAATTTTTTACATCATGAGTATATATATTCTGGGGCAGATACACTTAGTATTATAAAAGATGCTTATGCTTACAGAGACATTAACAGTGATCAAAATTATTCAAATTTTAAAAAATATATCAATAGTGTGATAAATAATCCAAATGTTGATTTTAATACTAATCCAGCTTTTACTTGTGGTGTGTCAGGAGAAGAAGAAATACCAGATTTATCTATGGATTTTAATTGCGGAAATATTGGAAATTACTGGTACGGACCATATAGTCAAACTGCTATATCTGACCGCTGTAATAATGAAGGTGTAAATGAGTCATTACAAGATTGTGATAATTTTACAATAGTAACCACATTAGAATTAGTGGATGAAGGTTCAACATCCAAATTGAATTTAGTAATTACGGATCAAAACATTGTTCATAAGATAACAATAGAGAGTGGTTTACCACTAAGACAAGATTTAGAACCATTTGATACCATAAATAATATAAATAAAGAATTAATTACAAAAGTTTCAAAAGATGGTGATATTAATGGAGAAATCAATTTATTAACTAAGATAACAACTGATAGTATAACAAGTGATATAGATAAAAATAAATGTTTAAGTGACTCTGATAATTATACGCATTTATACATTAATAAAGATGGTGATTTGACTTTACAGTATAAACATAGAATTACAAAAGACATAATACATAATGGAAATACAATGAAGGCTTCAATCAAAGAAAATGACGATTCTGGGAAATATGCTTCGATGTATGTGTTGAATGATGATAAATTTAAAGTAGGTCAACAAATAGGAAATAGTGAAAAAAGTATTAGAGGTTATGTTGGTTATGATGGAGTATATCATAGAGCAGAAAATGTAAAAAGCACATCTCATAATAATCAACTTAGTAATAACTATAAATCATACTCTAATTATTGCTTTGATGGCACCAACGCAGTAGTCGAGACTCAGGAAAATAGTTGTATAAATGATTCAAATTGTATTGGACTATATGGTACTAATTATAAATATAAAATAACAGATGAGAATAAAAGACATTTATATCCTTGTACTGATACGAATACTTATTACCATAAAAAAGTAGGACTAAATACAGATGACCCCGCATGTATTCGCGAATCATCCCAAACACAAGTGATTAATTATGATGAATACCTAGATTTGACTAATGGAGATTCTTTTAATTCAACGCAATGTGGTTATAATACTCTTTTAGATTCAAATAAATCATATATGGAAAAAAAAAGAGCTGATTTTCAACAACACTTTACGAATATGGTGACCACTTTTAATGCATTAAATGAAAGTGAATTATATATGTTAAAACAAACCGATATGAAAGTAAATGAAATGTCAACAATGTTGAAAGAATATAAAGAACTTTTACAAAAAACAACAGATCGTCGTACATTAATGGATTTATCCAAAAGTCAAAAAGAAGATAGCCAACAATTATATCAAAAAACGCAAATTAAATCAGCAATTGTTGGCATTGGCGCGATTGTTGCAGCAATAGGTTGTTTTCAATACATGAAAAAATAGTTTTTTGTATATATAAAATAATAATTTATATATATAAATATGGGAGATACAAATATGGTTAAAAATATTCCAAATAATAATAGTAATTCAAATAATACTATAGAATACGCATATGAAAAACAAAATATTTTAATGGATGAAATCATAAAAAAAATGTATAATTATGATTTATATGGTCGTTATAAAAATAAAAATTATTTAGTGAATAACCCACATGAATATAATTATAATGATCTTTCAGGAGTATTAAATAAAAATATAAATGTTCAAAATACATTACTTAATTCAATTGTAAGTGAAGGAGATAGATTAGAAAAATCTTATGATTATAATGCAAGTACATATCAAAATCAAGTTAATACAAATAATATAGTTGCAAGAGAAAAGGATGTTGTTCAAAAAAGATATGAATCAACCGAAGATCAACTTCGTGCAAATCATAAACAACATGAAATATATCGTTATCAGTACTATAAACACCGGGCACAAATGAAAATACTATATTACTTTATTCTTTTAATGGTTTTAACCATTATTGTTATATATTTTAACCGTAACTTTAATGTGATTATAAATAATGCATTATTTGTAATTATACTTGGATTTATGTATTCTTTTTATCTTATTTTTCTTCTTCGACAACTATACGACATTCATTTAAGAAGTAAATTTGTCTTTGATGAATATGAACATACAAATAAACCAAATATTTCTACAAGTAATAGTAGTAATACACTAGTAGATTCAAGTACAGACGACGACGATGAAGAATGTGACAGTCAATGGGCCAAAGTAAACTAACATGTTTCAAAATTCATTAAATTATAAATAAAATCTACATATATATAAAGAATGGATTTTACCAATAACTATTTAAATTATAGTAAAACTTCAAACACAAATGATGTAGTAACAAATTATAATTCTAGTTTTGAACAAACATATGATGATAGTAGTTTTAATGAACTCTATGACAATATGAATGATATGAATACAAAAGTAAGAGATTTTGTTTCTCATAGAAGCAATACTAACCCAATTGGTGATAGTGGCTTTGATGGTGCTATGATGGATAGTTATAAAGCAAACATGCTATATTTAAATGAGAAAAATATGAATGAAATTCAATATATGAAACAAACCTCAAATCGTATCAAAAATTTAAAAAATGCGTCGAATAATAATAAACTAATAAATCAAATTATAAATGGCAATCCAAATACACAATATAAAATTCATTCCAAAGGAGAAATGGAAATTTTAGATGATGAAATTCAACAAATTCGTGAAAAGAATGAAACAAACAATAGACATGTAAAAATTAATGAGTATTATAAAAAAAAAAGAGAGCATCAAATACGATATTTTAAAATATGTAGTATTATTTTAGGACTTTTGTTTTTTTTTGGATTAAGTTATAAAGCGGGAGCAATACACGAAGCTTTGTTCATGGGTATAATGGGATTAGGAATAACTATATTAATTGCGTATACAATATATACTTGTATAGATATGTATTTTAGAGATAAAATAATATATGATGAATATGCTTTTTTTGGTTCATCCTTTTTTGGAAGGAAAGTCCCAGGAACAATGGATAATACAATTCCACTACGTTCACAAGATGATTTAGTATCTGAAAAATGCTATATATCTAATTTTACAACAAATGAAGATTCTTAAAAAATATATATCAATACTATAAGTATATGAGTGAAAATTTATTAAGTAAATTATATCAATCAACCACTATTTCTGATTTACAAGAAATTTGTCCATCTATTTACACTTCAAATGTTTTAGGTACCCCAGATATTGATATTAGTTATAGTATTGATTTTAATGGTGATTCAATATTGGAATATCAACAACAATATTTTAATAAAGTAGAAGAAGGAAACAATTACATTAAAGAATTACAAGAAATTGAAAAATTATATTTTACAAAAAAATATGGAGAAAATATTTATAAATACATCATTGATGAAAGAAATAAATATATACAAGATGAAGTTTCATGTACATCATCGAGTTCATCAAATATATTAAAAGATATAGGTTATGAATATAATATATATAATACTTTTAAGAATGGTGTATTAGATAAACAAATAAATTTATTAAATGATAACAATGATATGATTACAAAAAATGTAAATAAAATGCAAAATGAAAATGAGTTGAATTCTAGAAAAATAGAATATCGTAAGTCAATGTCTAATAATGTTTTAAATTTAAACAGAATAATAACAACATTGTATTATTTTATTTTATTATGTATTTTTATTTATTTATTTATTGATGATAAACTTATGATTCATAAGCGAAAGTTTTTATACATTATACTTATTTTGTTTCCAATTTTATACAAATACGTTTATAAATTTATTCTATTTTTATATGCAAAAATAACAAATAACTTTGATGTACATGGGCCTAAAAATGCATTTTTAGATGAAACTCCTCCTTTAAGATTCTTAGATGATACCATATCTTCAAGTTAATGCGTGCTCTTCTTCTGGATTTTCAAACAATTGTTTATGTGAAAAGTTAACCCAGCCTTTGGGAGGCATAGGTCCATATTTTTGAATGAAATATTCTTTTACTTCTTTTGTTTTCGGAGGCGCCTCTCCTGTATGATTATCATCCCACCATTTTCGAAAACGTGTTGTCACATCACGTTCTCGAATTGTATAACCTCCTCGACTCGGCTCGGAAACAAAACAATCATCATGAAATTCTAATATTTTGTCTTGTCCCTTTCGGTATTCTTTGGTTGCCGCCAAAACTCGCGGTACATCGTTAACTTTACCTTGTGTTCGATACGCAATATCTACCAACATCGACAAGAACACTGGACCCCATTCTTTGAATTTTTCATCAATCTTTGTATCCACTTTGAATTGATGTGGATAATTTTTTTTTGGAAAATTTATGTCATTGTATGGTTTGTCAGTAAATTTTGATACAAAATCTACTTTTCGCAACCTTCTCCATGTACCATCATCATTACTAAGAACCTCGGGCATACAATTTGTACACACAACCAATTTAAATTGTGGAATAAATGTAACACTGTCTTTAAACAAGGCACGACATTGAATCGGATCTCCGCCTGTAAGCTCTTTCATAACACCTTCATTTATTTTTTCATGTTTTGATGGTTCTTGCATCACGGCAAATCGTGTACCAATCAAATTATGTACTTCTGATGATGTACCTCCAATATTATTCCGTTTTTGTGTAATCAATGTAAGAGGTACCGTACTCTTATAATCACCCAATATCAATGACATTAATTCAACCAATTTTGATTTACCATTTGAACCTTTACCATTGTAAATATTAAACGTTTGATTTTCAATCGTACCTAAAAGGGTTGACGCCAAATGCTCCCACATATACTCTCGTAATTCAATACCATATTCTTGGTCATTTGGAAACAATTGTTCCATAAATGCATTTATTTCATTTATAATGTGGGATTTATGTTCTTGATAATAGGAAAGAGGTATATAATTTATACCAGTTGATTTTGAAATATAATCATCATGTTTTCCATTTCGGTGTATTTTCTCTTTAAAATCAATGACACAATTATTACAACCTAACAAATACACATTGTTATCTATTTTGGACATAAAATCTCTGTCATAAAATAGCTCTCTTGCTTCTCTCATAATATTTTGTTTTGTAGTTGTTTTTTTCAACGATTTACATGTAGCCAGCATTTCATTTACTTTTTTCTTAAAATCTCCAAAATCATCATCATTGTTTTTTACTTCTATGATTTGATTGGTAGATTGTCCAGACAAAGAAATATTATGTTGTTTTGCTTGATTCGTCGTTTGAAATTGAAGTAGTTTCTTATAATATTCTTTAAACATTTCGGTTGAAATTCTAAGTCGCAATGTATTTCCAGAATCAATTGCTTTCCATTTGTTATTATCAAATTCGTACCAAACATTGTCTTTGATTGAAACACATACATAATACGATTTAAACATATGAAATAACGTATTTGCAATATCATAATCTGTCGGACTTTTAAAAGAATAATCAATATAATAGTCAATGGTATTTTTATAAATCTTTACATATTCTTCATAATTTGTGGTTTTCGACCAATAAATAATTGATCGATATGACAATCCATCTTTATTCAATATATCAAATTTATCCCATTGTTCTAATACATCATTATAATCAAAGTCAAACTCTGGCGATTGACACGAAAACATATACCATGTTAATCGCATGATATCATTTTTCATGTTTTTTAATGCCCAACCAACTTGTATCCATTTCGAATACGAACCAGCCCCCCAAAATTCTTCCGGAAGTGTCATCGTATAATGATGTACTTCTTTATATTTTTGATCTACATTTTGGTCTTCTAACATTCCTTGAACCAATTCTTCTATATCTTTACGTGTTTTAGTAATTTTTAGAGTATCATGAAGTGTTGTGGACTGACATATACCTTTTTTTTGAACAATTGGCTTTTGCTTTCGTCCAAATTCCTTTTTTTTCTTTTCATATTTTTCTTGATAATCATGATTTATCACACATTGATGCGTATTTTCTGTATTTCTCACACATAATGCGGTAAAATCAAATGGAATACTAGCAGGATCTATATATGTTATTTCAAGATTTTCGTTATCTATTGTAGATGAATATACATATTTTAATTGATACGATACTCCTCCTGGTTTTTTCGAACCATATAATTGCCAATTTACGGAACCTTTCATAACTCCTTCATCTACCACGTCATTCCACGTATTTTTGATTGGCAAATCATCCCAAATATCAGGCAAATCATCAATCATCATTTCGCGTATTAACAGTTTCATTGGGAAATCACACACAATATTTGCAATTATATGTATGCCGTCTTTTGTTTTCCCATCGCATACGTTGACGTCGGGTTTTTCAAACACATAAAACATGACCTTTTTATCGGTAAGATTCATGAATAATTTATGTATAATCTGAACAAGCGTTTCAATAAAATCATCTACATGATCTTTACTATGTTGTCGCTTTGTAACACTGGGTTCGTAGCGAAAATCCAAATCAATTGCCAATTTACCCAATTCTAATTGTTTTTCTGTAATATAGGCTTCGTCTTTTTTTTCAAAAACCGCCTTTTTGTAGATGTCGTAAAATTTTTTTTCATTTTCCTTTGTAATCAAATATTTATTTCCAAAAATATTTAATTCTGGATTACCTATTTTGGTGTGAGTTGTGAGAGTTTTATCATTTGTTACAAACTTTTTTAGAGATTGATCTAAACTCATTTATATATGGTTGAGATATGTTTTTATGTTTCGACTAAAATCAATTTTTTCATAGATTTAAACACATAACTTCAACTTGACTACAACATGAATCCAAGTTTGAAACGCATTATTTTGGATATTTCGGATTTACAAAAAGATCCAATTGAAGGTGCACATTATTATCCGTGTGAAGAGAATATTATGAAAGGCGAAGCATTAGTATTTGGACCCAAAAATACTCCATACGAAAATGGAAATTATATATTTACATTTGAGTTTTCCCAAGAATATCCTTATAAACCACCCGTTGTATTATTTCATTCGAATGATGGTATAACAAGATTTAATCCAAATTTTTATAAAAATGGAAAAGTTTGTCTTTCTTTATTAAACACTTGGAAGGGAGAAGCGTGGAGCGCATGTCAAAGTATTCGTTCTGTATTGATAACATTACAAATGACTATGAACGAAAATCCATTGTTGAATGAACCGGGTGTAGAATTAGAAAAACATTATAGTTGTATTCGTAAGTATAATCAAATTGTTGATTATAAAAATATTGAAATCAATATATTACGTTATATATACGATACATCAACCATTCCTAGTACAAATAAACAATTACATAATGATTTAATTGAGCATTTTCATAAAAATAAATTAGACATTTTATCCAATTTACAACAAAAACTAAAATCGCCACAAAATGAACAGGTTGTATCTTTAAACATTTATTCACAAATGTCGGTTTTATTAGATTATGAAAGTTTGATCAATAAAATAGAGAAAAATTGAATTTAAATATATAATATAAATACAAACAAACTTCTATGAAATTTTGTGAAAAATGTGATAACATGTATTACATGAAAGTAGACGAAAAAAACATTTTGAAATATATTTGTAAACATTGTGGACATGAAAATCTAGACGAAATTCAAACAAATAATATGAAAGTATATAAACATTCAAATGTAAATAAACAAAAAAGTATAGAAATCAACGAATATACCAAATTTGATCCCACTTTACCACATATGACAAATATTAAATGTCCAAATCCGGAATGTAAATGTAATAAAAATGAAGATCTAGAACAAGATGTAGTATATTTAAGATATGATGATGAAGAAATGAAATATATATATTTATGTTGTCATTGTGATTTTCAATGGAAACCATAAATGATAGACGAATAAAATTGAATTAAAAATATATCTATTTTTAATATATATCAAATATGTCCGATAATGAAGAAGAGGATACTTATGAAAACGAAGAAGAAGTTCCAGTTGTCGATGTCGACGAAGAAGTAGTTATTGACGATGCTGATGAAGAAGCAGTTATTGATGACGATGATGATGTCGTTGAAAATGATGACGACGATGATGATGATAATGACGACGATGATGAAATAGGTGGTGATATTGAAAATGTACAAGATATATTAGGAGATGATGATGACGATGATGATGAAATTGAAGATGGAGATTTTAATATAGATGAAGATGATGACGATGAAGAAGAGTTTATTGATCCAAGAATAGACGATGAATTCAAAACTCGGTTTATTCAACAAAGTCATCCCGAAGAAATACACGAATCATTTGATAAAATAAATGCCATGACAAAAATTACACGTTCATCCACAACACAATTAATTCAAGATGAAAACCATACAACATATCCATTTTTGACAAAATACGAGAAAACCCGTATTCTTGGATTGCGTATTTCGCAGTTGAATGAAGGAGCAAGACCACTTGTTTCTCTGAATCATGCTATTTTAGACAATCATATTATAGCCGAACAAGAATTAAAAGAAAAAAAGTTGCCGTTTATTATCATGCGCCCATTGCCCAATGGAAAAAAAGAATATTGGAAACTACAAGATTTGGAAATTATTGAACGATAAATTTTATAATAACCATTTTCATAGTTATTATAATAGTTGAATCATATTTTTTAATTTAGGTTGAATATTTCAATTCTTTTTGTCTTTTGAAATGTGAAGAACTTTCTGTTTCTACTGTAAATAATTTATATTATATTTTATTTATAGTATACAATGAAAAAAAATGATTCACAAGAATGGAAAACGGTTTCTTCTAGTGAATTTTCAATACCAAATACCACATATAGCTATAAAGAATGGGAAACATACAAAAATAGAAATAAATCATTTATTAAAAGAGAACATAACAACGAAGAATTAAAAAATGAATGGAGAATAATTATGACTTCAAAATACCCTTCTGATTGTAATTATATAATAAATGAACCCGAAAACAATTTGGAATTTTAATATAATCTCTCTAACTTTCTTTTACAAACCTAAAATTATTCCTTATATTTGAATGTAAAACCTGCCGAGCTTTTTCGGGTTCCTCTTAGAACTTCACCAATTTTAATGTGAATTTTTATTTCATAATTCGTTTGTAAATATTCCCTCGCCTCAAATTGATAATTAAATGATTTTATATATGTTCCATTTTTTTCAAAAACATCAAATGGTTTTGGCGGTCCTCTTATTTTTCCTTCAAATGTTTGACCTCTTTCTTTCATTCTTTTTGAGTGTGCCTCTTTTACATCAGGTCTATTCATAAATTCTTTCATTCTTTTTGAGTTAGCCTCTTTTACATCAGGTCTATTCATAAATTCTTTCATAAATTCACTATGCTCTTTTGCTGCTTCTGGATTATTTTTATAAAATTCTTTTCTTCTTTTTGAGTTAGCCTCTTTTACATCAGGTCTATTCATAAATTCTTTCATAAATTCACTATGTTCTTTTGATATTTCTGGATTATTTTTATGTATTTCTTTCATTCGTTCACTATGCTCTTTTGCTGCTTCTGGGTTATTTTTATAAAATTCTTTTCTTCTTTTTGAGTTAGCCTCTTTTACATCAGGTCTATTCATAAATTCTTTCATTTGTATTGAAACTAATTGTCTTGCTTCTGGGTTATTTTTATAAAATTCTTTTCTTCTTATTGATTGATTTAATCTATTTTCTAGATTTGAAAAATATTCTGTCATTCGTATTGACATTTTTTTTTTTGCTTCTGGATGATTTATATAATAAGATTTTAATTGTTTAATCAATCGTAATCTATTTTCTTGATTTTCAAAATATTTTTTTACCTCTATTGATTTAGCAATACGAATTGAAGTATCGCTATAATATACCGTTGATTTTTCTGACATTATTCTTTTAGTTTCTTCTGTGTGTCTATACCCAATAACGCCTTCGCCTCCATCAGTCATATTATATCCATATCCACGTTTATAGTGAGAGTTATGTATTTCAATATGTGCTATTTCTTTTTCACACAATTCTTTTTCTGTTTCAGCAGTATCAATTACTATCATTTGAAAAGTATCTACCATATTGTATTTTCTTAGTGACTTATATAAGCATTTCGTATCACCTGCTTTCGCATTATAATTATGTTCATCCCAACGTTCTTTTATTGTTCTAGTTGTCAAACCAATATAACATTTCCCATTTGGAAATGATATCTTGTAAATATAACCATACGCCATGTGATATTATACATAAATAATGTGATATATTTAAATTCAATTTTTAAATATATATGTGTGTATCTTTACACGTAAATAGGTCATAAATTAATTTTAATTTTTTAATAAAATCTCTCTGGCTTTCTTTTACAATATAAAAAAATATTTGGTATAATTACTATTATATATAAAGAAACAAAAAAATTGAAATGACTTCATGATGATGACAATACACATCACACATCACAATGGATCTTTTAGCCTACTATGAGCGCCACAACATTACGGATTTCCCAAAACGCGCCAATGGAACCCCAGATATGCGAAAAGCATTTAATAAACGTCACAACGCGTCGTTGCGCCTTTGTCACATCATATCCCCACCCACCGAAGTACAA